AGAAAAGAAGTAGGCTGTTTTATCTATGGATTACCAGATTGTTATAAAATATATAAGACAATGTATAAGAGTAAAATCAAACATAATACTTGGAGTATTATGAAAATTGAAATTTATAAGGATAATGAGCCTTATATAGAATTTTATAGAAATTATCCAAGCATTTCTATAGCTTTTGCAGAACAAAATAGTAAAGAATTTATTATTACATCAGAAGATTATCAATGTATTACTATTATCAATTTAACCGATAAAGTAATTAAAACATATACAGATGTTGATGATATTCAGATGGGGTGTGGATTCTGCCCCGTTGATATTGACTGGGATGAATATACTTTGTATATTGAAGGTTGCATATGGGGATGCCCTTATGAAACTATGATATGTAGAGATATTGATTTACAGAATCCAATAGATGCATTCAATAATGCCGAGTGGGATACCGAGTATGATGATGACATATATACTGACCCAGATGATGAAGAGGATGAGGATTGACTTTTAATAAAAAATATGATATAATATAAATAAGAATAAAATGAGAGGAAATAATAGTCGAATGAGAAGTTATTTTAATTGTCATACACATACAATGTATTCAAATATTCGTTTGTTAGATTGTATCAATAGACCAAAAGCTCTCATTGATAAAGCCCGTGAAATGGGGTTAAGTGGTATTATGATTACTGACCATGAATGTCTTTCAGCGCATATGGAAGTAAATCAATATGCTAAAAAGCTTCAAGAAATTGACCCTGATTTCACGGTCGCTTTAGGTAATGAGATTTATTTAACTGACACTAGAGATAAGGGTCAGAAATATTATCACTTCATTCTTGGAGCGAAAGATGCTTATGGACATAAAGGACTTAGAGAATTGAGTTCTATTGCTTGGTATAATAGTTATGAGGACAGAAGAATGGAGCGTGTTCCGCTTCTGAAATCAGAACTTAGAGAAGTTATGTCCAGATATAAAGGTCATATTGTCGCAACCAGCGCTTGTATGGGCGGTGAGTTATCAACTTTAGCTTTAGCTTTAGAGTTAGCTAATGATGTTAATGATATGACCAATGCTAAAATCTACTATGACAGAATAGTGGAATTTTTGGCGTTCTGTAAAGATGTGTTCGGAGATGATTTTTATATTGAGTGCGCACCTTCGGAGAATCAGGACCAGATTATTGTAAATCATAAATTGTATAAAATAGCAAAAGCTATGGGTATGAAAATGGTTGTTGGTACTGATGCTCACTACTTAACTAAAGAAGATAGACCAGTTCATAAAGCGTACTTAAATTCTAAAGGTGGAGAACGTGAAGTAGATGCTTTCTATGAGTTCTCTCGTTTAATGGATACTGAAGAAGTTGCAAACTTACTTATTCCATGTTTCTTAGATTTAGATGAAAATCCAGGAGACATTGTGAATTGGATTATGGATAATACTGAAGAATTAAGAAGTAAATTTACTTTTTATTCTCTTGAAAGAAAGCAGATGATTCCTAAAGTTTCAGTGAAAGATTATCCTAAGTCAAGTGCATGGGAATATGATATGTTTCCAGTTATCAGTTCCTTACTTACAAGTGATGAAATCCAAGAGAGATATTGGATTAACGAGTGTCTTATTGAGTTAGGTAATAAAGGATTAGATGATAATATTGAATATGTAAAGCGTCTTGAGATTGAAGCTGATATTATTAAATATATTGGTGAACAATTAAATGACTGCTTATTTGCATATTTTAATACATTTAAGCATTATATTGATTTATTCTGGGAGTGCGGCAGTATCGTAGGACCGGGTCGTGGTTCTGCAACAGGTTTCTTATCAAACTATCTACTTGGTATTACTCAGCTTGACCCTATTCGTTGGAATCTTCCTTATTGGCGTTTCTTGAATAAAGAACGTGCGGAATTGCCTGATATTGATATCGACTTGGCGCCATCAAAGCGTCCGGGAATTTTCAAGGCAATTAGAAAGGAAAGAGGGGAACTTGGACTCGTACAGGTTGCGACATTTGGAACGGAAGGAACGAAGTCCGCAGTTCTTACAGCTTGTAGAGGTTATAGAAGTGAAGAGTATCCAGAAGGAATTGATGTTGATGAAGCTCAATATATGTCATCTTTAATTCCTCAAGAGCGTGGATTTTTATGGCCGATTGCTGATGTTATTCATGGCAATGATGAAAAGAATAGAAAACCAGTTAATGCTTTCATTAGAGAAGTAAATCAATATCCAGGTTTATTAGATATTATTGAATCTATTGAAGGCTTGGTTAATAAGCGTTCTTCTCATGCTTCTGGTGTAATTTTATATGGAGATGACCCATATGAAACTGCGGCATTTATGAGGACTCCAAGTGGTGATTTAATCACTTGTTATGATTTGCATAAAGCAGAAGCGGCTGGAGATACAAAGTACGACTTCCTTGTAACTGAAGTTTCAGACAAAATTATTAAATGTTTTGAACTATTAACAAAAGATAAAGTAATTGAAAATGATAGTTTAAGACAACTTTACAATAAATATTTACATCCGGAAATAATTGACACAACTAATCAAAAGATTTGGGACCACCTTGCCGCAGGAGATATTCTTGATGTATTCCAGTTTTCTACTGGAGTAGGTCTTGCGATTGCAAAGAGACTTAAACCTCAAGACCCTATGGAAATGACGGCTGCGAACGCTATGATGAGACTTATGTCAGAGAAAGGCGTAGAGTCACAACAAGATAGATATGTTCGTATTCAATCTCAAGGTATCCAAGCCTTTGATGCTGAAATGAGAAGATTACATCTATCAGAAGAATTTATTAAGAAGATGCATAAGCATTGTGATAAGTATTATGGATGTTGCCCCATCCAGGAGCAAATGATGGAAATGCTTATGGATATTGCGGGATTCACATTAGGCGAAGCTAATAATGCTCGTAAAATTGTTGCTAAAAAGCAAATGTCCAAGATTCCTGAACTGCGCGAGCAGGTATGGGGATGCTTTGATGACCAGGCTACTGCGAAGTATTTCTGGGACAATGCGATTGCGCCACAGTTAGGTTATGCGTTCAGTATGAACCATTCACTTCCATATTCATTTGTTGGTATTCAAACTATTTGCTTAGCAATCAATTTTAATCCTATTTATTGGGATACAGCTTGCTTGATTGTAAATAGTGGAGCAACTGATGAAGAAGCTGGTGGCTCAACTGATTATGGTAAAATCGCAAAAGCCATTGGAGATATTATGTCTGCTGGTATTAAAGTTAGTTTGGCTAATATCAATAAATCTGACTTTGGATTTGCGCCTGATGTTGAAAATAATAGAATTCTTTTTGGTTTGAAGGGTATGTTAAATGTTGGTGATGATATTGTCGCAAATACCATTGCAAACAGACCATATGTTTCTCCAAGAGATTTCTTAAATAAAGTAAGACCTGGAAAGCAAGCTATGATATCATTAATTAAGGGTGGAGCCTTTGATGAAATGATGGATAGAAAACTCTGTATGGGTTGGTATATCTGGGAAACTTGCGATAAGAAAAAGAGAATTACTTTACAGAATATGAGTGGACTTATTAGATATGGAGTAATTCCTACTGATGATGAAAAACTCGTAACTGCAAAAAGAATCTTTGAGTTCAATAGATATTTAAAAGCAGTTTGCAAATCTCTTGACCCTAAGACTTATTACCTTGATGAAAGAGGACTTAACTTCATTATGGAGTTAGGATATGAAAATCTTTTAACTGTTGTAATGGATAACTATATGTTAGATGTTGCAGAATGGGAGAAGAAAGTATATCAGCCTTGGATGGATGTTGTTCGTAATTGGATTGCTTCTGACAAAGAAGGAATTTTAAATAAATTAAATACTTGCATCTTTAAAGAAGATTGGGATAAATACGCTCAAGGAACATTATCAGCTTGGGAAATGGAAGTATTATGTTTCTACTATCATGACCATGAATTAAAGAATGTGAATATGGCTAAATATGGTTTATCTGATTTCCATAGTCTTCCAGAAGAGCCGGTAGTAGAAAGAACTTTCACATCTCGCGCAGGTACTGAAGTTAAGATTTTCAAAATCTTTAAGATTTGTGGAACTTGCATTGCAAAGAATAAAACCAAAGGAACTGTAACATTATTAACTAATACAGGAGTTGTAGAAGTTAAATTCAGAAAAGAATATTTCTCATTATTCGATAAACAAATTTCTGAGAAAGGTGCCGATGGTGTAAAGCACGTAGTTCAAAAATCATGGTTTAATCGTGGAAATATGATTGTAGTCCAAGGAATTAGGTCTGGAGATGACTTTATTGCTAAAAAATATCAAAGCACAGGTGGTCATCAACTATATCGTATCGAAGAAATTAAAGAAGATGGTTCTTTAATATTAGCGGACAGTAGGCCTTCTGGAAATCCTGAGGACGAAATTGATTAAATATATAAATAAAAATCCTATATATAATAACCGAGAAAAATCTTGGTTATTATATAAGGAGGTATTTATTTGTGTATACAGTATATATTCATAGGAATAAAAAAAATCAAAAAGTGTATGTAGGATTAACTAAACAGACTCCTCAATCAAGGTGGAGAAGAAATGGTGAAGGCTATAAAAATCAACCTAAATTTTGGAATGCTATTAAAAAATATGGTTGGGATAATTTTGAGCATATTATATTAAAAACGGGATTAACTGCAAAAGAGGCTGGTGAACTAGAACAAAATTTAATTAAAAGTTTTAATAGTATTCAAAATGGTTATAATGCCGATGAAGGCGGAATAATAACAAATCACTCTCAAGAAACCATAGATAAAATAAAAAAAGCTATGATTGGGAAGAATCATACACAAGAAACTAAAGATAAAATTAGTAATTCTAAAAATAATGATAAAAAAATTGTAATTTGTATTGAAACTGGTATAGAATATGAAAGTGCAGCGTATGCTATGAAACAAACTGGGATTGATAGAAGTTCTATAAGTAAAGTTTGTTATGGTACTATGAATACTGCTGGTGGATATCATTGGTGTTTTAAAGGTCAAGAACCAATTTACACTAAAGATAAACGATTTAAATCAGTTATTTGTTTAAGCACTGGAAAAATATATCCTTCTATATCTGAAGCTGCTAGAGATACAAATTCTGACCCAAGCAATATAAAAAAAGTTTGTGATGGTAAATATAAAACTACAAATAAATTAAAATGGAAATATTATCAAGGTGAAGAAGAATAGGAGGAGTAATGCGGCCAACCGGTCGCATTCTTCCTCTATGCGGAGGTATTAATGTATAAAATAATCGCACTTGTAGGAGAGGCTGGCAGTGGCAAAGATACTATTATGAAACACGTATTAGAAGCTTGTCCTGGACTACATGAAATTGTTAGCTGCACCACTCGTCCCATGAGAGAAGGGGAAGAAGAAGGTGTAAACTATTTTTATCTTACTAAAGAGGATTTTGCAGAAAAAGTCCTTAATGGAGAGATGTTTGAAGCAACATGTTTTAATGGCTGGTTTTATGGAACAGCTAAACAATCTTTGAGAGAAGACGTGGTAAATATTGGAGTATTTAACCCAGAAGGAATTGAAGCTTTATTGTTAAGTAATGAAGTTGAAGTTACAGTTTATTATGTGCGCGCGTCCGATAAGAATCGTCTATTAAGGCAGCTTAGTAGAGAAAGAGACCCGGATGTAGACGAAATTATTAGACGATTTAAAGCTGATAGAGAAGATTTCTTTGAATTGGAATTTCCATATATAGAACTTCCAAATGACACAATTCTTGGATTGGAAAATGCTGTTAAGACGATTGTGAGCCAGCTCTAAACCTCTGGTGACTTAGGACAATTTTGGACATTCTATTTCATATAGTTTTCATATATGTTGTAGAGATTGTTTTCACTTTAAGAATATATGGAGGTTTGATATGAAAGTAATAAAGAGAAATGGGACTCCAGTTCCATTTGATAAAACAAAAATTGTTGACGCTATCAACAGAGCATTTTTAGAAGTTGATGGAATTTTATATGAGACAGAAACAGCAGAAGATATTGCAGAAGATATTGAAGAATTAGTTAATAAAACAAATAGTGATATTACAGTGGAAGCTATCCAAGACTGCGTAGAAGATTTTCTTATGCGCTCAGAGCGCCGTGACGTGGCTCGCGCATATATCCGTTATAGATATAAGAAAGAAATCGCAAGACATTACTCAGACGATTTCATTGACGCAATCTCAGAGAAATTGCGCGCCACCAATGTGCAGAACCAGAACGCCAACGTAGACGAGCATTCATTCGGCGGCCGCATGGGAGAAGCTACTGATTTATTGACAAAACAATATGCTTTAGATTTCTGTGTATCTCCAATGGCTCGTGCGAATCATTTAAACAATGAGATTTATATTCACGATTTAGGTTCATATGCTGTTGGCATGCATAACTGTTTATCTATTCCTTTTGATGATTTATTAGCTAAAGGATTTAATACAAGACAAACTGATGTGCGCCCGGCTAATTCAGTAAATACCGCTTTACAGCTTGTAGCAGTTGTTTTCCAGCTACAATCTCTACAGCAATTCGGAGGAGTATCTGCTACTCATTTAGATTGGACATTAGTTCCATATGTGCGTAAGAGTTTTACAAAGCATTTAAAAGATGGTATGAAATACTTTGAAAATAAATCTGAGTATAAATTAAAAAGATTTTATAAATGGTTAGAAAAAGATTGCCATAAAGATGGTACTGTTCATTTTGATGATACTGAAATCCAAAATTTACATCCTCAAGCTTGGGATTATGCCATGGACATGACTTTAAGAGAAACTAAGCAGGCAGTAGAAGGCATGTACCATAACTTGAATACATTACAATCAAGAAGCGGTAATCAATTACCTTTCACCTCTATTAACTATGGAACCTGTACTTTACCAGAAGGTAGAGTTGTTATTGAAGCTTTGTTGGAAGGCTCTAAAGCTGGTGTAGGTAAATTCCATAAAACTTCTATTTTCCCTTGTGGAATTTTCCAAGTTATGAAAGGTGTTAATAAAGAACCTGGTACACCTAACTATGATTTATTTAAGAAGGCATTAGAATCAACTGCGCAAAGATTATATCCTAATTATGCGAATGTTGATTGGAGCGGGAACGCAGGATATGATAAGAACGACCCTTGCACATATTTCTCAACAATGGGATGTAGAACCGCTAATGGTTGGGATATTAATGGTTTCGGTCAAAGAAAAGACGGACGTGGAAATATTTGTCCTGTAACAATTATTATGCCTACACTTGCTATGAAAGCAAAGAAAGAAAGTGAACGCACTGGCGCAGATATTGTTGAAACATTTATGGGTATCTTAGATAGCAAGATTTTTGAAGCAAGAGATATGTTAATTGAAAGATTTGAATATATCTGTAAACAATCTCCTAACGCAGCTAAATTCATGTATGAAAATAATGTAATGGCTGGCTATATCCCAGAAGAAGGAATTAGAAGTGCGCTTAAGCATGGTACTCTTGCTCTTGGTCAGTTAGGACTTGCGGAAACTCTTCAAATCTTAATTGGTTGCGACCATACTGAATCAAAAGGTATGGAGTTAGCTAAGAGAATTGAACAGTTATTCAAAGACCGTTGTAATCAATTTAAGGAAGAGTATAAATTAAATTTTGGTGTTTATTATACACCTGCTGAAAATTTATGCTATACTGCTATGCAGAAATTCCAAAAGAGATATGGATATATTCCAAATGTTTCAGATAAAGATTTCTTTACTAACAGTATCCACGTTCCAGTATGGAAAGAAATGTCTCCTTTTGAGAAGATTGATATTGAGTCTCAGTTAACTGGATATTCTTCTGCGGGATGTATTACTTATATTGAGTTAGATTCCGGTATTAAGAATAATCTTGATGCATTGGAAGTTTTAGTTAATTATGCTATGGATAAGGACATTCCTTATTTTGCAGTTAATGTTCCAAATGATATGTGTGAAGATTGTGGCTATACCGATGAAATCAATGATGTATGTCCTCAATGCGGCAGTCGCCATATCCGAAGATTACGCCGAGTTACTGGTTACTTAACCGGAGATTATAAAACTGCTTTCAATAAAGGAAAACAGCAAGAAACTGAAATGAGAGTGAAACATCGCTAAGGTGATTAAAAATTTGCTCTGTAGACTTTACTACAGAGCAAATTGAACATAAAAAAGTAGAAGAGGGAGTTCAATGAAATACAGTGGATTAATACTTAACGATATGTCGGCGGCTCCTGGAGTCTGCGTGACGTTTTTTACACAAGGTTGCCCACACAGATGTAAAGGTTGCCACAATCCTGAGACTTGGAATTTTGATGGTGGTAAAGAATTTACGCCTGATGTTTTAGATGAAATATGCAATGGATTAACCGCTCAAGGAGTTAAAAGAAACTTCTGTTTAATGGGAGGAGAACCTCTTTGTTCAGAAAATTCTTTTCTTTCTTATTTAGTTGTTAAGACTGTAAGAGAGAAAGTACCAGAAGCAAAGATATATATATGGTCTGGATATACTTTTGAGCAGTTAATTGAAAGCGGAGATAAGCGTACAAAAGATACCTTAAAAGAAGCTGATTATCTAATTGATGGTCCGTTTATAGAAGAATTGCGCGATGTCACCTTGCCGATGCGAGGAAGTAGCAATCAAAGGATTATTGATTTGACAACTGAGTTAAAAAATGATATAATGTAAATAAAAGTGAGGTGTTAGTAGATGGCTAATTTTATTCAAGTGGCGAATAAAAACGTTTTAACCAATCTGCGAAATCACGAAATAGGCGAACTTGCTTATGTTACAGATGAAAAGAAAATGTATGTATATAATGGCGAATGGGAAATAATGGAATCTGATGATAGCTCATTATCAATTCCATTATATGAAATGAATAAAATGATATTAAGTGAATTACCGGCATTAAATGATGAAGAAATAGAAAAAGCAAAAGCTGTTATTCGTGAATATGTTTCAAATAATGCAGATGATTATTATATGTTATTATGCCATGAATTAAAGTATTTTACAGTATTTGCACAAGATGAATATTGTGATGTAGATGAAACTATTGAAAATGTTATTTTTGATTGCCTAAATTATGTTGGAACTGTTAAATCTGTTGAATTATCAAAAGATGGTGGAGCCATTGAAATTTGGGTAACAACACCAGAAGACGATACATATGTCATGTATTTGTTTGATTATGGAAGGGGAATCGTACCATGCAGAATTTAGTATTTTGTAAAATCAATTTATTCGATGCTCTTCAAACCGTTATGCTAGTTAATGAGAGCGGTGCTACAGAGCTCGCGCACGTTGATTTACAGAACTTAGGACATACGATTGCTTCTGTATGTAATGAAGAAAAAGTGTTCAATGTGCGTCTTAATGGTAGTAGAGAGTATACTGAAAGTATTGCTGATGATATTAGAGTAGCTAATACATTTATGTATCATTCAAATCACGAAATAAATATCGAGGTATCAGTAGAAGGAGAGTAAAATGAAATATTTAGTATCAACAACAGAAGTGTATAGAGTAGGAACTGTAGAAGAAGTAGAGGCTCTTCATGAGGAACTAAAAAATGATGCAAGATTTACTTTAGTTTCTTTTAGTTATAAATATAAATGCCAGAAGCAAAAAGGTGAAATCATTGATGAGTGGCAACAGGTAACTGTTAAGAAAGAGTTCAATGAAGAGAAAAACCCTTGCACAGAAGTAGAAATTAATTATGAGGTGAAATTCTAATGGCAAAGTTTGAAAAAGTATCAAGAATGGCTGATGTTGATTTTGAAATGCCAAGACGTAAAACTGCGCAAAGTGCTGGATATGATATGGTTGTAGCAGAAGATGTTACTATTTATCCTGCATTTGAGTTAATCCAAAAGATGGCAGATACTTATGACCATAAAGTATACAGTTTGGAAGAGATTGCGGCAATGACAAAATCAATTCAAGCAAAACCAACTTTGGTATCTACTGGAGTTAAATGTAAAATGGATGGAGACACTTATCTTGAACTTAGTGTTCGCAGTTCTTGTCCATTAAAGCATTGGTTAATGTTGGCTAACAGCGTTGGTATTATTGACGCAGATTATTATAATAACTCAGATAATGAGGGAGAAATTTTCTTCCAGTTCATTAATTTGAGTCCTTTCCCAATTCGATTAAAAAAAGGAGAAGCTATTGGTCAAGGTATTATCAAGCCTTATATTAAGACTGAAGATGATACTGCGAATGGTTTGCGCGAAGGTGGCTTTGGTTCTACCGATAGCGCAGCTCAACCGACCTTAGCTCCAGCAACCTAATGTCTAATTTATTAGCACTGGACCAAGCAAGTGTCACATCAGGATACGCCGTTTTTAAAGACGGCGTTCTTGTTGATTATGGCAAATTTACTTTTGATGATGACATTGGAGACCGTTTAGTTAAAATAAGAAATAAAGTTCTTGCTTTAATTAAATCACATGATATTAACGAAGTAGCTTTTGAAGATATTCAAATGCAATCCAATGTTATGAATAATGTCCAAACATTTAAAGTATTATCTGAGGTATTTGGAGTTATTCAAGAGTTAATTACAGAATTGGGAATAAAATATACAGTTGTACCATCTGCCACATGGAAGTCGACTCTAAATATCAAAGGACGCACTCGTCCGGAACAAAAGCGGAATGCGCAAGCTTATGTTTTAGAAACTTATAATGTTAAGGCTATACAAGATGTTTGTGATGCTATATGTATTGGTACTCACGTACTAAAAAGACCAGGTGTAGGAACCGTTTCGACTGATGGATATGATTGGTCTGATTAGTTAAAACTTACTCCTTCTATTTTTATATACTTAGAGAGGTATTATTGGGAATAGGAGGATTAAATATGGAATTTTTCTTAGAACACATTTTAGAAATCATATTTGGTCTAATCTCCGCTGGTGCTTTAGCCTTTTGTAAACATTTAGCTAACCAACTGAAGGATTATAAAAAGCTTTTAGCAGCTCAAGATGTGAGTGAATCAAAAGCGCTGATTCAAAATGAAATAGTTCCATTGTCTAAAAAAATTGATGAATTTAAAGTGATACTTCAAGAACATGAAGAAATTTCTTTACATCGTATAGAAATGATTGTTGAAATGTATCGCTTTGATTTAATTCAATCTTGTAAACATTATTTACGACAAGGCTATATGACACAAGACCAATATGACCAACTTACCGAATTATATAAAGTCTACCATGGCTTAGGTGGAAATGGTCAGGCTCAGGAATACTTTGAGAAAACAGCAGACCTTCCAATTCATAATAATGAGGAAGAATCGGAAAAATGAAAAAGGGCGTAACCTATATTATTTATAATAGGTTACGCCCTTTTTCTTATTTATCAACTTGAATTTTATTTACATTTACACTTGCTTCAATTTGAGAAGTAATGTAAGCATTCAAATCTCCAAAAGCTTCAGATAAATATTCTTTTGCATCATCACTTAAGATTCCAAGTACAGCTTCTAATGTAGTATTAAAAGCAATCTTTTGCGCTTCTGCATCAAATTTACCCTGTTTCTTTAAAGACTCTACATATGTCTGATTAGTTGCTAACACACAAGCAGAAATTGTATCTGCTAACATTGTTGTGTATTTGTCAATCAAAGCGTTATCAGACTCTTCTACAATTTTTGCACTTTTAACTTGAATGTATTTAACTAGATAAGTAGTTAAAACAGCAAGCAAAGGAATAATACATACCTCAAAAATTTGAGATAACATTTCTAACCAATCCATGAATAATTAAGCCTCCTCTTTTTTAATAATCATAGTAGCAGAAACTCCATACTCAATTCCACTAAATTCACCTTCTGATTCAGCTATATCATGTAGATTGATTAAACAAGAATTAAACTGAGTAAAATTAGTGCTTTCATATACGATACTTCCTTCCTCATTTTTTACAGTAATTTTTTGAATAGAATCTGGAATACAAAAATCACTAAGTTCTAAAAGAGTATCATTTTTTACTTGCGCACTATCAGCATCATATAAAGATAAATTTAAGTTTCGAGTTTTATTACCACGAGAATCTACTGCTATATTTTCTGTTAATTTGCCAATAGGATAGGTTTTTGAACTATCCTCGTTAATTATCAAATAATATTTTAGCATCTTAGTCCCTCCTATTTTAGTTATATTATATCAAAAAATTTGGATAAAGTCAAGTTTTTACTTGACTTTAATCCAAATTCGTCCGTTTACTTTAACCGGGTCTCTATCAGAGCCTTCTCCTCCACCCCACTCTTCATAAGTAGGAACGCAAGATACAGTACCAACGATTCTATCAGGATAATTAATAATTTCTTCACGAGTCATAATATCGACCGTTCCGCCCGGAGCGGCGCAAACACAATCACCAGGTTTATAATTATTTCTATCTTGATAAGTATATACAAGAACACGACCTGCTACTGCTATTGGAGTTTTAGCCTTTTCAGTCTCGCCTTGAGAGAATCCCCATGTATCTGAAGAAACACCGGCGAAATGTTGAAGTCTTTCAGTTGTTTTGGTTAAACTATCTTTTCCAGTTTCAGTTAATACATATCCATATTCGGTTGTATCAGCTTCTCGACACTCTGCGTAGTCATTCCATACTGCGCCAGTTACTGAATTACCTTCAATCCAAATTCTCTTCCATGCATCTGCAGTTCCTGAGCGTACTGCACGATACCATAATTGGAAATGGTTTGGGTTACAGAAAATTTCTTGCCAGTAAGTAGTTCCCCATGACATTCTTAATACTTGGACATTTGCTACAGAACCATTTTCATCACCATTACCAGCTGGGAAACTCCATAAGTTTCTGTTATTAGAACTACCTGCATAAGCATTACCAGCTGCCGTTCCCAAAGGAATTTGACCTGAAAAGTAGGTTAAAGTCTGATTATAAGCTGGAGCGCTTTGATTTGCTTTTACTTCAGTTGCCGGACCATTGAATTTAGCGGCTATAACGGTACCATTCGTCATGTCAACTTTAAAACGTTCATTAGCACCATCATGTAATCTAAAATAATTATCATAACTATCTATACAAATTGTTTTATAAGAAGATGTCGCAGGATTTAATTTTATCTCTCCGCCTTCATGAGCAGTGTTTTGTGCAGTTACCGTTAAATATGTTGTAGTTAAAGCACCAGTCATGGTGTCTCCAGACTTTTTAACATAACGACCATCAAGAGTATTCATATATGTTGCAGTATTTAACAAAGTACCACTTGAAGCTGGCAAATAATTAGTATAATTAGCATCAGAGGTTGTAGCTATTAATGCATTATACCCTTCTCCTGCGCTATATAAATAAATTTCTCCTCTTTGGTTTCCTGTAGTTTCGTTAACTTTATAAGCATTACCAAGAGTCATTCTCATAAAACCTATATTGGCGGCTTGATAATAATAGTAACATCTTAATCTTGCTCCATCAGAGCTGTAAATTTGTCCATCGGTACTATTTATAAGAGGTAAATACCAGTTAACATCTTGATTTGCTGTTCTTGTAGTAGAATATACAAGTCTACCAAGATGAACTCCCATATAACCAGAAGCATTGGGAATCGTTACGGTTCTATTAGAAGTAGCAACTGCGGACTGAATATTAGTATATGCTGTTCTAGTACCATAAATCCATAAATTTCCTCTGGCATTATGAGCACCGCTTGTAGAAGCTACATCTTTATTATTACCAATTCTTAATACCATAACACCAGCAGTACCATTTGTAGTTGTAACAGTGCCATCTGAGGCAGTAGATTGAGTTGCGGCTGTACCTATTTTAGATACATACATACCTAAAGTTTCAACAGAAGATTCTCTAAACCATAATCCAACATTAATTGCAGCAACATCTATATAAGTATTACCATTAAATGAAGATGTTCCCTTTACATATAGCTTATGTCCAAAGTCTACCCCACCAATGCTTACATTATTCAGATGTGCTTGCGCGCTACTGTTAACATAGTAAGTTGTTCCATTGGCAAAATATGTAATACCATTATGAGTAACATTGCCATCAAATTTAGTGGTACCATTTACATATAATCTATATGAAGTGTTTCTACTAGTTTGTCCAAGAGCTAAATATGGTAGTGAAGCAGCTCCTGTTGTATGGTCCATGATTAAACCATACACCGAATAAGTAGTTTGTTTTGCACTATTATAATTACATCTAATAGAGAATACTCCACCCTCATTAGCTAATTGCCAAGAAGCATTTCCACCTCTCCATAACTCAATACCGACATTACCACTACCACCATTTAATTCAGAACTTACGATTAATTGTCCAGTTACATTCGATGAACTAGATGCGTTACCTTCAATTCTTAATCTACCAGTATTAGAACTTAATGACATTCTTGCTGTTGGCTTAGTTGTTGCTGCAACACTAGCATTAGAAGTAGCCTCCCAAATCCATCCATATCCTGCGGCATTCTCAATTAAACTTCTTCTTGCCCATGAAGTAACTTCTGTCGTCGTAGATGGCTTTCCATTAGTAGGACATAATCCATCTTGTGGGTCAGACATATAATCTACCCATGTATAATAATTAGGATGATACCAATAGATACGACCATTAGTATTCCCACCAGCTCTGTTGAGCATCAATCTATTTCCACTAATATATCCAAGACCACTAATAGAAGCAACGTTAGTTGAACCTCTTTTGAAAATCCAACCTCTATTACCTGTATCACTCATAGTGAAATAAGTAGCCCAGTCGCTAGTTACATATGAATGAGTTCCCGCACTTGAAGTCTGTCTAAAATAAATAGCATAGCTTGAAGATGCATTATATAAAGTAATACCGCCATCACTACCAGAGCCACCCATATTAGTATGTAACCATCTTGTGTACATACCATTAAAATAGTTACCTGAAGTACCAATAGATTGAGCATTAGCTTGCCCAACTTCTGCTTTAACTGGAATTACAGCACCAGCAGTGGTAACTTGTATACCAATTCTATTTGCTATAGTATCTGCATTAGCTTCAATATTAACAGCACCATCTGCTAATAAATATAAAACCTCTGTTCCACCTGCAACTGACATGCTTTGCGCAGACTCTCCGGCGCCAATAATAGTAACTCCACCACCACCAATAGAAATACCATTGCCGTGAGCATCTGAAGTATTATCGATAACTCTAATTAAAGAAGTTGTAGCTTGAGTACCAATAGCATAAATGTTTCCATTCTTTGGTAAATATACATTTCCGTTTAAGTATGAGGTTCCTTGCACATATAAATTATATCCGATGTTTGCGGCGCCACCGACACTTACAATAGGTAAAAATGTATGACCTGAACTATTGATATAATATGTAGAACCTCCTGCAAAATAAGCAGTACCATGAGTTCTAGTACCATTTGTAAAGATTTCAAATCTTGTTTTTGGAACTGTTGAATCACACACTGCAGTCCAAGAACCACTTACAGCAGTTTCGTATGTTTGGAATAAATGACCTGCGGCTACATGACGAATTCTGTCTGGACCCGAACCATTTACAGCAGTCATTGAAGATGTAGAACCCATGTCATTACCTTTAAATAAAAGTAATTCAGAAGATTCACTATCACCCCATCTGTTTTCACCGATATAAGTATGATTAAAACTTCCGGCTCCATCACCAGTAGTACCATAGAATGCAATATAGTTGGTATCTCCGTTCGCATTATTACCAACTCTTAATCCATTATTAAAAGTAGCAGTACTATTTACTGTTAAAGTATTAAATTTTGCATTAGCAGAATTATCAATATAATATGTCGTACCATTAGCAAAATATAATATACCATTAAATAAACTGTTATCTGTAACTTTTAAAGCGTAATTAGTATCTGGCGCAACCCTAATTCCAACTGAACGAGCGAAATAACCATCACCACTTGAATTAGCATAAAAAGTTGAACCACCCGTTTTAAATTGAGTGGTCGCATTAAATGTATACGCAAATACTTCTTTCCATCTTGTACCAGTTGTACCAATATCCTGAGCATTATTAGATGTAGCCAATGGAACACCAGGAAATATTGTATTACCAGAACCATTTAATAATGTTAATGTGCGTTTTACTGTAGCAAAAACCCCACTATATTGACGAACATGAATTGGTTCATTGTAATCATCAGCCGTAGCAATTTCCAAATAACCACCATTTGAAGCGGTTGCTCCTGCTCGAATTCTTGCATAATCATTATCGCCAACAGTCCATTGAATGCCTTTAGCTAGACCAGAAGATATATTAGGGAAATAAATCATTCCTGTAAATGTTTTATCTCCTGCAATAGTTTGTGCGGCGTTGGTTATTACGCCCGCAGAACTAGCACTAGCGACCGGAACGTTGATTGCCGCAAGGTCAGCACCAGTACCATCCTTATATGTCAAAGTTACTGTAGTTCCAGTGCTACTAAATGCCATAGAAGAAACATATTTTGAAGAAATAGTATTTCCTCTATCATCAGCATATGCTCGAGCAGCCATACCTTCTACTACATCAACAATCAATTTTGCAAAACCAGAAGTAGAAACCTTATTAGTTGCATTAGCTACAATAGTTGCCCATGTATCTGTTGCCCCTGGGTTAAATTTGAATTTATCATTCTTAACTGGAGTTCCAACATTACTACTATGAGAAAACCATACATTACGTGCGCTATTGCCAGTATTATTTTCAATACCAGAGTAATTAAAACCGCTTGCCTTTTGGATTGTTAAAGAACCATTAGAGTCAAGAGTTTTTGCGCCAGTTAGTGTTTGCGCTCCGGTCGTAATAGCGCCAGCCGCACTAGCACTTGCAGTAGGAAAATCAACAGTAGCCTTTAATGCTCCACTTCCACTATATAGATTAACAACAACTTTAGTTGTTTTATTTGTAGTACCATCAAATCCAATATTAGCTAAATAATGTGTTTTGAACACATTATTCATATCATCAGTTTTAGCTCCATCTGCACTTGAAGCATGATTTGCTTCTTGAACAGTAGCACCATCACTTGCTACAATAGTATTTGTGTATGTAACACCTAATTTTGTAGCACCATCTGAAATTGATGTATAACACTCTGTTGAAGTTTTTTTATCAGCAGAAGTAGTATTATCAACTTCAGTAGAACTAATTAAAGTCCAACTTCTACTACCTTGTAATTGATAAACAGTACATCTAGGCCAAGTACCAACTTTATAATATAAATCTGCTAATGAATTACCTGATGTATTTCTTAATCCAATTTGTAAAGCATCTTTTGATATATTATATCTATATAACCATTTAATAGTAGCATTAGCAGTATTGCCAGTAGAAATATTATTAGTTCTTAAAGAAACTTTAGCTACACCATATCCTCCGCCATCATAACTATGACGAATTGCAATTATCATTTCTTTATCATTATAACTAGCTGTTACATTGCCAGTAGTTGCAATTCTATGCCAAGGATAATTAGCAGTATTACCTCCACCAACAGAACAAGAATAACTTCTTGCATTTAAAGTAACATTTTTACTTCCGTCAATAGTTACAACACCTTGCAAATCTTCAGCTAAAGTAATATTTCTAGCATTAAGCCATTTATCTGCAGTAGCCGCATTACCATTTAAACTACCAGTTACATTACCATTTAATGCACCATTAAAAGTTGTTGCATTAATAGTAATACCATAAATAATCTTCCAACGTAATTTATCAGTACCAAGACTCAGACTGTTATCTGCTTTTGGTTGAACATTTCCACCAAATTGTGTAGTACCACCATCATTATTGATATAAATAATTGAAGCAGTAGTGCCATTTGATTTGGCTTGAATTTCATTAGCATCTATAGCAATATGCGAACCAGTAGGCGAACCGATTAATAAAGAGCCAGAGTTTGCTGTAGCTGCGGCAGCGTCGATTCCACCGGTAATAACTACCTGACCCGTAAAAGTCTTTTTACCAGCAAAAGTCTGCGCGCCGGTAATCACAGTTCCGGCCGTAGTAGCTGAAGCAACCGGCATTAATATAGTCGTAGTATTACCATCACCTTTGGTATAAGTTAAAGTTACACCATCTGTGCTAGCATACTTTGTTCCTTCCATAGAAATTGCTTTTATGTACGTTTGAGCAATATTTTGGTTTCTGTCATCCTGTGAAGCTTTTGTCACAAAATTAGAAACTTTAATACGCTCTCCATTAGTATCATAATATAAATAGCTTCTCCACTCTGTACCAACTTTTTCAGCAGTTACATATAAACTACCTTCGACTATTGGATTAGCGTAAGCGCCATTTACTTTCTTAAGAAGGTTGGTTTCTGTACCGGTTAAAAATTTTACATTTGCCATAAAATTTTATAAACCTCCTTTTTCGCTTAAATTTATTTTTATCATCTATAATATCTTAAAATTCTCGCAAGCAATATTTTTATATTCTGGCCAAATAAGAAAAAGGGGGAGAAGTATTAAAACTTCTCCCCCTATAATTTATAGAGTAATCCAATAAACGTCTTTATCTGCAATTTCTTTTGCAACCTCAAGGATTTGCTCAAGATAACTTGCATAATATTCTTTATCAGAATTTTCCCATTCTTCTGGGTCAACGTCAATACCATGTAATACTTTACTCGTAGCAGCTGTTGTACTTAAGTTATATAATAACTTCTTTTCCGTATTGATACTGTCTAATAAGTAAAATCTTATTGAATACTGAACATCACCTGCGGCCTTGGTTGCCTCGCCTTCGATTGCCCAAGGGAAAAGCATCTCATTGGTGTCTGAAAAAGTATCGACATCATAGTAAGGTACCGCATATACACGACCCTCGCCAGCCGCGTTAATATATTGAATAACGCAGACTAGCTTTGAAAGGTCGATTGTATCAAAATAACGAGGGCATCTAAAATAGATAACCTCTGAACGGTGGTCAGCTTCTACGCTTAAATACTCAGGCGCTTCAATTTGACGAGCCGCTAAATCGACTGTGTAAATCTTCTCAGTGCCTGGAAGCAAGATGGCTAAGCTAGGCTTGTTTTCATCTTGAATTTCGTAAAGTAAACTTAGATATTCTTGAGATTCTGTTGTCATAAGCCCAAACCCTCCTTGTTAATCTTGCTTTAATTAAGCGTTTACAACTCGGAAGAATCTGGAATTCTTAGAAGCTTCTGTGCCATTATATACGTTAGTAACCTGGCAGAAGAAGTAACCATCAGTAGCTGGCTGATATGTAGGTTCTGTAGCGCCTTCCATAGCAATGTCGTTGTCAATCTCGTATGTACCTGCATCAGCTTTAGCAACGTCTTCTTCAACGTTTCCATTTAAGCCGGCAAAGTATCTATACCATTGATACTTAATAGTATCTTCGCCATCTACACGCTGACATAACTCACCACTGGTTGAAGGAATCTCAGCCGCAATAGTAAGTCTCTCATTATCATTAGTAATATCAGTTAACTTGAAGTTTAAGTCTCCAATAACGCTGATATTGCACTGTGTAGCTGGGTGAGTTACACGACAAATTCCAGACTCAAGTGTATCTGCTTCTTTATTTAAGTTGTTAGTAATAGCAACTTTGTAATAACCATCACCAACGCCACCAGTAGTAGGATTCTCTTCCTCTGTACCATCAATAGTTAAAGCCTTGTCGGTTGCACCATCAATAGCAACGAAAGCCTTCTCTCCTGGAGCCTTTCTATACCACTGATATGTCATCTTACCAGCATCTGAAACAGTAGGAGCTGGCTCAAGAGTAACATCAAAACTCTCTCCCTCAAGAATTGCTCTCTGTGGAAGATTGTCTTCATCAGTCGCAATTACTGGCTTAACAGGTCTTGGAACAATAAGAGTCTTTGTTACTGTGGTAGCTGTTGACTGGCGCACACGGTTAGTAGCGATTACATAATACTTACCTACACCATCAATAGTACCAGTAGAGAACTTCTCATATACACCAAGGATAGGATAATCATCGCTTTCTTTATCCAATGTACCTGAGTAAAGTACGAATGAACTTAAAGAAGCATCTGTAGGCTGATAATATAATACACCATCTCTTCTTACAGTATCCTTTGTCTTAGCCATAGTAATTTCATGGTGAATATCCATTCTACTATTGTCGTCAATATTGTATTTCTTCCAAATATATGAAATCTGTCCAGCATCAGGAGCGATAGCCTGAACGTCATATGTGTAAGGAACAGTTCTGAAACCATCTGCATCAAGGTCAAGGTCTTTATGCTCGATAAGGTCTTTAACCCAAATAGGAGTTTCAGCTTTAACAGCACCATTAGTAACTTCTGAGTTTTCAAATCTATCAGAAATCATACCAGTAGCATCATCAATTAACTGCTTATCTAAAATAATAGCAGGTAAGTCGAAGTCTAATGCTGGCTTAATTACTGCGGTCTGTGTTAATGTTGATAATGAATATGTTAAGATATCATTATCTTGGTCGAATTCATAGAAACGTACAGCGAACTGAATTGTTCCTGCCTTCTGAGTAATCTTTGAAGATAGAGGCCAACCAAAGATAATATAACCAGGCTCGCTCTCTACGTCTTTTACCCAAGGTACAGATACACCATCAATTGGCTTACCTTCTGCGTCAGTTGCGGCAGAGCGCCACTGAATATAGATATCTTTTGTATCTAAGTCAATAGCATCATAGAATCTATTGATTTTGAAATATACGATTTCAGCAATTTCATCACCCTGAACTGCAATTCCGTTTGTAGCAAAGCTCTTTGGAACTGTAATAGTTCTTGAGTTAGCGTCAATCTCAAATACATCCTCATCTAAAGGAAGAATAGTATATCTACGATTAATCTCATTCAACTGAACAATATAAGAGAAATATTCATCTAATGATGTAATGTCATCTGAAATAAAGTATGACTTAGAAGCATCAAATGAATTCTCGGTGCATAAAACATACCCTTTTTCGGAATCTTCGATAAAGTATCTGCCAGGAGTATAAGTCTCTGCAGTAAGAGTAACTGGGTCAAATCCTTTTACAGCGTTACTATCACCATACTGCACCTTGTTACCATTAGAATCATGGGTTCTCAAGTCTTCTGATGCTCTGCTATAAAGGAAAGAATACTTATCGGCATTCGCTTTATTAACATAAGTAATCATTCAATCGTCCAATCCTTTCTTAAAATTTATTTTCAATGAAGGAGCCTACGCAAGCCGTAAACCCCTCCATCGACTTCTTTCAAAAATATTTGAAAAAAGAATAGTTTATAATAATCATTTCTGACCAGTTGGAGCTTTTACTTCTCTCCAGTTTTCAAGTTCACCTTCTGGAATCATAACTGACTCGACATAATTCTTATTATCTCTAGTAAGCTTTAAGCCTTCATCAGCCTGAAGAAAATATTTACGAGTATAGTAAATATCTTCTAAATGAACGGGACTAGTAATAGTCCCGTTCGTACCAAGGTAAACATAATAAACAGTTTTTGTCATTATTTTTTACCCCCTTTATTATGCGCTAACATAGCTAATAGTGCCGACAATAGTTGAACCGCTTGAATCTACAGCTAATGAAGGTAAGATTTCTGCCTCCACTCTTGCCTTAACAGCATCACTTACGTCACCGAAGAATGTTACTGTCATAATCTTACGAGTTCTATTCTGCGCGAAAGGTTGAGTTCCGAAATCAGCGATTCTAGTAGGAGCTCCTTTCTTACCGAAGTTAACTACGAATGCTGGTTCGTTACCATTACCAATACCAGAAGAATAAGCAAACGCCTGCGCACCGATATATTCCACAGAAGCTGGAATATTTAATGTTACAGTTGTTGAAGAGCGAAGCGCACCAGAGAATACGTAATTATCAATGTAAGTCAAAGATGAATTACTGAAATTCAATGGAGCTAAATATGAACATTGTGAGAAGCAACTTTCACCTAAGTAAGTAACTGATTTTGGTAAATCAAAATATTTCAAAGATGTTAAGTTTTGGAATGTCATTCTAGCTACTTCTAGTACTTGAGGTGTTCCATCCCAGAAGACATGAGTCACTGGAGATGCTTGGAAGCCCGCAATAGAGATTACAGGTTTATTATTATAAGTAGTAGGAAGAGTTACTTTACCTGATAATGAGATATTAGGTTGTAATCTATAACCACTTGTAATTACGCCTGTTAGAGGGTCTTCAAAGTCATACTCGATAAAATCGAAATATTTAGAATCTGTTGCACTAGCGTATACGCTTTCTTTTAAGAATACTCCATAGAACTGAGTATTCTGAGTTGCTAAAATTGAACTGATATTTACTAACTTAGCTTCATTCTCATTTGTTACGATAAGTTGTTTAATATTTTGAGTCCATCCTAAGAATCTATATCTTTCTTCGTCTCCTAAGTCATCTTCTGGTATAGAAGGAATAATACTTGGAGCACTTAATACTTCACCATGAGTAATGTTTTCGCTATACCAAGTTGTCATACTACTCTCGTTTGCGCCAGCCATATACTCAATAGTCCATTTATGAACTGTGAAGATTGCATAGAATGTGTAATCTGTTTTACCAGACTCTAACTTCAAAGCATTCCATGCGGCAGCCTGTTCCTCCGCACTTGCAGACGCGCTCGCAATCAAACCACTCATATCATTAGTTGTTGACCAACCGTGGAAATCGTAGTTATCTTTTACTGGAGCATAAATTTCATATGGATTTGTGAACCATTCTCCAGAGCCAATCTTCTGAACTGAAGGTTCAGTATTATTAGCATCCTTGTTTGGAACGTAATTCCATGTTCCATCGTCTTCTTGCAAGATGAAACGAGCTGAATTTGCAGGAGTAACAGTCTTGAAGAATACTGTTAAACCAGGGAAGTTCTTAACTAAAGTATTTCTTACCCAAAGTTCATCTATAGCCTCATCATTAGCAACATACATAATACCAGTAATGTTAGGAATTGTACTTCCTTCATTTGTACTGATATATAAACCATTAGTGATGAACTCTTTGAACATTTCTACATCAGCAATCTGATTGATATCTTCATCAGAGATTGTTTCATCAAGTCTATATAATTCACCATTTAATACCTGGATATCAAATGTTGAAGCATTATAAGTATATTCAGAGAAACCATAGTGTCCGTTGTCAACGAAGTATTTAGCTGAGCTATCGTATACATCACCTTCAACTAACTGAACATATGGAGACCAGTTAACTTTAGTCATTGCAATTTGAGAATATTGAGCAGTTTGCTTACTTCTCAAATCAAAATATTTCTTTAAGAGTTTGTAACTATCATATCCAAGAGCACCACCTAAAAGGCTTAAGGTGCTAATAGACGTAGTTCCTTCACCCTCGAACATACCTTGTAAGTATAGTCCTTTTTCCGCAACTAATTCTCCATGAGCATTTGCTTCTGGGTAATGATACTCAGTAATTAAGTGAGTAAGCAAGTTCGCTTCAGTTAATGATAATCTTGTGATTGATGTTGGTAAATACAATGTATTAAGAGCAACACCATCAGCGAATGAGATATCTGTGAAGTTAGAACCAGTAGCACGGAAGTTCTGTAATTTTTCACAAGATGTCAAATCAAGTACTGGAGTACCTGTATTTATTGTGATGTTACAGAAGTTAACCTCTTTTAATAGTGGCATACCTGTTGCGTCTCTACCTGCTGGGATTGATGGCTGGTTAACTTTATTATTATACCATGTATAATAATTCTTTCCATCAACTGTTACAACAGTGTTGTTTCCAGAAACATCTACGCCCTCTGGAACTTCCATAAGTCCGTCGTAACCCATCTTCAAAGTAGTTAACTTAGAAGCGTCGCCAGAGATTTCAAACTCTTGCCAGTATAAGTTACTCATATCACCTAAGTCAGCCATTTGATTTAAGCCGTATACATATAACAACTGCTCTGGGTAGTTATTACTCTTACGAACACCATTTTCAATAGCGTCGATATTGAATTTAACTGGATTAATACCATCATACTTCTTAGATGGATAAGCCTCGTTGTCGTCACTTACTGTTACATAAGAGCTTCGAATTGGAGTAAGATTTAACCAATACTCTGCATCAAACAAGTTGGTCTTCTTTCCATCTGCGCCATAGTATGGAGCACCAGAAGTTTCAACCCAGATATCTGAAGTCTTTGTAGCGTTGTTAGCAGCCACACGACCACGGATACGATTAGCACCACCACGTTGGTAGTTACCTTGATTTAACCAAGAGTCAATATACTCAATACGGTTTGTCAAGAACTGCTGTCTTGATAATGAACGGTCACCTTGTAATGCATAGAAATAAGTTCCGTTTGCATCATATGTGTAAGTACCAGTAGTATCAGAAGAAATATGACCTGTAGTACCATCTTTGTAACCTTTACTATTTGTAATAGTAATATACTTGTAATACTCATCTAAGTTGGTTGCAATTAAAGGTCTTTCACCTCTCATTGCGATACAACCAGTTACTTTAGGGTCGAATTTATACCAACCTTCAATTCTATCAATGCTATATAATGGAGCATTCTTCAACTGTGACCAACTTACATTATTAGTAACACCTTTTAAGTGTTTATACTTCATAAGGATGTAAGAATCTTTGAAGTACTTGTAGAAGTTATTCCAAAGAACTGAATCAGAAGTTGAATAGTTACCAGCTTCAGTAGCATCAACATTATATTCGAATGAAGGAATACCGGTATTGTTAATACCTAACTGTGTATCAATATCATAGAAGATTGGATACCATACATAGTCTCCGCCTGCTTTTTGAGGACCCCAAGAAGCCCACATTGCGTTCTTACCACGTGAGTCGTAACACTCAAATACTTCAGTCATAATAAAATAAGTAGCTAAGTATTCGATATCAAAGTGGTCTGCGAGTTCATTTACGAACTTAGCAGCACGATATTCTTTAGTATCATGAGTATATGTCTTATTACCATACTTAACCTGGATAGCTTCATAGAATTTACCTGGTTCATAATTTGCACTTGTAACCTCGGCTACAGTTACACATTTACCAGCTTCTGTTTGACTTCCATCGTAGTTATAATATGTCTTGCCTTCTGTAAAGTAAGAATCCTCACAAATCTTAACGATTAAATCTGTCTTTGACTTATAAGAATCGTCCTCTACTAATCTATAATATGCGCATGAATTATCAAAGTCTTGTTCACTTCTTAATACATAAGAACCATTTACGAGTTCGTAGAACTTGTTAGCTTCATACATTAAGGTTGAATCAACTGCATAAGCATTTACATAACTTTGAGTACTGCTATCATATTTGTAGTAAACCTGATTAAATACATAATCATCATCAGATAATACATACTGTCCATCTTCTGTAAAGATATAATATGTACCTGGAACATATAAAGTGTTACCAACATTTACTTCTTCGTAAGTACCTTGAGAAGGAACCATATCAGTATTTGTTGACCATACCCATTTATTTACTTTCTCCCAGTTTTCATATAACTTGTAAAGAAGATTGCGGCCGCCCTCATATTCTCCGGCTGATGGGTCAAAGTAGTACTCTTCACCATACTCCTCAACGATTGCAGCAATATCATCTGGTTTAGCTTCATTCATTGCATATAAAACATCAAGAGCGTCTTCATTACTATTGTAACGATATTCTACATGGTCTGCAACAATTGGAGCTTTTGCTGAAGTGAACTCATTAGCTACTCCACTTGGAGCCTTAAAGCTTAACTCCATTCTTCCCCATGGGTCTCTAAATGAACAGAAACCACGGTTATTGTTTGAGAATTCCCAACATTCTACAATGTCACGAACTTTCTTGCCATCAAGATAATTAGCAGTTACTTTCTTGCTTGGCTTGAAACCATAGCATTCATCAGAACCTTTATCAAGAAGCATTCTATACAAACCGATGAACTGATAACTTCCATCAGATTTCTTATGGAAAGCTAATACTGGGAAACCTTGAACTGAAGTTCTATATTCATTCCAGTTAATTTCTCCAGTTACAGAACTCTTTAATTCGTCTGTATTACTCAATGCGCCTGCCGCAACATAGTCCTGTAAAGGATGCTTTGAATAAGCATTATATACTAAGTTAGCAAAACCGCCATTGTATGAACCAGAAGACTCCATGAAGTCAACTTTCATAGTCCATTTATTAGTTCCATTTGTATAGTTATCTAAATACCAATAAGACTGACGAGATTCCTCATCTCCTAATTCAATTTCCTTGTTTGCAATCTTCTCTTGGTCATCAAGATAAGTCTGCGCCCAAGGTCCTCTATTTAAGAAGATATGAATTCTTTCTTGCTCATCTGCATCATATTTGGTCTTTGTCTTAATTTTATAATTACGTCTTGGATAGAACTCTGAAGATGTACCTTGTACAGCCATTTCAATGTTTTCACCTTTCCAAGAAGGACAGTGATGTTTATAGTAAAGCTTAACAGCTGCTTCTTTTTCTTCTGCCGTAGATTTATCAGTGAATAAGCCATCAGCCTTAGCCAATTCTTCCAATTCACCAGAAGCATAAGCTCTATCTAAACCTGTATTAACAAATTCAACTCCAATGCTTAACTTAGTTTTCTTTGAATAAGAAAGCTTATCGTTATTATTAGTATTGGTTGTATCAAAAATGATATAAGGCATAATTGGAGCATCTGGATGGTCTTCATTATACTTAATCATATTTGTATAGTTGAACTGATATTCATTGATTGCTAAGTTTTCTTCTGCTAACTTATTTTGGTCGTACATAGTAACGTCTCTTAAGTCTACAGAATAGTTTGTTACAATATCATTTACATTCAAATCAGTGTTATAAACTCTGATTTTGTATAAGTCAATATCGCAATAGTTAGAGTTAAATACCATTGCGGCAGAGTTGATAATAAACTGTCCTGCTACAGTAGATTTAATAACTCCAGTGATAACACCATTGATATAGATATACATTAACTTAGAAGTATGAGAATAAACCATACTAATGTTAACCATCTTATCTTCAACGTAGTTTACGTTTACAGTGTTTGTTCCGTTTGAGAAGAATGCGTCCTGAGGTCCTAAAGCGAAACCTACTGCACTATTTTCATCGCCTGAGTAGTATCCGCAGATAACTCGGTCAAGTGAGATTTCCTTCTGAACGTAATCAAACTCTAAGCTATCATATTCAACACGAGTTTCATCTACATCTAACTCATAGATAGGTAAGTAATATTGTAAGAAAGCATCGTAGTTACTATACTTACTCTGAGCCTTAAATGCTGTATAGAATTTATCGTCTGATTTATAACGAGTTACATTGTGGATTAAGTTTGAGTAATCCTGTACGTTTCTAACCTTGAATTGAACTTCAATAGAGTTAGACTGCTTAGAACTATCTGTTGAAGCAAATGTCATAGCTCCTAAAGGAATAGAGAATTTTGCTCCATTTGAAATTCTTAAGCAAGTATTGTTATCATCATCAAGAACCCAACCATTGTTATACCAGTTGAAATCTTCAAAAGTAGCTTTAATATTACCATCTTTTGTAGTCCAAATCTGTCTGTTAACAACTGATTCATTGTTTGAACGTCCTCTTGACTCGAATTCAAGTTTCAAGTAATCCTGTTTTACAGGCTCCATTGTACGGTTAGGGTCCTGAGACACCATGAATGAAATGCTTCTTTCAACATCGCCGCAACCAATAGAGTATCTATTAACCATATCAAGGTCAGCATCTGTGATTTCAAAATAATTCCACTTGTCTAATGAAGAGGTATTGATATCACGAGGTGAACTTGCAATTTCAGTTCCGTTTTTCTTTAAGGTAATACGAGCACTTGCAGTATTAGCAGGGTCATATACTAAGAAAGGAATCTTAATTGGGTCATAGTTATAATACTCACTCTGATAATTACCTAACCAGATAACTGGCTCAGTGTTTCCAGCTTCGAATACACCAATCTCGAATTCGATTGGGTCTACCATAATTCCCTCTGTCCATTTACCGCTTACTACGATTGCTTGCCATAATTCAATACGAATCTTGTGAGAACCATGAGTAGCAACAGATGAAGGAACCATATAACTCTGATAGTTTTCAGCACTAGCAGTTAACTGCTTTGTAGCAATAAGCTGGTCATCAAAGTAATATTTCAAAATCTTATTCATAGCACCAATAGCATTACATTGTAACTGTACTGTTGTTGGTGTGTAACGATTCAATGCTGAGAAGTTTGCGCTCTGGGTTAAAACTAACTGAGAAGTTACAACTTCAATATTCTTTGAAGTAGACTCTCCGGAGTTTACGCCGGCCGCATACATAGTTAATCTTGTGGTTGTATCTGCTCTTAAATGACTTCCTAAATCGAAAGTTGAATTAACGCCAGATTGAACATCCAAAATACCCTGTGCATATAAAGTATATGCAGTACCAGATTTTGCTTCCAATGTCCAGTGAACTGTTAATTTATCGTCCATTTGAGAACCATCAACATCAACACCAGAAGTAGCTAAGAATGAAATTGCAATAGCTTGACCATTAATCAAGTTTGAAGTCTCTGGTGACTTAATCTGAATACCAATTTTCTTGGCAAAGCTTGCGCCACCACCTCCGCCGCCGCTACCACCGGAACCACTAACAGACATAAGTGTACAAATCATAATTCTTTCTTCGGCATTTACTTCTTGTACACGATAAAAAATTCCGTCTTGATTAAGAATTAAATCTCCCTCTTTTGGAGTAATATCCTCTTCTAAGTGGTCGAATTCTAAAGTGTATAAAGAGTATTCATCAGGTTCGATTGTAGGAGCATTACCATATAATAAAGCAACGCCACTTCCACCCATGGCTACTCTTGTATCCATATCAAGGTCGAAATAAATTTTTCCCGTATCAGATGCGAAATAAACATAACCAGGGTTCTTACCAGTACTCTGGATTTGAGCATCTGTGCCTGTGACAGGTCTAAATCTTGTCTTATCTGTCATTACGGTTTATATCTCCTTTCTATCTTTGTCTAAAATAAGAAAAAGCGGAAGAGAAGCGAAAAACACTTCTCTTCCGCTCCAAACTCTCTAAATAAAATAAAATTTAAAGATTAGTGATTAACTGAAGCTGCCCCAAACTAACTCGATTTTTAATCCCTCCGCAGTTGTGGAGCTAGAGCTTGTGATACCATTAGTATCATCTTCCGTAATTTTTAATGATTCACTACTGAAAGCCACTCTACTTGTAACTGTCATTTCTGCTCCACTAGGTGCGGTGAATCCCATAGTATCCGCGATTATACCAACAGATTTACCATTCTTAGTATAAACAGAAGTTGCATATGCGTTACTTGATAAATGACCACTTCTATCTTGAATCTTATATTTCTTTACAGTAATTCCAGTAACGTGTCCAGAAGAATCTGAAGTTACACCTGTTACTACTGGGATTACTACTTGAGTTCCAAAGTTATCATAAGCACCGACTTTGATTGCTGACATAGAAATTTCAGTCGTAGCAACATCATCAGTACGAGTTACACTACCATGCTTGATAGTTAATGTCTCTTGGTAACCTTTTGTACCAGCAATAGCACTACTTGCTTTATCAATTACGATATGTGCAGTAGTATCACCTTTAATCTGTAAAACACCAGTTTCCTGATTGTTTTGATTCTGTAATGAAATACCACCACCATTTGTTACAGACTCACTTACAAAATGATAAGTTGTATCTGTGTCAGCAGTAGATTCTACTACATCAAACGATAAAGTCGCTGTTGTAATATAACCACTAGCATCCTCAGTACCTTTAGCAATCAATAAAGTTCCAACAGTAAGTTTAGTTGAACCATCAACTGAAACTCCATCAGAACATACTAAAAATACATCACCAATAGAACACTGCACTACTGTTGAACCATTATATACAGTTGTTACTTTTGTAGTAGTATTATAATTAACTCTCGTAGCTACTGAACCGCCAGTACCAATAGTACCACGATATGTCATGGCATTTAATGCTTTTAATGTATCAGCAATATCAGCTTTAGAATATACATCTAAAGTAGCTACACCATTAACAAAATCAACTTCTGTATTATTGTTACCATATTTAATCTTAGGTCTAAAGTTTTCACTTACAGTATGATTATGGTTATCCTTAATAGAAATATCAAAACCAGTAGTACCTTCGATTGAAATACTTGCGTTCTTGCTATCTTTAGCAGCAACTTCTACATTACCATTTTTAACTGTAAAAGTTACATTACTCCCGCTTTCACCGGTAAAAGTACCTGGAATAAAATTGAAATCACTATTATGATTTTCGTCAGAAGTTAACTTTACTTTTGCGCCAGTGCCATCTTGCTCTGCGCTGATAGCGTATTGGTCTCCAGTAATTGTAATTACATGGCAATCAACACCATTAATTTGAGTTGTTGCAACATCAACTTTAATGCCATTCGCACCATCAAATTCTAAGTAATCACTTTCTACCTGAGTTGTCTGTCCACCTGGAGTCTTATTATATACAACATTATTGATTCGGATTTTATCATCTGAAATTTCAGCAACTACGAATTCAATAGCGTCTACATAAGTGTCTGGGTTAATTTGTGCCCATACAGAACCATTAAATACACAAAGAATGTTCTGACTTGAAACATAATAAAAACGTCCCGCATAAGCCGCTTTATTAGCACTCGTAATATTAGGCAAGTCACTAATATTAGTAACTGTAATAACACCCTCATTTACCGGTGCGATTGATGTATCGTCATTACCAATGTATAATCTATGTGTATCAGAGGTTAAATAGAAACTACCAGGAGTTGCACCAGCAGAAGCACCTTGTGCAATTAAGGCATCTACAGCAGATTGTAGACCAAGTTTAAAACCTACATTAGCCATATAATATTTTTACTCCTTTCTTATTAAACTGTTTCTTCTTCAACCATATCTTGCCATTTAAGCAATGCTTTTAAAGTTTCAACATCAATACCTAAATCATTCAATCCCTGGTCTAAGTCTGCAATATCAGCAATAGCTTTATTAAGACTCCCAGTTAAGGTATTCATTTTAACAATTAAACCTGTTGAAGAATTATTTATTGCATCATCTAAATTCCCAACTTGTGTTATTAAGCCAGGTGTTCCATCCGCAGCGTCGTATAAAACTTCTTCATGTTTATTTACTTTAACAACGATATCTGCGATGTTAATTGCAGAATCATGTTCATTAATCCAATCTGCAATTTCTTTTAAAGTATCAAAGCTTTCTGGAGCATCTGAGACTATTTTTGCAACTGCTTCATCTACAATATCAGTAGCGATATCTACGATTGTACCAGTCTTTCCACCTCTTAAAAGAGCTAACTCATCTTTCCAAGCCTGCGCATTTTTAGCTACAGTATCAGTTAAATTGTCTAATTCTTTTTCAACGTCTTCAGTAGGATTTGACCATGTTCCGTCACCTTGTAAATACATGTCTTGCTGTCCAGCCAATGGAACTGGTACTAGACCAGACTGACCATTTGAATCGGCTGTGGCACCAATCATTACATCTACAATAATAGCAAAAACTTCTTGAAGTGTTTTATTCTCCCAATTACCAGTAGCCCCATTGTAAACCAAAAGGGAATTAGTAGGGATACCTTCAGAAATTAAAACGCCTTCCAAATCTTTAATATGAGTCGCTGAATCTCCATCAGCAATTAACTTAGAGCCTAAGTATAATTTACCTTTTTCAGAGCCAGGTTCAGAAATAAAATAAAGAGTATCGCTATCTTTACTTTCGATGGATTGCCAAGCAGCTGGAGTTCCACGTAAGAACTTTACATAATTACCATATTTTGTTGTATAAGCCAAAATATTTTACCTCCTTTACTAAGCCTTTCCTATGTATATATAAAAAATATCTCCTTTAAATTACACAAACCTGGCCTATATAGACCAGGTTTGTTTATTTAATTAAGCTTCAAGTGTTGCGATACGCTCTTCTAATTGAGCAACCTTTTGGAATAGCCAAACAATTGTTTTATCTGCATTTTCATCAAAATCTGCAGGCACTTCATATACTAAGTTATCATCAGTTGAAGTTACGAAATCTCCAACTGTTGGTAAAGCTTTTCTTGTTACAGAAATCTTACCATCAGTTTCAGAAACGCTTGATACATATTTTCCAGTTTGTTCAGAGTCAGTAACATCAAGTCCATTAATAGCGTCTTTAATTTGCTTTTTAATAGAGCCGGTAGTGTTAGCATCACCATTTAATACTGCGATAGCATCAATAACTCCATCTGCGCCAGAGTCATTACTCTCTAACCAATCAGCAATTTCTTTGATAGTATCAAATGCGGCATTAATATTCTCGCCACCAAGTAAATCTCTAATAGCTTGCGCTCTTGCATTCTCTTCATCATTGATTTGAGTTTGCAGTTTACTTAAAGCTTCAGCTAAAGTATCGGTAGCAGCGACATCCGCATTATCTGTCTTCTTAGTATATCCTGTAAGAGTTAATGAACTTAAATTCTTACGAGTTGTACTTAAAGCACCAGTAGATTCAACAAAAGCTAATTGAGTGATAACATCTGCGCCAGTTGCATTTGCATCTGTAAGACTTCCTTTTGGAATTGTTACAGTATGAGTTTCACCTTTGAACTTATGTCCTTTTGAATCAAAATACCAATCTTCAATAGTAAATGTTTCACCAAATTTAGGTGTTGCATTTGACTTTGAAGTATAAGTAGAAGATACTGGACCAATATGTTCAAACTTAGCTTTTCCATCACTTACTGTTGGTTTTAACCAAGAATCACCCTCGAATACAAAGGTATCTTGAGTATTCTTTGCTGTTGATTTACCAACTGTTGCGTTTGAATCTGTAAATACTTTATATCCATAAGGTAAAGTAACAGTATTTTCATTTACCTTAGTTACATGTCCTTTTTCATCTCTCTCAAGAGTTTCAAGAACGATTGTATCGCCATTATCGTTTACATTAGATGTAGAAGTTGTATCATCCACTTTCTTAGGATAATCATGGCTGTATACTACTTTGTCTTTTGTAACTGTTGCTGTCAACCACTCATCTGAACTAAAAGTAAGAGTATCAAATGTAGCAGTTGCGGCAGTGTTTCCAGAGTCACCAATAATCTTACCATAACCAAAAGGCATTGTTAATGTCTTTGTATCATGACTTACATAATGACCTGCCTTATCAAATGTGTATGTAGGAATAGCAAATGTAATATTCTTACTTTCTTCACTTGATAAGCTTGCACTTGATGTGCTTGAAGATGTATCGTGGATATCGTGCGAAATCTTCAAACTGTCATTGTCTTTATCAGTATCAATTCTAATCCACTTATTACCTGAGTTAATACTCAATACGTCTTGAGTATTATCAGCTACAACATCATTCTTTACAACATTATCTGCTGTATTTACAGTTTCATCTGTACTGCGTCCATTTGTTTTGATAGTTTTGAAACCATATGGCAATGTAAAAGTTTCTTCATGCTTTCCAACCATATGACCCATATCATCAATTAATGGAGTTAATAAAGTTAATTTATCTGTTGCTAAAGATGAAGCAATTCCATCCGTATTTAAGTTTGTAGCATGAGATGTATCTTTAACTTTTTGGAAGTTATGGTGAATAGTAATTAAAGGATTGGTAATAGTACCATCGATATTTACTGTCAACCATTGTTTATACATATCTTCCACAGTATCTGCTACTTTAGCAAATTTATCTGCGGCCACGCCCTTACGGTCGGAATCAAGAGCCTTAGTAGTCTTAGAAGTTGCGGTCTGGTCAGTACTCCAGTCCATACCTCTTACTCTACCATAGTTATCTACTGCTAAGAATTTCTCTGGAGCTAATTCATGGAATCTAGCAATTAAGTCTTGCATCTTATTGATAGTTCCTTGAACAGTAGAATCATCTCTAGTGTATTTATCTCCTGCGAGTAACATCTGGTTAATCTTAACAATTAAACCATGGATTGTATTAAGGCCTCGCGCAAAATCCTTTAAAGGAACAAGTTCCCAAGTTTCAGCTCTCTTTGCTAATGTTACAGTTGAAGGAACTTCTAAGATATTACTATCCCATTCAGAGCCTTTCTCATATACACCAGCTTTATCCTCTAAGATATAGTATTTATCTTCTTTATAGAATTCATCTATATCTTCAGGCATTTCAATATCACGAACTAATTCATATTCTCCAGTAATAGGATTCTTAGTGTAATATTCTCCTGGTTCGTAGAAGGTTCTTCCACTTAAATCAACAAGAGTAGCACTTTCAATCTTACAATATTCATTATGCGTTTTAGTTAAATAATTATCTAAAACATAACTATTATTATTTGTTATATAATGATAAATATGAGGAGTATAGAAAGCTGATTGAACCATTAAAGCAAAGTTTAATTTATTCTTATCAGAATCTGTTGTCGCAATATATGGATGATTGTTTGTAAGTTTATCTCTCATACCAAAAGCATAGAACTGTTGGTCTGGATTTGATGGGTCAATTTCCTGCATTGTTACAGGATAATAACCTAAGAATTTCTTTTCTTCATCATACTTCTTAAAGAAGAAAGTATTTTTTACAAAAGGAGTTAAATTTAATTGATTCTCAGTATCAATTTCAACTTGGTCTTCTGCTGGTGTATAGATAATCTGTTCAACAGCATACTCGGTTGAAGCTGAAATTGTTTCATCAGCACTTACTTCAACATAATCAAATTTTCCTTTATCATCGCTTGCAGCGCCATTTGCAGAATATACCTTTTTATACACTCTATTGTTTGTAATCAAAAGAGTAGGTACGTCTCTATAGCTTACAGATATAAAGTAAACTTGTTTTACATATCCAATATTCTCTTCTTCTTTGTCCTTAATTTTAACTGTATAATGGATATTAGCTTCACCTTTATCATTAGTTCCATCGACAGACATATCTTTGATATATTCTCCATCTTTGTAGTAATAATAAAGACCTGGCATATAAATTCCATCATAGTCATCTTTTACAGATTTAACGAGTGATTCATCTACAGTATAATAGGTTCTACCATTAATAGAGCTCTCATTAAAGTCTAACCAATAGCCATTACCGTCTGAGTAAAAGAATTTTCCTGGCTCATATGCTCCACTAAGTTCAAGTGTAGCACTTGGAGTTACTTCATAATATTGATGACCTTTTTGATATTTGGTATCAATAATATAATCCTGCATTGTTAAATCTAACGAACCATCTGAATTATATACTTTATTATAAGGACTTGAGTTAATATCAAGATAATGATACTGACCTGTCCAAGCTTCCATTCCTTTAATAGGCTCGAAAATATCTTCTGGGTCTATCATATTAGAAACTTCTTTATAAAATGGACCAACATCACTAGCAGTAGCTTTTCTGTAAGTTCCATCTGCATTTTTTACATAATACTTAGTTTTATCAAAATTATCAGCATTAACTTCTGATTCTTCTAAAAGTACTTTACCAGTAGTTAAAGTAACTGGAGTATATACATAAGTCTTATGTTTCATAGTATATTGACCTTGAAGTTTCTTAATAGCTTCAGAGCCGCCTAAAGAATTATCACTAGGATTTACATAGTAAATTCTTTCTTCATCTAAATTATCCAAACTTGCAGATAATTTATCTACTGTATCAGCAGTAATAATCATACCCATAAGGTCATGAACTGCATTGATACATCCTGCTAAAGTATTTACTTCAGCAGTATTATAAGGTTTATCGCTTCTATAATGAACTAAACGCAAACCATTTCTGTCAAGATGACCTTTTGCATCTTCCCACTCATAGTCCATATTACGCATATTAGTATTTTTAATAGCGTCGTTAGTATCACGACCACCAAATACCATATCCCAAATCTTAGAAATTGTATCTCCAAGAGAAGGAAGCATAATTGATAATTCTTGAGTATCTGGGTACATCTTTGATTCCGTGCCGTTCTTATGAGGTTTGTATTCTTGACCACTCATACCAGTAGGAGCAATACTAATTTTATCCTCATTAGTCCATCCACTATCTGCGATAGATTTATTGTAACCTGAAAGAGCCTTACTGTTAATAATGTCTTCACTGTAAGATACTTTCTTAGGGTCAAAACCTTTCTTATTGTAATAAATTGCGGCTTCGATTGAGTTATTCTTCTCGTCGCACGTTTCCGTCCAAGTAGTCTGAGTAGGACTGAAATACCCAACTTTCTCTTCTCCAGTATAGGTATTATAGAAATTACCTTTCCAGTTTGTAACTTGGTCTGAAGGATAGATAATTGTATCGGTACTTAAATCACTTGAACCGCCGAATCCACCTGCTAAGTCAATAGAAGGTCCCATTAACTGCTTTGCGGACTTTGTTCTGAATCCCCACTGTGGCTGAGTATGAAGTTTATAGTAAACATTCGTACTGTCTTTATCAAAGTGAGGCACTAAAGGAATCATTGTAGGAGCATCAAAAGCGATATCGAATGTTGGAACTACTGAATTTAATTCAGCAATCATAACATACTTATCTTGTCCGCCTACGACTGTTTTCTGCCATACAGTTGAATCATACCCTCTAGTTGCGCCAGTCCCTGTACTGTCACCATATTCAGAGATATACGCACGGTCGATAGATAGGTTTTTGAAATAAGTATCATCTGCATTTTGGTCTTCAACTACAGCTCTCCACTTATAGAGACCATCTTCTCCAACACTTTGAATCTGCCAAAATTCATCTTTATAGTTCAAAGAATATCTGTGCCATTTTGGAATTCTATAAATGTGTCCAACTTGTAAAGGAGCACTTGCTGTTAAAATATCTTCTCCATACTTCATACCATCAATATTAGAGGTACTTGTTGTTAAAAAGATATCGAAATCTCTAATCTCTAAACGCTGATAATAATTAACAGCTTCATCAAAAGTCCCTTTTGTATCATTTTCATATTCTTCTGTTTCTTCATTATAAACAAAGAATGTATTAGGTTCATATGTTATTGGAGTTAAAGTAATCTGATAATAACTCGCTTTTACCCTCGCCGCAACGGCGTCCGCAATTTCTTTATCAGAAGCGCCTGGTTTACTAACTACAAATTCATCTTCTACTTGTTTTCTCAAGTATTCTGTAAGCCATGCATTGTATGTAGCAGCGTTTACTTCAAAATCCATACTATATTTACCATTACTTGAAATATTAGTAATTCTTACATAAACAGAAGAATGATTTACATTATTAGCTCTTCTTCCAACTGGAATTCTAATAATTTCTCCGGTAGAGAATGAATTATTATCTTTTGTCACTAATAATTCTTTATCTGGATATGAATAAAAATATTTATCTGCTACTGTGCATTGATTTGGAGAGCCTTTATATAAAGACCCATCATACATCCAAAAAGCTTCACCATCTTCTAAAGACCCTGTGATATCATAAAAACCATCTTGAGTTTTCTGACTGTAATCTACTAAAACATATCTACCTGGATAAACACCATCACCAAGACGAGCGCCATTATCCATATCTCTCTTATTAGCATATGTTCTATCAAATTGGAAAGTAGTCTTTGAAGTGTTACTTATATTGCCATAAAATCCCATCTGTCACTACTCCTTTCCATCGTCATAAATAATATCAACAATAAGAAACGCATTATTGTTATCTTTAATTAGTTTCATTGAATCTACATCGAATGTTATCGCTGTAATTTCAGTATCACCTGCTAAATCTAATTCATAAATGCCAGTAGAGCCAATAATAATTGGCTCTAAAGCATTGTTTAAATAAAATTTAGTTCCAGGTAAAGCCTGGATACCAAGCTGAAGTACTGGGAAACAATCTCCGAAAACTAATCCAGAACAATAATGAGTATAAGAAGTAGGTACTAAACCGCCGCTTTCACTAGCGATTTGCTGAGGTTGGTTTTTTTCATTACCATTGGCACTATTTTCAACGCCATCTGCATAATAGCGATATTGTTTAATTCTATTTGCCATTTCTCCTTATCCTCCTTAATATAATCTTTCTACGGCTTTTGTCGCAGAAATATTCATTGTCCCTTGATATTGCAAAGGCAATGTAATCTTATTTATAATATATTCTCCATTGATACCACTATTATCGTCTTTTACTGAAATACGTGTATTAGGTTCTAAGTAATACACTGGTAAGGCGGTAATACTGATAGTCTCAGCACAATGAGAATATTGATACAAATTGTTATCCAAAACATCATATGCGGACTTGCCTCGCGCACTAATGTTAAATAGATTCTCAATAGCTGAATTTAAACGAACTATTGTATATCCTGGTCTTAAAGCTTTAATTTCAGCAATACGCATATCAACCATTGTAGAAATTATATCAGTTTTAATTTTATCTACGTCTTCTTGTGTAGAAACTTTATAATCATCTTTTATAGTTTCTTCCCATTTCGCTTCTGTTTCATATGCTTTTAAGATTTTTAATCTTTCTTCTTTCTTTAAAGTAAGAGGATTTACAAAAATCACGTTTGGAGTATCTCTAAAATAAATGGCTTTTACATTAGAGTCATTTTCAGCTTTTGGCCTATCTCCAACATTATGAGCTGAACACATAGCCATTTGACCATCACTTGTATCTAAGAAATCTATCCAGAAATTAAGTAATTCTGGTGATTCTAATACTGTTAAAGACCAATGTGAGTCTGCATCATACTCACTTGTAATTTCTACATAGTAAACATTTTCAACTTTATATCCACTTGCTTTTTCTAAGTAGTAATAATAAGTTTTATCAACAACAGAATTCCAACCTGGTTCTGTAAAATTAACAAACGAGTAATCTCTATATTCATTCTTTTTCAAGAACTGAATTCCTTTATCATATTGCATACCTACTTGACATTGCACAGGAGTAAAATATGTTTTTATAGGTTCTCCATTAGGTTTCTTTTTATTATAGTCTTGATTTGTAATTTCAACTCTCTTAAAAGTATGCTGATATTCAGGATTATAAATATCTCTCCAGAAGCTAATAATATCAGTATAATATTGTTCATACCCAGTAATACCAGTAGGATAGAAACTCTCTCCGGTCATAGGATTAACATTATTTTCAGCTACCCTAATTAAAAAGTCATCTTCCTCATGGTGATTGTAATAATCTACTGCCATTTGATATAAGATTTCTCTCCATTCTTCTGAGAATCTTCCTTCAAGATATTCCACTTCTTCCTCAATTCTATCGTTAACTTTTTCATCAAACTCTGCTTGAGGAATTGTAGGTTTATAAATATATGAAGTACCTTTTCCTTGTTCCGCTCTATTAGTAAAATAACTATAAGAGTGACCACACCCATTTCCATGGCCGGTATATCCCAATGTTAAATATAAAGTACCATTTGCAGTATAATTATATTCAACGTCAAAGATATAAATATTATATCCTTCTCCCCAAACTGTTCCAGGAGGGAACATAGAGTTCAAATCAATATCTCCTTTTGGTACATAATCTTGGCAATAACTGCCGATGGACCCGGTCGGATAGTCCCCTGTTAATCTTTTATAATATTCAGCCCAGTCGATAATCTCCCACCAATCTTCAGATAACCCATTTGGATTTGGAATCTTCTCATATTCCTCAATACCTTTTAATATCTCATCCATCATATTATTTTTAACTACTTCTTTTTTGAACTCCATATTTGCCCAAACTTCTCCATCATAGTTTTTATAATACTTTGGTTTATCATCTACTGCATAGCGCAAATGGATAGGAATTTCACTACCAGTCTGAGTTTTTCTAACTCCCCAAATAGAAAAATCATTCTTCAAATTGGATAAGTTAGGATTATTTTGGAAAGACGTAACGATGTTCGCATTTTCAAAATTATATGTGATAGCGGAGCTCTCAGTCAGGTTATCGACATATGTTTCACTATCTTCATTAGAAACGATATTGTTCCAAGAGGTATTCAAATACGTCTTTTGTTTTTGGAATACAAAACGACCATCTAAATCATAGAAATATTCAAAATCACCTAACATATTTTTAATCTTATCTAAAAGATTAGTTATTGTACTACCAACAGATAAGATAAGGTCGCCCGCATAAGTTAAGTCTGTCATACGGTATCCTATGGTTTCGCCATATTCTATTTTAATGACTGTGTATCTGCGCTCACTCTCCGCTCCGTCATACGCAACAAGTACGGTCGGATTGGTATGTTCAGCTAAATAATCTCCTCTATCATCATAAATAATTCGTGTGTCTTCTACACTTATTAATTCATCACTAACTTTTCCATCATCTTTAACATAGAAATATTCTTTTTGATTTGTTTGTCCGCCAATTCGAGGATTTGTAACTTCTTGAGTTTCACAATCAACTAAAAGATACATTGGCTCTGTACCTCTATATTCCATTAACTCAACACCATAATCTTCTAAATCGTTAATAATAATATTACTAAATGGCTCTCGTGCAAAAGTATGTACAGCGCTTTGAATAATTTCTTTTAAAGTTAATGCCTGATTTACATAACTTCCATCAGCTTGTTGAACATCAACAGTGCCGAAGTCTTGAGTTAAAGCTGTTATAACTCCACCCATTTCACCATTTAATAAGCTCATTTTATCTTTTCCTTGCAAAGATATCGTATAATTATTGATTGTTTGTGAAGTATTAAATGTTGTAATTAAATAAATACCTTGAGGAAACCAAATAATATCATCATATCTCGAATCTATGTTATTTCTTAATCCTATGAATAATTGGAATTTTGTATTCAATCCCCAATAATAATCATGGATATTCATTTCTTCGGCAACAAGGCTAAGAGAACAAGTTCTCCTAACCGATGAATTGCCGTCAATATTTATTGAGCCTTGAGTGACTTTACCAGTAATCTCCTCAATAGGCTTTTCTTCAAAGTTTAAGGAGATTACACGAGCAAAAACTTCACGTTCTTGCTCTTGGTCTAAAGCACGCAAAAAATCTTTATCTAATAAAGGATTTCTTATCATTCTATACCATTCTCCTCCTTATACTGTTTAATAGCTTTATCAAGAGCATCTACATAGAGATTATAAGCAGTTTTTACTTGAAGTATGATTCCATCAAGTTTAGAAGCCTTCCCAATAGCATCATAATATTTTTCTAAGTAATACTCATAATTAGCTTTCTTATTTTTCAAATCAGTATAACCTATACTATCATTTGTTTCCATAGAATAAGTTATAATTTGTTTAGCAAAACTCATTTCAGTAATAATACCATCATTTACTAAAATAGTTCTATTAGCAATATCGTCTCCATCTTTTAAAATATATTTACCAGTCTCAGCGATATTAACAACTTCATCATCAATTACTATATCAAATAATTCTGGAGTGATTGGTTGTAATCTATCCATTTTTGGGTCATAATAGTAATCAATATATGGAGCAAAATATTCAGTGGCTCTGTCTACAATATATTGCTCATTGTTAGATGGACCACCATTGCCAAATTGTTCTTTATAATAATAACGATAATCTGAACGTTTGCAACGTAAATGATATATTGCAAGCGGGTCCATTAATGATTTATCAAATTCTTGAGTGCAATCCATATCAATATAGAATCTTTGAGCCGCCTCAGTAAAATATTGAGGCTTCTCTTTATAATCTTGATAAGTAAAATTGATATATACATCTTGCACATCTCGTTTAATAAATCTTATAAACGCAACATGAAGAACCTCTGTTCTAACGTCTTCGACTAAATAAAAAATATTCTTTAATACAAAATTATGGTCTGTATAATAACCAGAAGGATAAGAGCCAATATATTGCTGACAAGGAACATCCTCAACATGGACTCTTTGAATAAGATTAAATACATTAGCCGCTTTTGAACGATAACTATATGTAATCAATCCTTGCGCCATGTCTCTTTTTGAGATTTTAATATATTCAAAAGGTTTCTCACTTTCTATCCTGTATGCACCAGTAGCACCAATCATAATTGAAACAGGTTCTTTCTCATCAGAATGCTTGATATAGATTACTGCGCCCGGTCGCATATCCGCCGCAGATAACGAATAAAATAGTCTTGTATTTAATTGAACCAAATCATCCATTTCTACATCAGTCAAATCATCAGAAGATTGTTGTTTAACTAAATCTACAGTTACCCATCTTGTTTGAGTTGAGAAATTCTCGCTTGTATCAATTAGATTATAATACATCAAATTTGTCATATCACATTTAGCAATTTCATAAGCTGTTGCTGAGAAATTATGAAGCATACGACCTAATTGGTCTTGAGGACTCAGTGAAACATTCATTAAACGAACAATATAATTTCCCTCTGTTGGAGAACGAAAAAGTTTTGGTTTTCCATTGTTCAACCAATCTAAAGCAGTTAATTTGAATAATCTTTCTGCTGTTATATTTTCTCCAGTTAGATTATAATTGTTCTCTGAAATTTTTAGTTCCTCTGCGCTCATAAACATATGAGTATCATCCATATGATATGAAATCAATCCAGAAATAGGGAAATCTTTATAGCTAACATTTCCATTTCTAATAATAGTTGGATGCTGTCTTCCTATAGTATCAACTTTGGTTTCTTGAACCGTAGTCTTAAAACTTGTTACTTTTGGATTGAAACGAATCTTTAATTGTTTCTCTCCATCATATAAAAAAGCATCCTCAAAATCTGAAAATACTGAATTAGAAATAATACGGTCTGAATAAACTCCACTATCATTATACTGTTGAAGAGAATACTTATAAGTAACACCTTGTTCAATAGTACAGTCTACAATTCCCCAATCACTTGGAACTATTGATTGAAGGTCAAAGCGTTTAAATTCTTCCCAAGTATAATTATTTCTACTTGAAGCTCTTGAAATTAAGAAAGCTCCGGAAATAATTGGGTCTTCAGTATCTAAAATACTTAATTTAATATGACCATTATCATAATCTAAATCAGCTTTTAATTCTGCTTTAATATCTGGTGATACTGAACGTCTTTGAATAATTCTATATCTTGGAGAACTTACTCTTAATCCATTTGTTGTAGTTGCGATGAATCTGATATAATATGACCTATTCATATCAAGGTCGCCCGCAAATATATGAGTTTCCGTTGACATATAAGAAACTTCATCATTTTGAGTATTATGAATAATCTCTCCAGAATCTTCAAAGATACTATCATCATCGTTATAAATAATAAAACGACAAGAATACATCTTTTCAGTAGTATCTCTACTTACTTTTGCACCAGATAATTTATCAGTATATCTATCTTGTGAATAAACACCAACATAAGAATAATTATGTTGATTGATTTGTCCAAATTCAAAATTTTCAATAGATACAGTTGGTTCAGTAGTATATTTAATAACTCCGACAGTTGAATAATATCCAATCTGCCCTGAAGGATGAATATAAGCTAATTGAACTTTATAATATTGTCCAACTTTAAATAATTTATATGTATCATCTAATCTAATATTAAAATCAACATACATATCATCCAATTTATCAAAACTACCTCTTTCTGTATCATTGGTTTGTACTGTTAAAGTAGTAAGATAATTACCACTTACAGTTTTAATCTTTAAAGCAAACCCGTCGACATCTGAAGCACTAACCGCCCTATTCATAGAAAAAGGGACTGATAAAATATCAGTCCCATAGAAGGCTGGAAGCGCCCCCTCTATTACGGGAGGGTATAACTTCACTGCCATAGTTCTTACTCCTCTTCTTTAATCATATACATAATTGCAGCCATCTGTGCAGAAGATAATTCAACAGAACCGAACCAGTCTAATTCGATTTGGTTGATTTTAACATCCTGCTCAAGTGAGAATAAATCTGCAAGTTCTTTATTTACAGTATCAATAACATCTTCTTTAAAAGTATAGTTACCAGACTCTTCATCTAATTCTCCGTACTTCTGTACGATTTCCATACGAGTCTTATCAATCTCTTTTGCCATCTCTACAATGCCATTCATATTTTTCTGTAAATAGAAATTTACCTTTACTGGTAAACTCATCTCATCTTTGAAAGCTTCTAATAACATTGAAGCTGTGTTATAAATGTCAATATTTGACATAGTTTTTGTAATTGCCATATCCTTTATCTCCTTTATAAATTTATTTATGAAGTGCTAATATCTTCTGTTCTTGAAGGCGGTGAACTTTCTGCGCTACAAGCTATACAAATACCATTTTTAAAAGTAATTGAAAAACTGGCTGAGCCGAGGCCAAATCCTGGGTCATAAGAAAATGAATATGTACCATCCTTAACACTGTTGGCAATAGTTTCTGCAAATCCTTTACCTATTTCAGCTCCTATTCGTTCCCCAGTGTCTTTATTATACCAAGCTATACTATGACCTCCACCTAATGATAAATTACCATTTCTCATGTAAAGGTCTCCACCTATTTTTAAATTACCATATAACTGAATCCATCCTACGCTATCATCAAAATATCCTTTTAATCCAATCCCTTTATTGTTTCCAATTGTTGTATCTCCAGCGATACCCCAACCTAACATAATTCCTAAATCAATACCAATACCAGCACTTCCTACATTTAAACCACTTACCCATGGATGTACTGTATCTCCACCCATTTTAAAATAACCAGTATCTTTTATTATTTCTATTCTACCATTTGTAAATAATGTAGTATTTCCTGTTTTAGAGGTTAATTTATCTGTATTAATTGTCCAACCGCCAATTTCTCCTCCATTTTCACTAAACTTATAATATTTAGTTTCGCCGCCACCTTTACTTTGAATATATCCTGTTACATCACAATTACCACTAATAGTAACATTTCCGCCAATTTCAACCGTCCCTTTAATTAATGCATTACCTTCTGAATGTAAGTTCCCAGAAGAATCCACCCAAAATACATTACTAACACTAATACCGCTAGTTCCTAAATATACTCCACCAGATGCTTTAAAAGCTCCAGTATATAATGCTGTATCTGAAATGGTAAATGGTCCAATTTTACCACCTGAAGTAGCAGTAATATGAGTGAAAGTAGCTTCACCATTTTTCTTTATACACCATGATGTAGTTCCGCTTCCGCCTTCTAAAGAGTTTCCACCATCACTAGCAGAAAAATTAATTTTGACTCCACCATTAGTAGAATTATATCCAGATGATTGCATATAATAACTTCCATTAGTAGCATAAAAAATATTAGTAGAACCATCATTTATTTGGAAAAATGGAGAACCTGTGCCACTTAATTTTACAAAAGCGCCAGAACCATTGTCATCATAAGTGATTAAAGTTCCATTGTTTAAATCAATCTTCATGCCTTTCTTATCACCAAAGTTAGAAGATTGTAAATAAAATCGACTTTCGCCCGCATAAATAATATCAATATTTTTTACAGCATCTCTTATTTGGAAGAACGGATGACCATTGCCGCTTATTCTTACATAGTTACCAGTACTATTATTATCATAGGCTTGAAAAATACCTTTTGCAATATCTAATTTTGCACCAACTTTATCTGCGAAATCTTCAGATTGTAAATAATATTTTTCAGAACCAATACGCATAATTTCTTTTGCATTTTCAGTTTTTATAACTAAATAAGGGTCAAGACTTTGTATTAAAACTTGACTATTAGTAGTAGTATACTTGAATCTTTTAGTATCAGTATTTTCACCTACTTTTTTAGCACCTCTAATATCAATAATACCATCATCAAGGTCAATCATCATACCAGTTTGACCTATGCTATATGACATTGATTTTATAATACCAGAATTACCATCAAATTCAATACGCCCCTTACCAGCTTTACCGAAGAAAGCAGTACCATCGTCTAAGAGTCCAAATGATTGTTGTCCATGATGATAACCATATACACCTGTATGGCTAATCTTATCCATACCTGCGCCAGTCTCTACATCACCCATTAAGACGCCGGTAAATGAATTATCATCCTCTTTTTTACCAGCTCCAATCATTGTTGCTAATATTGTACCATTTTTTTCATCAATTGTCAAGCTTCCGTCCCATGCGTTTAGCATTGCGCTCGGCCATCGATTCTGTAAAATTACTAATGGTTGAATCCAATATCCAGATTCTGTTTTACAAATTAAAGTAACTTTTTTACTTAAACCATTTAGATACATTCCAACAGGTCTAAGAATAAATGAACCATTATTTTGTCTTACAGTTGGATAATAAGGAGAATTATTTTCTTCATCATCATAAATAACTTTACATTCAGTTATTGTAAACTCTTCTCCTCCAGTAGTAAGAATTCTAAATGGGTCTTTATAGTAAATAGGATTACTACCTGAACTGTCATAAATAACTTGAGTAGGAACCTCTGCCCAAGCCAGTGCCACATTAGTAACAAATGGAATGGAATAATAAGAAGATAATGTAACAGTTCTTTGTTCAACTTTTTCTTCTAAATGTGTTGGATTACCTTCTTCATCTACAGTAGTAAAATCTAAACCATCTCCTACTTGCTTTCCGATTTCAGCATTGCCGCAATTAATCTCTGCTTCAACAATATTGTGACAAAAATTAACATAATCATCGTCTACATTACCACTAATTGCTCTTGCATAAACTGGTACAGCATAAATAGTCAACTCTTTTTCTTGGTCTACTGGATTACCATCTATATCAATATCACTTGTTCTAACGGTTTCTTTATAACTTAAAGTAGTATTTACACTAACTGTTAAAGCCTCTAATGTACCAGAAGCCCATCTCTTCCAAGTGATATTATCAATTTGAATTTCTTGATTATTATAATCAAATAAACGAGCTTCAACCATTGCATTTTGCATACCAGGAGTAACTGCAGAAAGTAAATTACCAGGAACAATAGTTCCATCAACATTCTTATACTCTCTTAATTGGAGTAATAAAGTTGTATCCGTACCATTGGTTCCATGAGGACCAAAAGCCATATCAGCATGCGCGCAATATGTTAAATTATTCTTGAATACATCACAATAAACAGTGTTATTAGTAGAACTTTGTTGGTAATACTTTTTAATCTTGTAAGTTTGTTTTACAGAGATTTGTTGAGATGTAGCATCTGCGCTCTGGTCATTATCATACTTACCATAATCTTCAGTTCCTTTTCTGATTAAATAATAATAACCATTAAAAGGAATTAAATCTCCATTACTATTAACAAGTCTAACTACCTGTCCGTCCAATACTGTTTCTGTTTCAATGTAATCAAGTTCTGTGTATTTCTTTTGCTCATCTTCAGAAAGACCATTAACATAATCTCTTGTTACATAATCCGTTCCTAAGACCGGCGCCGCAATCATTGTAGATTCGCTAGGAATCTTCCAACAGATAGTAGAAGCTTTATCTAAGTCAGGTTCGCCAGTCACTAATGAACTATAAACTGCTTCTAAAATTCTTGTCTTATAAGCCTCTCTTGTATTTAATAATTCATTAGTCATTCCGTAAATACAATAATTACCTTTTAATCCAACTTCATCCACAATAATTTGTAAACCTTGAACTAAATCTAAAGTAGCTTGATTTGGAACAAGAGTTTCATTTTGCAAAGTTAAAGTTTCACTATAATAATAAGTTTTCTTTGCCTTATAATCACTCCAAATTTGAATAACTGTGTTCTTGAATCCCTCTAAACTAGCCTCAATAACTTTCTTTAATTGTTCTTGAGAAGCTAATTGAGATTGATAATATTTTTGTTGGTCTTGCGGCAAAGCCTTTAATCTTGCAATTTCAGATTCAGCATTTCTTAAATCTTCATGTAATTTGCCCTCTTGAGTACAATTACCACTTTCGTCATATGTACCATATTGTTCTGCGTCACCTGCTTTTGCGATTGCGGAAGCCACTTCACTTTCAACCCATTTATCATTAGGACATTCAATAATTACTTTATATTTTTCATATTGTAAAGTAATATCTGGGTCAATAGTTAATTCTAAACTATTTAACGCTTCTGAGACTTCTTCCCAAAAATGTCCAGCGATATCGTCACATACACCTTCCTGTTGTTTGTAATGATACCAATGAATTGTTGCTTCATCTGGGTTAAAATCGTCTTCTACTTCAACTAAATGAGTTTCTTTATCATCAATAAAATGAACCCATCTTACTTGAAGTTTTTTGGTGTTTAAATTTTTATATACACCATCAACTTTTACTTTTTGAGTAGAAACATCATAAGTTTCTCCATCTAAAGTATAAAGGAATACAGTATCTTCACAGAATTGATTTGCATCAAATCCGAAAGATAAATATAAATCCTTCATAAATATATTATTTGGTAGCAGCACTCCTTCGTCCTCTGTTGCTATCTTATTTTTCGTAATATCATAGAAATTATTAGATTGATAAAATACAACTCTAATAGTTTCAATTTCAGTAATCATACTGATATCAAAAACAATTTCTTGAGAATAATATGTCTCAAAATTATAAATATCTCCATAAAATTCAGAGCTATCTAAATAATATGAATAATGTTTATTGGTAGTCCCACTACTATTACTCTTTGTAGTTTCTCTACTTGTAATATCAATACGAAGACCGTAAGAACCAGTAACTGGTTCAAGATAAGATAACCATGTTCTGAATTTTGCACTTAGACCCATTCTAGTGTATTCTTTTGCAATAGGTCTATCTTCATGCTCACTTCTTTGCCATTGCCAAATAACATCTTCATTTACTGGACCATTAGCTAAAAGACTATGCTCTTCAGTATGTTTATCTTCATTGGTATTGCTAATATAATTCTTTGTAATATCTAAATAACTATTAAAGGGCTCTACATAGGTGTAATATTCGCCATTCTCTTCAACATAACGACCAGTTATAATCTTACGATTAGAATAGTCGCCTTCTGGTATAGTTACATAGACAGACATGCCATTCTTATATGTTGTAACATCAGAATAAGCGATAAATACTGATGAACTATCTGTAACTTTATATTCGCCACGTTCTTTATTAGTATCATCAATAATTTCGCATAAAAGCGTCTTGTCATATTTTAATTGCCCCAATTTCTGCGCAGTTAAAATATCAATCGCTTGAAATAAATTATCTGATATATTTCCCATATTAAAGGCCCTCCTTTCTCTCCACTCTAAATATTTTTAAAATTATGTTTAGTATATTTATCTTAATTGACCAAATAGAAAAAGGGGATAGACAAAATTGTCTATCCCCATATATTTATTTTCTATGAGCGTATTGAGATGCCGCATTGACAAGATTATTAAATGCTTCTTCAATTTCATTATGATTTTGAACATTAGGGAACTCAGCATGGATTGTTACTTCTTGCTGAAGAACCTCATCATGGTCTTTAATAGTGCTTACACTAAGTAAGCTATTTAATCCATGACTTGCTGTTAAAGCATTCAAATCAATGGCATTACTAATATCTCTAATCATTTCAACTGCACTTAATAGATTTTCAGTATCACGAGCATTTAAAACAATTTCTTTCTGATGAAGCATAGCAAGTCTTCCTTCTACACCCCAAGAGCCAGTATAACCTCCGGTATCAAATGAACTAACCCATCCATATCTTGACCATCCTGGCTTCTTAGCAATACCATATGGATATTTAGAACCAGGAGCGCTATCTACAAGATAGAAAGTTCCATTTGTTGCGGCAGGTGGATGAGATTTATCTCCTGCGCCATTTGCGTCCCAGTGTGCCGGTTCGCTAATGAATTTTCCTCCATTATTTCCGTCTCCCGAACCTGAACCACTTCCAGAACCACTACCTGAGCCTGAACCACTTCCAGAACCACTACCTGAGCCTGAGCCGCTTCCAGAACCAGAGCCAGACCCACTGCCTGAACCAGAGCCAGAGCTTCCAGTTCCTTCAACTTCAGATTGTTTTGCAAGCAATTCATTGAATGATTCTATTAAAGCTTCATTTTTAGCAATCATTTTATCAATAGCAGAAGAATAATTCTCTTCCCAATTTGCAACAGAATCAATGATTTCATCCATGGTATCAACCATTGTCTCGCCCATCTGCTCGGCTGCGTCGGCCGCATTCTGAGACTCTTCTTCAACGGTAGCTACAGTCTGTTCAACTTGCTGTCCAAATTTATCTGTTGATGTACCAGCTTCATTCATAGCTCTCTCAGTATTGATTTGCCATGTTTGATAAGCTAAGTCTAAATCACCTAATAAAGTACCCTTTTGAGTTGGATTACCAATTGCATCATTCAATGCTCTTTGATAATCTTCCATAGAGGTAAATCCAGTTAATGAAGCTAATGCAGTATCATTGAATGAAATACCTAAATCTTCTAATGCATGATTTAACTGCTCTGAATGATAATCAAATTTTTCTTGATAGTAAGCTGTAATTCTTTCTACTTCTGCGTACCATTCATCTGTACCATATGTAGCTTGGATATTCTGAATTTCATCAGCCATAGCTTGAACTGTTGAGATAAGACTCTCTTGCATCTCTTTAGAATGCTGGTCAGCTAATTCTTGAATTTCATATGATTTATTTTCATATGCTTGAATTGCTGTACTAATCTTATCTTCATCAGCAGTATATACATAACCCCAATTACCTTCATTATCACGAGCCATGCGCACTTGAGATTTTATATTCTTAGCTTCTTCTAACGCTAATTCAGCTTGCTTTAATTCGTACTTTTTCTGCAACTGTTGTAAATCATATTCACTTAATTCAACACCAGTTTCTTCTATATCTTGAATCTCTTCTAATAGTTCTTTATAATCCTGTTTTGCTTTAATATTATCAGTATCATCAATGGATTTTGTAATATCACGAGCCAACTTGGCTAATTCATAAGACTGCTTGTAATCAGCTAAGTATCTTTCACTTTCTTCTTTTTGCTTATCAAACTGGTCTTGAAGTTTTGTGATACTACCTGCCTCGCCAGCCATCTTGTCTGTAAAGTTCTCTACAACTGAGGTTATAGTCTTCTCAAAGGCATCGGCCGCAGACTGTAAAGCATCTTCCCAGCTACTCATGAACTCTTCTTCGGCTTCTGAAATCTGCTCATCCATTTCATCAAGGGTATCTTGCCAATATTCAGCTAAATCTGTTAAACCTTGTGCTTGTGCTTTATCAAGTTCTTCTTGCGCTTTTGCACGAGAATCTTTCATTGCATCAAATTTAGATTTACTTGCAGATAACTTATTAATTGCTGTATCTACAGTTGACTGATTTAAAGCACCCATCAATTCATCTGTAATACCAAGATAGTCTTGACCAACAATATCAATAATATTCTGATAGCTTTGAGTAACAGATTGTAAATGCTCAATCTTAGAAGTTTGTTTGTCAAACTCAGAAGATAATTCTTCAAAAGCGGATAAAACTTTTGCTCTTACAGTTTCACGTAACTCTATAAGAGTTTTATTCTCTTCTAATAAAGCGCTTCTATAATCTCTCATAGCAGCAATTTCATCTTCTGTGAAACTCATTTGAGAGATTTTCTCAATAGTAGCTTCATCGCCAGATAAGAACTTATCTATATCACTTTCAGATAAACCATGATTTTCAAAGATTCCTTTTAAACCATCCTGATAAGCTTTAATCTTTTTCATTGATTGGTCTACTGATTGCCCCAATAGAGCAATAGATTCAGCTGCATCATATGCACTATCATCCATCTTATCTAAAAGATAATTGATATATTCTAATGAATCTTCTGCAACATTAACTTTTAATTCAACAACATATTGAACCTTTTCTAATGCTAAGTCATATAACTGATTTTGCATATCAATTAAAGTCTGCTGAGATTCTTCAAATAAATCAACAGTATCTTCATATTGAGAAATTTCATCTTTGAAATCAGAGTATCTTTCTTGCGCCTTTTCCCAAGCCTCATCAGCCGCTTCAATAGCATTATCATAAGCAGTGTCAGCCGCTTCATCTTTTCCACTACTATTATAAGCATTAACTGCTGCATTCTTCGCATTTATATAAGCGTCATATGCCGCATTATATTCAGCAACCTTTGCTGAAACCATCTCATCATAGTTAGTGATATTTCCGTTCTCATTAATTTGCGCACCATACTTACTTAAAGCCGCAGAATCTTTTTTAAGATTAGCTTCAATTTCAGATAAATATTGTTTTTGAAGGGCAATTTGCTTTTCTAAAGCTTTTGCCTCTTGGTTCATTAACTTAAGTTTGTCTTTACCAAATGCTCTATCTTTAGCTTTACTTATTTTATCTAATTCTCTAGTAATAGATTCTAATTCATTTTTTATCTCATGGTATCTTTCTGTTTCATCATTAATATCTTTTTTATCTTTTTCTTCAGCTTTAAAAGATTTTTTATCTTGTTTTTTAGAACCTCCACCGCCGGACTTTTTAGCTGTTGATGATTTTGGTGCTGTTGTTTTTACTCCTATGCCACCACCATAAGAACCATTTGGTGTGATAGTTTTTAAAGCGACTCCTCCAACTTTATTATGAGTAACAATATCAACAGTTTCAGGGTCTCCAATTACTGGCATACCATTATCATCTAATTTTACATTTGGATATTGATATGTACTTTCTTTATCAACTGTAGCTTCTTCTAATTCTACATCATACCCCATAGATTTAAAATAAGCTTGAGCTTGTTCTGCAGTCATACCAGCTGCATCAATCATTTGTTGGCAAGAATTAAAGAAACCAGTTTTATCATTTTCATCAATAGCAACGCCTACAGTAAATTGCTTATCATCCATGTTAGATATATATTCATTTAAAGAAGCTATATCTGCATCTAATTGAGAAAAATCTGTTGCACCGGTTATATTTAAAAGAATTTCTTGCCCAGCGATATCTCTTAATTCATCAACTGCGCCTTCGACTCCATTAGTAACATCATTGATTAAATCCCAATGTTTTTGAGCAAAATCGGTAGGTAATAAAGAAAAATCTTCTGTATCTAAATTAAGTATATCTTGCACTGCTGAATTAACTTCTGGTAGAATAGAAGAAACATCTTCAAGAGAAGCATCTGAATCAGACATAATATCATTATAATCATCCCATTTATCACATAATGATTTTACACCTTTTTCCATACGCTTATTAGCTAAAGCAACTTCATTAAGACCATCTACATTGTCTTTATAACATTCATTTGTTTCAAGTAATAATTTTCTATAAGTCTCAAATTCATCTACATCAATACCAAAATCTTCAGCTTTTTTACTATATTCAGCGTTTACACCATCAAAATAATCTGATATATCCCAATCATTTAAACCTTCTTTAAAAGACGCCCCAAATGCTTCAGCACTTTCAAATCCAAGGTCAACTAAATTTTGCTCGGTTAAACCAAACATAGCAGCTATATCTTCTCCAGACATAGCATTCATTGCATTTACTTCTGATTCGCTTAATTTACTATATAAAGAACTAAAATCAAATTCTCCGCCTTTAGCTATACCAGTAATAAAACTTTGGCTCCAATCAGCGCCATATTGTTCACCATTTTCAATAATTGAACCAAATATTTTTTCTGCATCAGCTTCTGATAACTGGGATTCTGCCATTTGGTCTGCCATCTGCTGAATAGCATAATCAGCAATTTTTTGAGCCCATAAAGTCTGAGCTTGCTCATTATCTACGTCTAAATTAAATGGTTTTCTGCTCGCATCAGTTCCGCTTAATTTAGTATAACCATTTTTATCTTTAACAGAAGTTATATTATATCCAAGAGATTCATAATATGCTCTTAACATTTCTTGAGCATTTATATTTCCATCATATGCTTGAGTAGTACCTTCAAAAATATCTTGATAATTATTTTTTAACCAATCTTCATTAAACTTCCCGCCACTAATATTAGAAATATAATCTTTAATATTATTTTCTGTTACATTACCAGCATCCCATGTAGAAACATTCTTATATACATCATTAGAAGCTTTTAACTCTTGTTCTTTTATCCAATCTTGGATATTCTCTCCATTATCATCAGATACTACAGCGGATATGGCACTTGTTATTTGATTAGCTAATTGCTCATTAACTTTACCATCTTCATCGGTGGCTAACTGTGATGCTACAGTTCCATATTTTGCATCTGCGACAGCATTCAAGATTTGTTTAGCATAATAATCACTTGCGTTAGCAGCTTCTTTAACACTATCACAAAAACCATATAAAGAAGGAAGAGTTTCATCATTTAAGAATGTTCCTAAATTATCTACTATAGTTTGAGATAATCCATAAGAATCATCACTATCTTGAATAGCTTGTCTCAAATGTTCAGTATCTAATTGCATGCCATCACTTTCTTCTGTAATTCTTGCAATTACATTAGATAATTCTTCAACTTGCTTTCCAGTTGATTGAACTGCTACAGCGCCGTCATAAGTTTGGACAACATAAGAACCAATAGTATTTTTAGCAACATTATCTGCATTAACTCGTAACTGAGCTTGGTCCTTATGCATTTGAGCCCCGTAGTATGACATTTGAGTAGAAGCTTCTCTTCTTGACAATTCTCCTTGAATACGCTGTAATGCATCATCATTTATAATTATTTCACCATTGTCACCTAATTTATATTCTCCAAATAATTTATATGTTTCAATTAATTCTCTTGCTTTTTTATTAGCTTCTTCTACAGCATTGGTCATTTCTTCAGTGCCAGATTCTAATTCTTCTAACCCCTTAAGACCATCTTTATAATCTTCTAAAGATTGTTTGAAAGATTCAACAGCAGTTGTCGCATCATTATAAGCATTTTGGGTAGATTCTAAAGTAGCATTAGCTCTTTCCAACTGCTCCTCATTAGTTACAATGGAATTACTTACAAGAGCAAATAATCCAACTAATGCTCCAATAGCAGCAATAACTAAACCAATAGGCCAAAGTACTGTGTATAAAGCTGCGCCGAATCCAATAGTCGCTCCAGTGGCTGCATTAGTCATTACACCTTCTTCAGTTACCGCAATAGTAACTCCTTTAAAACCTAATGCTGCCGCTATTGATGAAGTTACAGAAGACATTTGAGCAAGATTATTTTTACTAAATGCAGTTGTAACCATAGGAATTACCATTCCTAAAGTAGTCATTACTGCAACCACTTTTTCAAAACCAGACACATCTGGATTTGATAATGTATCAAATAATCCTACTACAGAACTAATCGCCATTCCCATTGTAGATAGAGTTTGAGCACAAGCTACTACACTTTGAGAATAACTTATTGAACCCTTACCAGCATTTTCAAATTCTTTATTCAAACGGTCAACATTCTTGGTAGCGTTATTTGTAGCATTATCATATGTATCAGTTTGATTTTTTAATTGAACTAAATTATTTCCTAAAGCATCTGCAGTTTCTATGGCAACACCAGTCTTCTTAGAAAAATTTTCAATTTGATTGCCCCAATTTAATTGTCTATTAACAGACAGTTCATCTAATTTCTGAGCAAATTGTTCAGCATCAATCTTACCTTCTTCAAAATCTTTTTGTAAAGATTGTAATTGACTGGTTAAACTTTTACTTACTCCAGGAGTTTTAGATATTTTATCTAATTCCTTTTGAAATTCTTTAGAGCTCTGTTTTGAAATCTTTAAAGCTTTTTCATATCTACTTATTTCTGATTGAGCCGCCGCAAACGCATCTGCTTCTTGTTTTAATTTTTTTCTTGCGTCACCATAATTTGATTGCTTACCAGATTTTTTAGCTTCCAATAATGCTTGTTTTGATAATTCACTTGTTTCCTGTTGAATTGTATCTAATTTTTTAGCTTCTTCAACAGCTTGTTCTTGAAGAATTTGATGAGTATCCATCATGATTTGGCATCTCTTTAATTCTTCTTCTGACATCATTTGTGAATTTTCTAATAAACTTTGTTGTAATTGAGCAGTTTGTTGTATATTTTCACTTTGTTGTGAGCCTTCAGTTGTTCCAGTCCCAAAAGATAATTGTGCTGTTTCTTGCCAAGCTTGTTTTTTGGTTTTCATCTCCTCTTCATATGCGCTAGGTTTTAACATTTTAATGTTATGAGCCATATTCTCTAAACCTTTTGCAATCTGAACTTGGAATACTTTTGTGGCAATGGCAGATAAAGTTAATAATACGCCTTTCACTCCTCCAAGACCGTCGACAAAAGCACCTACACCAGTTAAAAGTTTTTCAAATCCATTTAATAAATCTATGAAGAAATCATCATTTAATAAACTTGAATAAATTTTTTCTGCAGCGGCTCTTACTCTATCTTGAGCTGCTTCCCAGCTTTCTGCGTAAATATCAGCTTGTTCTTGTAAAGCACCATCAGCATTTTGTGCTGAAATAAGATTTTGTTGATAAAAATCCCAATTATCCATCAGAGCAACTAATTGAGTATATTGACGAACACCTGCTACAGTCTGCGCTAAAGCAACTTGTTGGTCTTTATTTAATGAACCCCATTTCGAACCCATATCATTTAAAATGGAATCCATATTTCTTAATTCTCCGTTTTGGTCTTTAATACTAATACCAACGGCATCCAATGCTTTAGAATATTTGTTTAAATCTGTTCCATCATCTAAAGTTTCTCCAAGATTTAAACCTTGAATACGAGCAAAGATAGTTTTAAATGCTGTACCAACAACATCTGCACTTTGACGAGTTGTAGCTGTTACTGTCGCTAAAGCAGCTGCCGCATTCTCGTAGCTTAAACCAATGCTATCTGCAACAGCGGCAAATTTTTCCATACCTTGAGAAATCTCATCAGAGCTTGATGCAGTATCAGCACCTAATCTTACTAATACATCAGCATAATGTTCAAGAGATTTAGTTCCATTATCAAAGTTATTCCAAATTGCTGTTAATTGGTCTGAAGCAGTTTCAGAACTAATTCTAGCTACATTAGCCATTTTAACCGTTACATTAGTTCTTTCTTCCACTTCTTTATCATTCAAACCTTGCTGATAGTAAATTAAAGATGCATTAGTATACTCTAAAGTAGTGGCATTTAATGCTTTTGCTGCTTTATTTGCCTTATCAGCGAATTTATCCATCTGGTCAACAGACTGACCAGTAACAATTCTAATATTATTTAACGATTCATTCAAATCTTGAGCATAACCATACGCAGAATGTAATGTTCCCATAAAACCATGCATTATACTAGAAGAAATTTGCCAACGAGCAGTATTTTTCATTGTTGTTACAAATTCATCTAACATTGCATTAGTTCTTCTTAAAGGAACTTCTGCATTAGAAATTGATTGAGCCAAAGAAAGAAAAGCTTGATTACCTGCTGGTCCAAGCTTACTTAATTCTTCTCTATATTTTTCTAATGACATACCACTCTTTTTTAAAGAGTCATTAAATTTTGTTAAATCTAATTTACCAGTATTTACATTTGTAGCTTGCTCTAATTGAACTTTTAAGCGAGCTGCCGCAGATGTAGCATTAGAAATATCTTTTGTAATCCCCAAACCAGAAGTAGCATTAGCTTTCATGGTTGAATTCATTAAATTAGTTAATTGATTTTGCAAGTCTTGTAATTGCTTTCTTGCTTGACTTGTATCGGCGGTAAACCCTAAACTAACATTTAACTGTTTAGCCATTTCTTTACCTACTCCTTTCTCTCCGAATTTATTTTTTTATTTGCAAATAAAAAAAATAGGGATAAGAGTAATATCTACTCTTATCCCCATTACTCTATTATTACTTCAAAAAAGTTTTAATAGAATGTATTTAATTAGCCCAATTTGGTCATGATACCTTTTAATAAAGCAAGATTTTCTGGGTCAGCAATTTGTTTCTGAAGTTCACTTGCATCAAGACTTAAATTACTATAATCAGTACTAACTGCATCTAAAATACCCATAATTGAATTGTTATATGAATAAATACTTTCAATAGTGTCCATTGTTGTATCTAAGATATAATCATATTCACTTTGAGGAATCGCTTCCATAATAATATCATATAAACCAGAAGAAATGATTAAATCATATAATTTACAAACATCTTCTTTCTGTTTATCAGTAAAGTTAATATTTGTATATGTAAACATCATTTCCAAAGCTAAGAAAATATGAATTTTACCAACATTATAAAACTTCATATCATCTGCGCTCTGATTTAAAATTCGACTAATCATTTCTAATTTATCATTGATTGGTAAGTATTGCTTAACCTCAATATCTTGGTCATTCCATGTTACAGTTTTTACTTCTGTATTTGTTTTTAAACCAAGCTTTATAAAACTAACTTTTGCCATAATAGCCTCCTCTATCACATCTTTTATTTATATTATACCAAAAATTTTCTCTTTTGTCAAGACAAATTAATATTTTGGCTCATATATACGTCCAGAAATGCTTTTACCATTTGTTTTATAAGATGTCATATATAATTGTGCATTATCTCTTAATTCTTCTAATTTTTGAGACATAGTTGTTAATAATCTACTTCTAGTAGATAAGAAAATATTATTATGACCAATAGCATCTTGTAAATGATAAGCCACTAAATATCTATTTACACTACGTCCTTCTTCATTATCAACATGATGAGTTACATTTCTTCTTAAAACATTTTCGTGATATTTAGTAACATCAATGTCATCACCATCTACCATAAAAAATTTATTCAAATTACCATCGTAAAATTTTATAGGAGCATTACCAGATTTTACGGAAATACCAACAGCACCAGGTTGAATAATATCTTCATATATATCTACAGGGATATTAACTCTTTTATTACCTTCTTGATTATTTAAAACTGATTGTAAAGATTTTTTTGATTTATCAGAGAATACAATCATAATATCTTCTGCAATTTGTCTGCGGCTTCCAGACCCCATATTACCAGTATTAATTGATATTGCGCCAGTTGCTTCTATATCATCAGGAAAAACATCTTTTAAAGCTTCCATAACGGCCGCTTCTAAATAAGCACCTTTTAAGTTAGATAAATAGCCGGTAAATTTCTTTTGGTTATTAGTGCTTTTTATTTGATTTATGCGAACCATAATTTTCGTAATCCAGTTATTCAAATCTTGATTTGATACTAAATTTGTAGCGTCTTTCGCAGAAACAATAGCTTTTCCATAATTTCCATCTGCAAGAGCTTTTAATCCAGCTATAGATTCTTCTTTACCAAAAACTTGCAATTCTCTATCCAAATCTAAAATCATTGCGGCTACTTGTTGTTGTATTTGTGCGGCAGTTGACGCAGATTCTTTTATTTGTTCAAAAGAAATCAAAGATTCAATTTTACTAATAGCATCATTAATTTCTTTATCTTGTTCTGAAGCATTTGTCATAGTAATCAAATCCTCAATAAAAGGCTTAGCTTTTCCAGATAATTGATTTAAGAATGTCTTTTCTCTTTGACGATAAATTTGAATATGTTTATTATATAAAGCTTTTGTTAAATCTTCACTTTTTCCCATATATATCTCCTTTTTTACAAACGAAAAAATGGGGAAGATACCGAAGTATCTTCCCCTTAATTTTCCTTAATCATTTAGATTAGGCAAAGATTGTTCCTAATCTGTGGTCAGCTAAACTCTCATCAGCAGAACCGATAATCTGGATAGCTGCAAGTACTTTCTTAGAGCGGTCAAATCTTGTATAATCTGGGAACGCATCCATTGTGAAAGTAAATGTTGATGGGTCTCCTGAAGACGCCATAGTGAAAGTGAAGTTAGACTGAATCTTGCAGTTAGGAATGATGAATTCTGCAGGTAAATCTTTACCATCCTGAGTACGGAATAATGTAGAAGACTCTAAGTAGAAGTTACCACCGAACTTATCTGCTGTGATTTCAATCTGCTGTGCGCCACTCTTGTGCTCTACATAGTAATCAATAAGAACTGCATCAAACTGATTAGCTGCAGGTAATTTAACAGTAACATCATGCTCACCAGCATTACCGTGAACATCAGTAATATTCTGGATACCTACTACGTTCTCTTTATCTTCCCAAGTAGCTTCAGAAAGAATAAATGGCTCAGAAATAATTTCACCATTCTTCATAAACATTGCATAAGCGTAGTTCTCAGCTTTGTTCTTTGGTAAATATGCTTTATTAGTTAAAGCAACCTTAATTACCCCGTCAGTAGAAGTATCACAGTCAACAACATCAACTGTTTCTGTAACATGCTGATATACTGGAGTATCATTACCAGCTTCTACTAAACCAGCACCTGAAAGAATCATGAATCCTTCTGGAGAAATAAGAGCATCTTCCATAGTGAAGGTTACAGTTCTTTCACCTTCCCATGCAACCAAACGAGAATTACCACGACCACCTTGTGCATATACAGTAGTAGCAGCACCTTCCATGCTAGAAGTCTTTAAAGTATCGAAATAAATTACAGGCTCGTTAGGGTAGAATGTCTTATTACCAATCTTTTGAGTAGTCTTTGCTTTCAAAACTACGTCGCAAATCTCACGAACACCAAATTTCATAGTGCATATTCCTCCTTATTATTTTAGTGGATATTTTTCATCCAATCTTCGGGTTGGGAGTCTGGCTTTCCACCCGCTAAACGAGTACGAATGTTCAAATCCCAATTTGTATATAGTGTATATCTTTCCAATAGGTCATACAGTTGATACATTGTACAATCTATTAAATTCTGTAACGACATGGAGTTTAAACCAACAGTCAAGATTGAAAGATATCTACTAAACGTACTTTGATTGCCACCCCCGTTTTGTGCGGCAACCCTTTGACGACCTCTCATAAGCTTCTCCGCAATCTCCCTAGCCTTTTCATCTGCTGGGTTGAATGCTTGCTGGTCCATCGGACCGGTATTCGCGCAAAAAACAATTCTGATAGCATTTTGCAATGCTTCAAAATTCTCGCTATCAACCATGGGAGAATCGTTTTCACCTTTAAAGAGTATCGAACGAGGTGTCATCATAACATTATATCGCGGAAATAGTAGTGATAATACCTGAATCACACTCTTCTTTTTATCGACAGTTTCTTTCTCTGTCATCATCGTCATAAATATTTGAAAATTAGTCACCTCTGATAGAGCATCTTTGTCCTTTACAAACATGCTTTTATGTAAACATAAACATTGAACCCCAACAAAAAAATCGTCTTCTCCAAGGTAAGAAATTTCTTTAATAGAGGGTTGGTGAAGAATTAATCTACATTCAGGAATCGGAATGTCAGAACCCGCCATTAAAGCAAGTCTAATATCCATTATTCATCATCTTTCATATCATTTTCCACATCTTCAAGAATTTCTTCAAAATGTTGGATATCATTCTTAATTGGAGTGTAAGCATTTTTATCTTCTTCACCATGAATTGCGGCATACATTAAACTAATACCAGCAAATTCATCTGTTAAAACGACTTGGTTTGCACCAATAAATTGTAAAGTGCCAATTCCACTTAAATATTTATTGTTGAACATTGAATCAATTTCTGCGGCAATTCTATATGGTCTTAATTGGAAATTTCCAAGATTCCATTGGTCAAAATGGCAGATAATATCAAAATTAACAATATTATCTCTGTATTCTGGATTGCTTGCATTTGGTGTAAAGTTATCAAATGATATTACAATATAATTCAATATAGTTGGGTCAACAGTAATTTTAGGAACAATTTTTATAATTCCTTTTTCAATCATTTCTGCAACTGAAATATCCGGCGTTTCTTGGCTTAATGCATCTTTTGTGGTATTACACAATAATCTCTTTAAGCGAGAACACTTTTCCATATTGCCGGTAATGATAGACATATCCTTTTCCAGTGACAAGAAACTTGATTTTGGGGGTGCGTATCTATCAATCCTCATAATCTAGACTCCTTTAACTCTTAAAATAACGATTCTACAACAACCGTTTTAGTAAAATTACCATAAACCAATTCAAACTGTCCACTATAACTATTATTCCATTCAAGAGTAATTTCATTAGTCTTATCTGGATTAATTATATATTTAACTGGATAAGATGGGTCTATTGACCAAGTACTATTATTGATACCTTTATAAGTATATGTATACTTTTTACGTGGCTTAATAAATGTCTCTCCCTCAATTAAAATGTCAACATTAGGCTTATTAACATTATAAGGAATAGATTTAAGTCCACCCGCAATACCTTCAATAATATTATCTTCTGACTCATTAATATAATACTCAACTGCAGTAATTTCTAAAATACCAGGAGTACTAATACTGTCAGTTGCTTCGACTCTCCAACATACCCAAGGTATAGTATCAAAATTTTCATCCAATCTGTGAATATAAAAGGTTGCATAGCGTTTGAAATAACTTATAGTTTTTTCAGTTTTTGGTAATAATATATTTAATGAATGATTCGGCTCATCTACGCTTATACCATTCTTTTGTATAAAGTTAATTTTTGTTTCTACTGGACCTCTGACTGCGCCATATGTTTCTTCAATAGTAATCATATTTTTAGTTGAGTCTTCAAAAGGGAATTTAATAGCATAAGAGCATTTTCTTATATCCCCTCTGAAATATGCCAATTCAGTTAAATCCTGTAGATAAATTAACCAATAAGTATTAGTCCCTTCCCATTCAAACACATCACCTGGTTTAAATCCAGCTTCATAATAAACGGAAACTACTTTATCATCATAGTCTTGCTTTAATTTATTCGGGTTAATTAAAGCTCTAACTGGTTTATCTTCAGTATCACTAATACTTTCAAAATTATCATTATCGCTATTTTCTTCAAAAATAACCTTTTTTATCGTTGCGGCCTGATATGAATACAATAATGCTTTAGCTAAAGAGCGCATCTTGTCTTTAATCATGCGGGCTTGTTGCGACGTTCCTCCAAAGTGCTTCAATATTGTTCTCTGATTATCTAGACCAGCGATGCTTTCTTCGACCTCGTCCGCTATTCCATCCCCTTGAATCTGAATTTTCTTATCAAAAAATCCTAAACGCCCTTTCATTAAGTTAAGAGAACTATTTTTATTCTCCATGACTTAACTCCTGTAAAATACTGATACATTCAAAAATGGTCTTACGATATAATTCAAAAGTAGTTTCTTCAACTCGTAGACCTTCTAGCTTACTAAGCATTTGTAAAAAAGAAGACCCAATGAAAATTTCATTGAGCCCTGCAATTTCTAATATTACTGTATCCAATTGTTTCTGCCAATCTTCTTCATGTTCGCGCATAGGAATCAACTTCCATAATTGGTTGGTTAAACGCTGAACATTCTTTACAATTTCTTCTTTATCGAACATTATTCCGTACTTATCAATCAAGAGCACTGTTCTCCCTAAATACTGACCAGTTAGACTTAAATCCTTCTTCAGTCAGTTTTCTACGCTTATACAAGCGTTGCATATGCAGTGATTCTCTCTGTGCTTCTGATAATAAACTAAGAAGCTTTGCCAAATGGTTAGCCTGAGAGGTAAATTTAAAATCAGTACCACTGTACTTCATTCTTGTTTGTTCGATAGAAGATACTTGTCTCTGAATCCAACCTTGTTTCATTAAAAGAGCAAGTATATTTTGTTCTTCTGCGGTAAGGTCGGCCGCAAAAGCAGATTTCTCAACAATAACATCAGGTATTTGAAGACCTTCGTCCTCTGGAATTTCGTTCCAAATAACGCCGATAATAAAATCTCCATCAGATACTTCATTTTCTGGGAGAACTTCTGTTTTTATATCATAATCAAACAGGTCTTGTCTAGGGAACTCAAAACCAGGAATTGCGTCCATTAATAAATTCTGCAAATCTTTAATGGTATCCTCTGGAGTTAACTCCATATACATATCATCGGTAATTTTTCCAAGAAAACGATTATAAATAGCTGAGAATTTTGTTCCTTCAGCCATTTTTGTCCTCCTTACTAATTACTCTTAGGAGTAACTACATTATATTTTGAACCAGTTGTTCTACGTCCAGCTGGTGGAATTTCTTCCTCTTTCTTTACCCTACGTTCAGTTCCTTGCTTTAAAATTGTTTCCTGTTCATCTTCTTTATCTTCCATGCTATGCTTAATAGCTGCATCAACATCGAAGCCAGTCTTTTGTTTTAAAGCCGCTCTCTTCTGCATATCATATAAAGGTACAGTAACACTTAGAGATTTGATTAAATCAATAACACCAACTGGCGCAAAATCCAAAGCATCAAGAAATTCATCAAGACTACCATTTGTAATCAAGTTCTTAACATCTTCCTCAGACATATAATACTCAGGCTCAACATTCTTCATTAAATTTGCGCCTCTCTCAATCTGTAAGAAGTTTGTTAATAAAGCATTACCACCTGCAACATAAGATAATTTCTCAAGTTCATCTAAACTAATCTGTTTAGTTTCTCCTGGTGCAAAAGAACGACGAACTCCAGTGTCTGGAATTGTATATCCAACAACACTTGTACTTCTATTTTTTACATTAAACATTTTTGCCATGTTTTTATTCTCCTTTTTCTCTTCAAAACTAAAAAAAGGGGAAACGGGGGTTTATCCCCATTTCCCCCTTTTTATATTTCTATATTCGGTTATATTTTATTCCAGTGAATTATTCCTGGGTAGGAGCCTGTGCAGGAGTTTCAGTGGTTGTAGTTACGTTAACATTAACAACAGGAGTTGCGTTAACATAAGCAGAACTGTCAAATACAGAACCACGTAAATCCATCTGACCAGCTAATGATAAATCACAGTATGCACAAATGTTATTAGCCATCATAGCAACTACTCCAACCTTCTTATAAACCTGAATCTCACGTGAACGGTCTTTATTCACATATTCATCAACGATTGTATTTCCTTCGAAAGCAATCTTAACTGGCTTACTATCAGCACCTGAAGGAATAATATAGCAGTAACCTGGGTCAACACATTTCTTTGTGTTAGTTTCATCTTCAAGACCCTGTGGAAGGATAACTACTTTACGTCCCTTGTATGTAGCAAGATGACCAGTATCCCATAACTGCTGTTTCATAGCTTCAGTATATCTCCATCCCTCAGAAGGAACCATCTTTACTGCGAACTCATAAGTACAGTAAATTGTAGGCTCACCATAAGCAGAAGCGATAACTAAAAGTCTATCGAACTCAGTCTCATCGAAACCTGCATAAGCTACCAAGTTAGCTGGAGGCAACTGGTTAACAGAAGCCTTAAGTGCATGACCAACTTCTTTGAATACCAATTCATCCATACCATCCATGATAATAGCAGTAACCTCAGCGAAGTCTACACGACCATCAAGGAACTCCTCAAATCCAATCTGAGCAGCGCCACCGATAGCAGATGTACGAACTTCGAAGGTCTCATCTTCGGTAGGACCAAGTTTGAATACTTCGTAAATACCAGCTAATCCAACACGAGTGATGAACTGCTTAGCACGACTACGAGTATCTCTCTTACGTCTGAACAAAGGCTTGTCGCCCTGTGCAAATGTTTTAACTTCAGCGAACTGCATGTAAGCTTCAGTAACTTTCTTAGGAAGAATGTCATCAAGAACTTCTTCAATTACTGCGAAAATTAAGTTCTTGTTCTCTCTGTACAAAGAATATGTACCAGCATATTCATTTAATTCTTGACGAAGTGTCTCATTAAGAGCTTCATAGCTGAAACTCTCTCCACCGTAACTGTAAGATACAGGAGCGGAAGGGTCAGCTTTTGCTACAGTCTTCATTAACTGTACTAAATCGTTTTTATTCAAAGCCATTATTCTCTACTCTCCTTTCTTACGCTACACGCATAATTTTAACTGCCTTTTGATGGTCAGCTAATGTATATACTTTAACAACTTGCCACTGCATAGATGCCTTATCAGCACCAGCCTTAGCTAAGATACCGTCGGTTGCCTGAGGTGTTAATAAATCACCTACTGCAAGAGTCTCTTCATTTACACAATTAGTAGTTAAGATGTCACCAACGTTTGTCTTGTAAACACGTGGAACCATTGTAGTACCAGTAGGCATCATCTTCTCTTTGTAATCATGAAGTCTCTTGAATAATTCTCCACCCTCTTCAGAGTTGATATCACTCATCTCCCAGTAATCTTCAACTTCACTAGCTACTGAGTAGTCAGGAGTTTCACCTGTTACAGGATTCTTAACTGGATTAGGGTTGTTTGACTGCCAGAAACGAGTAGGACCAAATTCTGATTCCGCTCTATCTGGGTCATATGGGCTGTAAACACGAGCACCATAGTTACCTTTTAACATTGCGAATTCGCAATCTAACTGATGCTCTCTATAAAGTTTGGTTTCATTATATACAAGCATCCATTCGCCAATTCCTGTAAAGTTAACTAAGCCATTAGCATAGTCATACTTAACGAACTGACCTTGCTCTAAAACGTTAATAGCAGCGTCTGCAGGCAACTGAGCGTAAATCTGACCAGTTCTCTGAGCAGATAAGTGATTTGGCTCAACCTGAGCATAACCCATATCTACATACTTAGCCTGAGACTTAATATGCTGTTTTAAAAACTCTCTAAGCATTATGGTATATCCTCCTTAAAAATTTTCTAATTCATGCTCTTCGCAACATCACGAAGTGACTTTACCCAAGCAGGCACATTATCATCGCCCATATTGCCATCTAAACTAAAAGTAGTTGGTTTTGTTTCTGGCTTATTATCATCTTCAAGGTTAAAACTTACCTTGTTGCGAACACAAATAATTGAAAGCTTAGCTTCAATATCGTCAAGAGAATAATTATCAATATTCTCAACAACGTCTTTCTTCTCTTCATCAGAAAGCATGTAGAAGCTTGCAATCATAGCTTCCTTATCTTTTCTTTCGATATTCTTTTTGAATTCTACTAAAGTAGAAAGTTCAGCTTCTAAAGAAGCAACTTTATTAGCAAGGGTTTCTTTTTCTGATTCAAGAGCAGAATATTTTTCAACCAGCTCTGTATATTCTTGAATTTCATCAAGATTATATTCAACTTTTTTGCCCTCACCGCATTCACATTCTGATAATGGTTTACCACATTTTTCGCAAATGTCTTCGCCACCCTCTAATGAATGCTTTGTTTTCTTCTTTTTCTTCTCTTCATCATCATCGTCGTCTCCAGTGCCTTCGCCACCTTCGCCTTCACCTGAACCCTCTTTTTTCTTCTTATCTTCCTCGTCCTCTTTTTCCTTCTTGCATTTAGCATACTCAAGCTCATAAGCTTCAACGTCAGTTAAAGCGAATTGAGGCTCGGCCGCAGGAACATAAGTTTTAGTTACTTCAACCAATTCGGCAGAAGCAGCAAAACCTGTATTGTCATCTAAAGAGAAATTCAGTCTAAAATACTTACTGTTAGAACGATTCTGAAGAATAGCAAATTTCTGGCTTCCCTCTTCATAGATTCCTTCAATTCTGTAAATAGAGTCATAAACACGACCTTCCTCGTTTGCACGTGGATAAGTCTTCTCTAAATAAGAATATAAAGCGCTCCACAAAGAATCGCCGATTTCAACTGCGTATGTATTAAACACAGGCGCTCCTCCTTCATTTAGAATTTCTTTCATTTCTTCCATTAATGAGAATAACTTATTCTTGAAATCCTCATCTAATGAGAACTGAATTTGTGGTGCAGTGATATTTGAACCCTCAAAGCAAGGTTCGCAATCTTCACCTAACACACAAAGTTTTGAAATTATTGCCTCATTTATAATAAAAAATTGAGGTTTTCCTTTACTATCTTTTGTCCAAAACGCATCAATTAAATTGTCATCTAATTCCATAGACTGATTATTACCTTCATCTATGATACGTTTAGATTCTGGATACTGTCCAGTCCAGATATAACCTTCGGTCATTAGATACTCACGTTCTACTTCTCCATCATCTAAAAACTTTTGGAACCAAACCTTAGCATTTAAGTCTACAAAACCATAAGGTCTTGTGTTATCTTTAATTCTGAACTGTCCATTAGAAATATCAATAATTCGGTTGTGCTCTTCAAAATCACCTTTTGCTTCGTTGAAATAACCTACAATCGGACTGCCTGGAAGTGAATTCGCCATATTTTTCGCAACTTCTTTAGTAATAATACTTTTATTACGATTAGGCTCATCACTTACATAACAGACCTTAATTTGACACTTAGAAATCAGTGGATTCAGAGGAGTAACATTAATAAACTCACAAGGAGTTTCTAACTTTACACTTGTATGTTGCATAGCGTCCTCCTAACTCATAGATTCTTTGTTTTGTATTGTTTTTTCACTCTTCTGGTCATCTGCTTTTTCCGGACGACCTGCTGTTTTTTCTGAAGTCTGCCCTTCTACAGTTTTTTGAGAATTGCTTGATGTTGATTTATTATTTTCGCCCGAACCTTTTAAATCTTCCATACTCATAGTAGAACTCATTAAAGGAGGAATCATAATCTCACTCAAGTGTAATACATTATTCTCAAAATAAGCAGTATTGATAATTGAACTCTGTGAATGTCCAAGAGCAATTTGAGGTAACATCTTAGAGTAACCTAATTGAACATGCTCTTTATATAACTTAGATAACTCTTTATAGTTATACTGAGTTGTCTCTAACATATACAATCTAAAATTGTATTTCTTTCTCTGTGTACTTCTTGATTGAGCAACGCCATCAAAAAACATAGCAAATTGCAATAAAAGATTTCTTACAGAGCCTTCATCATTCAAGATAGATTTTTCAAGCGACAAATTACCATCTGTATTAAACAAATTCTGTGAAACACCAAGAGAGTTGAATACCGTTCTTTCAACCTTTGATAAATCATCAACTGTAGTCGCTGTATTTTTATCAGACATATCTATTGCTTCAATGTCTGCGAATGTAGTTAACACGTCAACACCAATAGCTCGGCGCAACATTTCAACTGCATTATTATGAATATCTCTTGCTTCATCAACATCAAAAATCAAATCACCATTCTTGTCCATTGGAAGTTTTTGAACTACAATTTTCAATAACTTCTGCATTTGTTTTCTGCGGTCAAGGTCTTGCGCAGCGTCCAAATCAAGAATAGCTGGAATTGCGTTAACGAATAATGGGATATCTCCATTACCAAAACTAAATTTTATTGTACTATCTGGGTCCAATAGATACCAACTTGAATCCCTATCATTTGCAATATCTGGCTTTAAACGACCTTGCTTATAAGCCACATATCCTTTTGCAAATTCATCCGGGAACATCTTAAGGACTTTCATACGATAATTAATATCTGGGAATTCTTGGTCAAAGAATTTCATACTAAATTCTACTGCTGGTCTTCCGCCAATAGTATAACGTACTCGACAATATTTAATCGGCAATTCCTGCAATATTAATCCATCTGATGATGGAACGATATAACCATAATAAGCACCATACTTAATTACAGTTAAAGCAATATCGCCGCAAATCTTCTTAATATAAGAATTGTCTAAGTAATTTAATACTTTAGTAAAATCTTTAACTACTTTTTCTTCCTTAATATTTTCATCATATATCTCTGGCACTACATACCAGTCGTATCTATACATAGTTGCGAAATAATCACAAGCTCGTTTATAAATACCACTGGTTTTGTAGAAATAGTTGGATATCTCGCGCAATTTCTCAGCATCATTATCAGCTAATGCTTTAAAAATTGTACTTTTGTCAAAACGATTTTTTGCAGCGCTTCGCATCTCTCCAAGATTAAGAACTGCGTCATCTAAAGTTTTAACACCAACTTTAATTTTACCATATTGAGTAGTCCCCATGTCAAAGCCTTTGTTATGTATCTCGTCTTGTCTGGAATCTTGAACCACAATCTCTTCATTTATAGTATTGTCCAAAATCCTACCTCCTTAATACCCGGCTTTCTCCATAATATAATCATAGGAAATTAGGTTTTCTTCAGTGTATGGAATTTCAATTAACTTAAAGTCATGTAAAGCGCAAAATCGTCTTTTTTGATTATCATTGTATTGCTGTTGGTAAAATCCACGCTTGCCGCCAAACTTCTGGCTTGGTTCATAGTGTTGTTTACCTTGATATTCAATCATAAAATCAATACGTCCATCATCATCAAAAACAACAAAATCAAATCTCAGAGGTCTCCCATTAGGACTCCTTAAATCAGGAAAGCTATATTCCATTCGGAAATTTAACCCAGCTTCTTTTAAGATTTCTTCGATTTTAATTTCACCACGTGAAGCTCTCATAGGACCCCTCCTTTCTAATTTAAGAAACACCAATCTTTAGCATTAAATTTCTTTTTCTTTTTCTTAGATTCTTCTTCTTGCTTTATATAATAAAGTCCGTATTCAAAAGCTGAGAATTTATCCTTTCGGATACCTTTATTTGCTTGTTTCAAAATGATATTTACGCCTTCATTTTCTTCTCGTAAGTTCATCATTTCCTCTTTTAATATGGAAGTTAGGGTAAATGGTTTTAAATATTCTGCCCTTTCTTCAGGTTTCATATTCTGACCTACCTTAGTTCCTAATAACTTTGTTTTAGCAACACGTTCATCAATAAGGAATTTAATCTTACCAGAAGATAACTGCGACTGCGCATTTGCGTGAGCCTCAGTATTAATTGGCGCATTTGCTTTAATAATATAAATAGCATCCTGTTCGCAATTAGCTGTTTTATATTTCTTATAGAAACCTTCATCATCATTATAGATTCCGAAGTCTGGATAAGTATCTCCGGTTTCTGGGTCAATTTGTGGTTGAACCATATAATCAACTAATCCAATACCAAGACCGTTACCATCAATTACTAAGCGTCTTGCTTTATACTTATAATATAACTGTTTTAACTTAATAGCCTGAACACCAAAGTGTTCATCTGAGAAAGTATAAATATTAACAAGTGATTTATAAGCAGTACCCATTTGTTGTGGAGTAACCTTAAATATACAAGCTACAGTATCACAACCTTTACGTCCAATATCGGCTGAAATTACATAATAGCTTGCCGCAGATGACCTACCAGAATGCTCATGTTCAGGTTTTTGCAACTGTCTGTTGCGGTCAAAGATATCTCCACGGAAGAAAGCATCTGCAACTGTTCCAGTCCATTTACTTTCATATTCTCTATCGAATGAAGCTTCATTGAAAGTTCCATCTCGTTTTAAGTCTTGCAAGAAGTTTTTATCAAGCAATTTCATTAAAACAGGAATTCTCCAAGTTCCACCCATTACCATAGCTTTTTCCGGTTCAGTAATCATCCAAACCAGTAGTTGAATTAATTTATCATAAGCAAAAGTATTTTTAAATCCAGCTGTTGTTACATAAATCTGCGATTTATTTAATGTCTCATCTGGTTGAGTAGTACCATCCATACATAAACGAGATACGTTCATAGTAGGAATAATAACCTGCGAAAGGATGTCTCCATCTACACCTACACACTCCTCTACCAGACCGCCATGTCTACGTTTACCTCTCGACTTCTCGGACGCCGCAATATTGTCGAAATAAGAACCATTCTTAAAGACATAGCATACATAGTCTTTACCTTCTCTAGTCTTACCCGGTCGTCTATCCAATTCACGCTCAAATGCCGGAACTAGAGTACATATTTCAGTAACTTTTTCTTTTACGATACCAGCAGCCTGTTCCTTACCACCTGAAGTAACGAACAACTTACTTCTAGGATATAAGATACACCTACACATAAGTACCATAACAGATAAAAATGATTTTGAATACGCACGAGGGAATGTCATATAAACATATTTATATCGCATCGCCGCACGTAAAAATACTCGTTGATAGAAATAGAATTTTAATTTCTTCTCTCTGGTAGGGTCTCCTCCATCTTGAAGAAAATCAACAAACATATCTGGATATTCACGCCAGTAAGCAATATACTGTCTTAAAGCTGGCTTGATAGCATCGATACGCTCTTCAGATAAACCAATCTTTTTTCTTTTAGTAGAAAGGTCTAATAAATCTTGTAAAGCCATTATTTATTACCCTCTCCACTAATAAGTCTTTCTATGTAATCTTCGTCACTCTCAGAAAGTCCTTCTTCCATATCTTTGAAATCTTCAAAGTCACCATCGGACAATACTTTTTCAGCATCATCTGAGAATAAACTCATTTCCATTAAATCATCATCATCAGCCGCTTCAGATTCATCTTCTGCCTCTTTAATACGGTCTGCTTCAATTTGTTTAACGGCGTTCTCAATAAGATTACCAAGATTCATTTCCTCTGTTACCAGAGTATGAGTATAAGATTGTAAATCCTGTAATGTTCTATCAACTTTATCTTGTGGTCCATCAGTATAATATCTAGGGATGAATCCATCCTTTTCGCATATAGCAACAAGTTCTGAAATTGAATCTACATATTCTCCAGATTCAGCTTTATTTTGTGCGGCAGTAAATTTACCAGACTTCATAAGCCCGTCATACATCTTAATCATCTTTTGGGCACCATCAACATCTCCGATGTCTAAAAGCTGATTAGCTTTTAATGAAGTCTTACATACTAATTTTAAGGTATCAATATGTCCCGCTGTTTGAATATCATAAGAGCCCATCATCTCCTCGTACAACTGCTCTAATTTAATCCACTCTTCTGGTTTATATGTTTTTCCCCATTTTAATAATAGATATTTTCTATCTTCTTCTGTTAAATCGTCATCAAATACTGTTGTATCTTCATATTGTTGTGCGAAATAATCTTCTTGCGGATACTCAGGTCCACCGACCGGCGCAAACTCCGGTTCTTGCAATTCACCTTCTGGAATAGAAAATGTTGCTTTAGTAATTGCTTCTGTAATTTGCATTGCGTCATAACCTTGACGCTTCATAGTTTCTTCGATTTTTTTATTAGCGAGTTCTTGTAAAAATTCTGTATGTTCCCATCTATATTCTCTATATTGTTTTAATTTCATTTTAGAAAGATATCTTCCTAGAATGGTCATTCCAGTAACTTTACTTCTATCTTTACCATAGTTAGCAAGTAATTTATTCCATTCATCTGGAATATATGGAACATCGCATTCTTGTAAAATCCATAAATATGTATCAGGGTTCCAGTTATCAACATGCATTGTAATACATTTTTTGCATTGTTTTAACTTACCTTCAGGATATTTCTCTAAATTATTAGAGCCATAGAATTGGTCTTCATTCATAGTCTTATTACATTTCTCGCAGTAATAAGATTTATCTCCGGCCATAATAAATGCCTCCTTTCATAAGAATATAATTTATACCAGGCCGCAATTACGACTTTTTGCCCTTAGAATTTCTACAACATTTACAAATGCTATAAAATCCATCTTTGCTGGTTTTATTCTTACTGAAATATTTATTATGAGCTAATTTAATTTGCCCGCAACGGCTACATTTCTTGTATTTACCTTTTTCTTCGTTTAAGTAATACCAATCTAAATATTTATCCTCGGCCGCAGAAGCTATTAAGCTAGGTATCTTCTTACGCCAAAGGCTTGAAATATACTCAAGACTATGTTTAATATTAAATTCTTCTTCTAAAATAGCTTGAATTTGAACGTTTTGTAAACCATCTATTTTACACTGCACAATTCTATCATAAAGGGGATAATCTTTTAAAGCGATAGTACATAATTCATCAAAATCTTCCATTAAGAAATATGTATTAGTCATGAAATTGCCATAACTATCTTGCTTTAATCTTGAATAGTTACATAAAATTGCCGAGCAGACTGCTGGGTCAACTAAAGTAACTCCTTTGCCGACGCAATAACCTTCTTCATCAAGAGTAATCTCTCCATCTAACATAATTGGGTTATTGGAATGAGTAATCTTATTTAGACAGATTGGTTTGCGATAGCAATCCTTTACTATGTATTGGTCTTTACGAAGCTCAATAATTGCTTTCTTAATTATATAAGCTTCTCTACCAGTAGCAGTTTTCGCTTTATTTTCCCAATATTGAATAGCATCTCTAATCTGTCTTAATGGGGGAATTTCTTCTAAATCTTTTTTTGTTATTGAAACTTTTGGTCTGAATATTACATTTTTGTCTTCTGATATTAATCCATATATACCATCTTCGCCATTTTCAAATTGGGAAACAAGACCTTCAAAAGATGTTTCACGCTTATTAACTGTACACATTCGATTCTCAGTTAATATTCTACGCTCTTTTCTCTCTTGTTTCTCCATACAGAGAATTAGGTAATTAGCTAAAATCTCTAAATATTGTTCACTTGGATTTGGATTTTCCTCTAATATTTTTTCAACTAAAGCCTTCCTCTCTTCTGGAGTATTTAAAGTATAATCTAATTTAATCACCTTTTTATACCTCCAGTCTTTACTAATATTATACCAGAAAATTTTCGCAAAGTCAACCCAATCGGCATTAAATTGTTGACAAAAATAAAAATTTTTGGTATAATATTAGTAAATAATAAGGAAAGGGTTGGAAACCATGAAAGTAATAATTTTTGGCATCATAATAATTGCTGTTATTGCAATGTTAGTTTTATATAGTTGCCTCGCCGCAAATGCACAACAAGAAATTTCTTGTATTTTTTGTACTACAATAGTTACATATCTATTTAATCAAGAAGAAGATAGAATTATTTATAAAACATTTCCTGATAACAAGGAAGTAGAAATAATATGTTATAGGAAATGTCCGCCCCCTCCTGGATTAAAAGATATTGAAGAAGTTATTACAAAAGATGATACTATAATAGAAACAAAGGAAGGATTTACATGGGAACCTTTATATTAATTTTAACTGTCATTATATTGTGGGCTTCTATTTCAGTTGCAATATATATGAAAAAGAAAAATGAAGTTGGTAAATTTGATTGTGATAGTAAATTGATTCTTAAGATTGTGTGTGGGATTTGCGGCCCGTCGTTTATGGTCGCCTATATCGGTAATTCAATATTAAAATCAATAATTCCAGAAGAAATAAAAGAAAAGAAAAGTGGTTCAATACAAACTTACACTCGTCTGTAAGACCGGATGGACGGGGCAGGCGCAAGAAAGGAAGATAATATGAGAATTAGACCAGAAAACACTACAAGAAAAGTTGACACTCTTGGTAGAGTTACAATTCCCAAGAGCCTTAGAGATAGAATGAGAATTAAAGAAAATGATGATTTGGAATTGTTCACAATGGAAGATGAGGGCAGAGAGTATATTTGCATGAGCGCAGTTGATGCAGTTCCAGCAAGATATATGGTAGCCGCAGATGTCCTTAATGAATTAGGTGTAGCAGTCCCAGTAGAGCTGGAAGTAAAGATGGGGCTTAGAGACTGATGGAGTGGACATACGAAGGTAGAGAAAATGCGGCGACTGCTCAAAAGTTGCGCGAGGGTCATACTTGTAAAGTTGTAGGGTTTGGACAGAGTATGACACCTATTCTAAAATCCGGGCAACCTGTTATTTGTGTTCCCGTTACCGGGAGCACGGAGCTTCAAAAAGGCGATATTGTTTTATGTAAAGTAAAAGGTTGTTATTATTTGCATAAGATTATTTCCGTGAAACCGGGTGACCGGTTTCAAATCGGAAATAATCATGGACACATTAATGGTACTATTGGAAGAAATAATATTTTTGGATTGGTAAAGGAGAAATTATAATGGGTGATGAAGAAGTAGGAAGTGGATGTCCATATCTAAGTTGGCGCAGAGATTGTGATGGAGATTGGGATAAATATTGTTGCGGTTATAGTGTACAATGCGGCTATAAGAGATGCGTAAGAGATTGCGATGGTGATATCATTGAAATGTGCAGCAAATAAAGAGTGGTATTCTAATTGTCTATTGGAAGCCATTAAAGCAAAAATAAAATATGGTAAAGAAGTCGATATAGTTTATATTCCGGCAAAGAAGAATGATGTTAACTGTCCGCATTGGATGTGGAGAGATAAGAGAGACGGGACTATTTGCGACTTTTATTGTGATGGCTATTTGGAGAACTGGTGGAACTTCTTTTGGTGGAAGGGATACATAAGAAAAAGACCGTATACGGCGTTCGAGAAATGGTGGATAACTAGGTAAGTAGATGGGTTCTGTATGGGACCCATTTTTATTTTTTCCCGGAAATCGTTCTCCGAAATCTTAAATCGTTTTGGTTACAGAATCGTTTTCCGAAATCTAAAATCATTTTGGTGGGAGTTTTACTCAGAGAATAACGTTTTGATTAACAAAAAAAAATTTTTTCCCGAAATACTACCCCCGAGTATGTCTGCATCGGCTCGCGCACGAACCATGCGAGCCGAGTTTACCCCCTTGTAAAGATGCACAAAAAAACTCTGCAAACTTTGTGCAATCTGACAGCTTGACTCTTTTCCCGAAACGTGGTATTATAATTATACAAGGAAGAGATAAGAGAGGTAAACACTATGACATACACAGTATACACACAGAGAAGAACAAACGCAGGCTACATTACATCAGTTAAACGTAAGAGTGTTAGTAGAGAAGTAGCATTAGAGATTAAAGCACAGTGTATGGCTAACCCTAATAGACAATGTAAATACATTATAGTAGCTGACAGTAGAGCAGAAGAATACTTAGCAGAAATTGCTAAAAGAAACGCATTAATAGAAGAAGAGAAAAATAGTCGCTGGGCAATCATTGATGAAATGAATAAGAGAGGTTATCACACAAGAGATACAATAGCCTTCCTTAACAAAGATTTAAAGACACAGGCTATCTAATAACACACAGTAAAAAAGACACGCAAAGCTATTGACAAAACACAGTAAACGTGCTATAATAACAGTAGAAAGAGAGGTAAAGAGTATGATAACAAAGACATTCACACAAAAAGGACAGATGATTAACTACTACAACAAAGTAAGACAGAATAAGAAGATAACATTCTGTATGTGTAGTCTTGATGCAGAGCTTGGCTACTGTGTAAGATACTCTTACAACTAAATACATAGAAAAGAGGAGATAACCATGAGAAGAAGAAAGAATGAGTATGAAGTAGAAGATACATTAACAGTAGTAGAGATACTGCAAGGTATAGGCATACTGTTGTTACTACTCCTGGTTATAGGTGTAGCGGGCTATGTAGAGACACACTATGACAGAGAGGACTGTACAGTGGTGAGTGTGATAGGCTCATGCGTAACAGCAGAGGATAAGGTAGGAGAGCTATGGAGCTACTACACAGACACAGATAGTACAGTAGTAATAGGTGACACAGTGACACTACACATGTACACTAACAACACAGACAACACAATCTATGATGATGAGGTGATAGGAGTAGATGTACATTAGTACATCTACAAAACCTCGCCATAGGCGCGCCCACGGCTGAGGCGCGCCTTATTCGCACTATTGGTAATCCTGCACAAAAACGAGAGAGAAAATTTGTTCAATTTACCTATTGTATTTTATCCCGAAAGTGGTATACTATAATCAGAAGGAAGGCAATGGAGAGCAAAGGAGTACAGGTGCTTGACTAACACGCCTAGCCAAGTGCTTAGGAAACGCTCTCCACCCTTTCAAAAAAATAAAAAAAAAGTGTTGACAGAATAGCACGAAGATGCTATAATAATTATAGAAACAAGGAAAGGTAAGGTATTAAAGATGAATAAAGAACAGATGATGGATGAAGTAATTAGAATGTATGGTTTTGAAAATAAATGGACAATTTGGTTTTGCGAACTCGCAGAGGTTCTTACAGAAAGCCAGTTGTTAAATGCTTACATCATTCTCAAAGCTGGAGTTGTCCCAGTAGAGGAAGATGAAGAAGAGTATGAAGAGCCAGATGACATTGATAGCGATTTTGGTTTTGACCCTTACATGGGATGTTGCTCTTATGATTGTTAAAAAAAGGGTTGACAAACAACCCCAATCGTGCTAAAATAAATGTATAAAGAAAAGGAAAGAAAAGAGGTAAATAAAAATGTTTGTATTCTTAGCGATAGTTTTTACAGTGGTTGTTGGTTTATTCATTGGTTGTATGTTTACTACAAGTATGAATGGTTGGAAAAGAGGACTTGTGACATTAGCGATTGCGGTTTGCGTAGGTTGTGGAATTTCAGCTATGTTCTGCGCAGAAAGAAATAGTGATGTAAAAGCTTGGAATAATGGCTCTTGTGAGTGCGGCGGCACTTGGGAGTTTAGTAATGCGGAGCACTTGAGAAATAGTGGCAACTTTTACTATTGGTATTGTGAAGATTGCGGTAGAGTAATTGAATTGCACACACAGTTTACAAAATAAGGGGTTGACAAAACCCCATAACCATGATAAAATAATTATAGTAAAAGAGAGGTGAACAACATGGAAGAATTGGCAAGAGAGTATGAACGCAAACATGCGGGTCATGTGACTAAAATAACAGACTATTCTTTTGAGTTTGAGACAGTACCAAACAAAGATGGAAAAGTTGAAAAGTATGTTGTGATGTTAAGTTATTTTCTTAAATTGTAAAAAAGTGCTTGACAAATAATCGTCTAAATGCTATAATTAGATTATCAAAAGGAAAGAGGTAAACAAAATGAAAACAGTTATTATTGAATACGCAACAATCGCACCTGATGTGTTGATTATGAAAATTGAAAAGGCTTTCCCTGGAGCGATGGCAATCTTCAAGGACATTGATGAAGACTACTTTGAGTTTTCTGTTTGGGGTTGCAATGACCTCGCAATGCTTGAGGATGTTTTGGCTGAGTACATGTAATTCAGCCAATTCTTTTGCGCCGCGCGTCCATGGCCCAGACGCGCGGTATTCGCTATTTTAGTTATTCTGCACAATTTTCTGGCAAAAACTTTGTGCAATTTGCCAATAGACGCAATCCCGAAATCATGGTATACTCTTAGTATAAAGAAAGAGGTGATACAATGGAACGCAGAGGTTATCTTGTAATCCAAGAGAAAAGAAGTCACTTCTTAGTGACATTAAAAAATAAAACAGTAATAGATAGAATGATGACACAAGCAGAGTTAAAGGCAATTATGAAAGAATTTGTAGTTATTGGAATAAAAGTATTGACAGAGTAGTCAATACGTGTTATAATTAGATTATCAAAAGGGGAGAGTAATAAAAATGAATACAATTTATTTAATGAAAGACGAAAAGAAAGATTTTGCATTATTAAAAGTTGGTTTTGCAACAGACCTAAACAAAAGAATTTATGTGTACACAACTCACAATCCACTCATTGAATGTATTAGTCATGTAGACACAAGAGAATCAAGTAAACACAAAATTGAAGGTATGTTCCATGATGAAATTTCTCGTAGAGGTTATTCTTTTGTAAGTGCAAAAATTGATGGAAAGCGCACAGAGTGGTTTAAAATCGACTATGATGACCCATTTTACAAAGAAGTTTGTGAAAAAGGTTTAAATGCTTTTTCTTGCGGTAAGAATAGAAAAAATCATGGTTATTTCGTAACAGACGCTAAAAAAAGTATTGACAGAATTGCAAATTGGTAGTATAATAAATGTATAAAAGGAAAGGAAATAAAAACAATGAAGAAAGTAGTAGATTTTAGACAGTATGTATCTTTTGATAATGGAGAAACTTTTGAGGACACAAGTATTTGGAGACATCTTCACTATGGAGAACCAATAGAAGAAGTAGAAGTGTTAGAAACCTTTGAACAGGCTTATGACTACATCAAAGAAAACAATCTGATGAATGCAGAAATTGACGCAACTTTTTTCAGAGGTCGCAAGCAAATTCACATTTCAACCGCAGATTTTGATTACAGAAGAACTTTTACAGAAAAGAACTTCAAGCCTATCATTGTAAAATCTGTATTCCAAGAGGAAACAAGTAAAATGTCAATGAAGAACCTTGCAAGCATGCTTTCAGCAGATGATTTTTGCAAGTGGCTCAAAGATAGAGGTATTACGCAGATTGCAGAGGTGTAAACAATGAAAAAAGATGATTTAATTTTTATACTTAATCTATTGTATCTAATTCCTATTTGTATCCTATCTTGTTACTGTCTATACTTGATAGGATACGAGGGAGAATTTTACATTTTAGCTTTTGGTGGATTTACAATCTTTTTTATAATTATTTTTAATTTAATACTTGACAAAATCTTTCGATAGTGGTATTATAATTATAGAAAGAGAGGTAATGACCATGTTGAAACAGTATCAAGTAACACTCCTTTGTGAGAATGGAAAATACAGACCAGTTAGCACAATAGTAACAATGGAAGAGACTTCCGACAAGAAAGAAATTATGAAAGCTGGACAGAAAAAGATTATGATTCAGCGCTATTGGACAATGGCAGACCTTAAGAAGTATGGTTACACCAAAGGTAAAGTCAGAGAGTATGACAAAGAAAAAATTGCCAAAGAGAACGCAGAACGCTATGAGGCAATCAAAGAAGCAAAATACGCAAGTGGCGAGTGGAAAAGACCAAAAAAAGATTCGGAAAAGGCTTGACAATCAAGCCTTTCCGTAGTATAATAAAAGTACAAAAGAGATAGAGGTGATAAAAATGATGACATTCGTACCAGTAGAAAAAAGAAGTAAAAAAGAACAGAAAGCCTACTACGCAAGTCAGCGAGGTACAAATGGGTTCAACACAGGAACTCGAACAATGAAAACACCAAAAAACCCAAGTCGAGCAATGCAAAAAGATGCATGGCGAAAAGGTCGAGAAATTTAATCTCGACCTTTTAAGTTTGGCGCGGCGCGCACGACCCTTGCGCGCCGAATTTTTGTCAAGAGGTAATCTGCACAAATTTATTTGTGAAATTTTGTACAATTTGCCTATTGTAATTTATCCCGAAATGGGTTATACTTATTACAGAGATAAGGAAAGGGGGTCACCGCTATGATGGTAACCTTAGATTTTAGCAAGAATTACCGAGAGCAGACAGAAGAAGTTAAAAAGGCAATTAGTGAACATGATTTCTATGAGGTGGCTAATTTGGTAGGTTTTAAGGTAGTATTAAAAAAAATGAGAAAAAATAAGAAAAAGGGTTGACAAACACCATCGACTATGGTATTATAATTATAGAAAAAGGAAAGGAAAGGTAATAAATTATGAGAGAAGAAAAGGTTTTAGTATTTGACATGGACGGAACAATCGCAAATCTGTATGGAGTAGTTGGTTGGTTGGAAGATTTAAGAAATAGCAATCCAAGACCATACATTGAAGCAGAACCTATGTATGACATGGAAGTTCTTGTAGCACTTCTGTTAGCACTTAAAAACTTTGGTTGGAAGATTGTAGTAACAAGTTGGTTAGCAAAAGAAAGCACAAAAGACTATGATGAATTGGTTAGAGTAGCAAAAAGAGATTGGTTGAAAAAGTACAATTTCCCTGCTGATGAAATCCACCTTGTAAAGTATGGCACTACAAAAGCAAATTGCACAAGAAAACATGGTGGTTTCCAAGTGTTAGTAGATGACAATGAGCAAGTGAGAAAAGGTTGGCACTTAGGCAACACAATCAACGCAAATGAAAACATTCTTGAACAGTTGTTAAATCTGTTAGTGGCTGAAATGTAAGCCACTAACAGAACGAAAGAAAAAGTTTGCGGATTGGTAAAAAATTGGAAAAAAGCGCTTGACAAAATATTTGCCCCATGCTATAATTAAACTATCAAAAGGAAAGGAAATAAAACAATGCAAGCGACAGGAATTATCAGAAGAATTGATGATTTAGGAAGAATTGTTATTCCCAGAGAAATCAGAAGACAGTTAAAAATTGGAGAGAGTGACCCACTTGAAATTTTCCTCTCAAGAGATGGAGAAATCATCCTCAAGCCTTACAGGACAGAATACACTTTGCGAAAGGCTGATGATTGGGAAGAATTGGAAGACCCACAAGGAAAAGTGGTTGCACAGGGTCATAGACTTAGCGTAGAGGAAATTCTTTCTGCTGTTGGTGTAGAATTTCAGATAGAAGAAATTGAAGAGGAGGACTAAAAAATGGCAATGGATTCAGTTGGAGCAATTATCAATCACAGTATGACAATTAGCAACATGATTGCGGTAGAACAAGAGCGAGAGCGCAAACACGCAATAAATCCAAGGTGCAAGCCCGCAAATTTTGGTGGAGTTGCTTCTTACATTGAGTATGCGACAGGCGTTAAATGTTCTGCAGAAGATGTAAAAAAAGTGTTGACAAAGTAGCCAATCAGTGCTATAATTAAAACATAGAAAGGAAGTGAAAGAAATGAGAAGTCCTCCGAGGTAAAACCCACAAGATAGGAAATTGCGGAAACGCACTCGCCAAAGGTCATGCACATTAGGGCGGGATAGCAATGCGACCGAGTGCTCTCTGAAGTGCGTAGGAGAGTTGAGCCAGTTGGGACACTGGCTCTTTTTATTTGGCGGCGCGCTGACGTTCCTGGCGCGCCGCATTTTACGAGAGTAGCAATCTGCACAATTTCTGCTTTAAAAATTTGGTTATTTTACCTATTGTATTTTATCCCAAAATGGGGTATTATAATAGTGTCAAGAGGGAAGCGGTTGCTGAAAGGAACTACTCAAAAACCTTAAAGGGTGCAACCTAGGGAGTCAAAAAAAGTTTCAAAAAACTCTTGACAACCTCATACGAAAGTGATATAATTAAATCAAGATAAAGGAAAGGAAAGGTAAATAAAATGAGAATTGAGAGAAGTGACGACAAGGCTTATCCATACACAATTAAAGGTGGTTGGGGCGACAAGGTTTATTGTACAGAAGATGGTCTGAAAGAGCTTAAAAGAGAAATCAATAAAATTCTTAAAGAAAATAAAGAAAAAGGGTTGACAAAATAATCCAAACGTGGTATTATAATAATAGAAAGAGGAAAGGAAAGGTACAAAACAATGACAAAGGAAAGAATGATTAAATTATACAGACAGTTCAGCGGAGCAGATAGTTACATCGTAGGTTTTACTTACAAGCACTTATTATACATGATTAAAGTTAAAGAGTTAATGCCAAGACAAATGCAAGTTCTTCACTCTTCACACAAGAATGGTTATCAGCCAAAGCTTCAGTTGGTACTTAATAATCACTTAAAAGAACAGTTCATTCGCAAAGGTGCTATTTGCTTAGGTAGTGAAGATTTGATTATGAACGGCGAATACAACAAGGGTGTTGAGTTTGAAAGACTTGTTTGCGAAATGAATGGTATCGAGTTCAGAGGTAAAGACAGTGTTGGCTTTTGGGTTGGCGGTGATGTTGAAATTGAGGGCGAACAGATTCAAGTAAAATTCCAGGGTGCGCAGATTGTAGCAGAAAAAACTTTGGTAAGATTGCAAAAGGGCTTAGTTGGTTAAGCCCTTTTAGAAAAGAGGTAAAATGTTAAAAGTTGAGCCAATAGCAAACATTAGTTCTTTAGGTTATAAATTGCCGAAAGACCAAAAGAAGAAGAAAAAGAAAAAAGAAAAGAAAGAAGATTTTGCGGTAGTCTATAAAAAAGTTATTGACAAATAAATAAAAAAATGTTATAATATTTATATAAGATAAAAGAAAGGAAAGGTAAAACAGTATGACAAAAGTATCCTATGTAGTAACTTATCCAAATAAGACAAAAGAGATTGTTAAAACTCTCGCAGAGGCTCAAGCTGCAAAGCAAAAGGGCGCAACTTACAAAGTGGTTTACTCTAAACTCTAAAGGGGTCGCCCCCTTAAGGGGGCAGAAAGGACGATTATGAAATATTATAGATTTACAGCAGATACACCTTATTGCGGAACTGAAAACACAACTTACATAAAGTTTGAAATAGAACCAACAGAAAGTGAACTTGCAGACATTGCGGCAGACTTAAACGCAAGCAACGCAGAATCCTATGAATACATGGTTTTTGGTTGGGACGCCGACCCTGTCGCAGATGGCGAAATGACAGAAGAAGAGTATGAGGAAGAAATGGAATCTTACAGAGAAGATTGCACTTGCTTTTATGATGAAGTTTCAGAAGAGGAATATTTTGAAAATGGGGGAGAGTAATCTCTCCCATTTTTAATTTGCGCCGGGCGCGCACGATTCTCGCGCCCGGTTTTTCGGGATAACCTTTCATTATAACATTTTTTCGGCGAATTGTCAACTGGCAGATTGCACAAAGATTTTCCTGTAATTTTGTGCAATCTGCCAGTTGTATTTTGGGCGCAGATAGGTTATAATAATAATGTCAAGAGGGAGTGGGAGCAAACCTTTGGGAACTCTCCTCAACAAAAAAAAGTTGGAAAAACCTCTTGACAAATAAAAAAAATTATGATATAATAAATATAGAAAGTGAGGGAAAAAGAAATACCAAAAAATTTCTAAAAAAAATTAAAAAAAATGGTTGACAAAATAAAAAAAATATGATATAATAAATATGTAAGATAAAGAAAGAACTTAAAAATCTTTCAAAAAATAAAAAAAGTGCTTGACAAACAAAGCACAAGATGTTATAATAAGAATGTAAAGAGGAAAACCTCTTACAGATAAAAAAAATAGGGTTGCGACCAAGCGCAATAAAAGAAAGGATTGATACTATGGAAAACAAGAAGATGACTAAGAGAGAAATGTTTGAGCAGATTAAGGCTACCTATCCGCTGACCGCAGAGGAAGTTGCTTTCATTGACCATGAGCTTGAGCTTTTGGCAAAGAAGAACTCCGCTGACAAGAAGCCTACCAAGGTACAGGTAGAGAATGAAGCTATCAAGGCTGACATTGTTGGTGGTATGGAAGCTGGTAAGCAGTACACCATTACTGACCTTATCAAGTCTGTTCCTGCTATCGCAGAGTTGAGCAACCAGAGAGTTTCCGCACTGGTTCGCCAGTTGGTAGCTGATGGCTCTGTTGTAAGGGTTGAGGAAAAGCGCAAGGCTTACTTCTCCCTTGCGGAGTAGTCACAAGGGGGGCGCAAAGCCCCCCACTACCAAAAAAATTTTTTAGAAAAGTGTTGACAAGATAACAAAGGTGTGCTATACTTGTAATAGAAAGGGGGCAGAAAGCCTATGACAAAAACAGAAAGAGAAAAGCTGATTGCCAAGCACATGGCTACTCTTGATATTACAAGAGAAGAAGCAGAACAGTTGATTGCTGATGATGAAGCCATTGATAAGGGCGCAAAGTTGTTTGAACTTGACAAAGAAGCGGAAAAGGCAAGCAAAAAGGCAAGAGCCATTGGCACAAAGACCACAACCGCAACCGCCAAGAAGCCAAGAGAGAAAAAGGCTGATAATGACAAAGCGCAGATTATGGAAGAAATCAGAGAAGCAATTTCCAACCTCAATGGAGTGAGTGACATTGATGTCACAAATGCGGAAAGAGAAATGGTGTTCTTCTGTAATGGCAGAAAATTCAAGGTGGTACTGTCTGCGCCAAGAACCTAAAGAAAGAAAAAGTCAAGGGGGCGAATCTACCAAAGATTCGCCCCTTTTATTGTGCAATTTTACTACTTGACATTTTCAGTTCAAAGTGGTAAAATGGCCGCCCGCGCACATACGCGCGGGCCGGAATTTTTGTAAATACCCAACTTGCACAAATTTGCTGGCGAAAATTTGTGCAAAATTACTACTTGTATTTTTCCCGAAAAGTGATATAATAAATAATGTAAGGAGGGCGATACAATGGACGCTTTTAAGAGAGAAACAGTAGTTGGTTACACTTGTTATGACATTAACGCAAAATGTGTTCACAATAAACACAGACACAAAGACGGGCAAATGATTAAAAGAACCGCAAGAAGAAAATTCAAAGAAAAGTTAAAAAAAATGCTTGACAACCAAGAGGAAATGTAGTATAATAAAATCAACAAAAGGAAAGGTTAGGTAATAAAAATGGATTGGAATTTATTAGTAGTATTTATCATCTTAAACATTGTAAATGTAGTAATGCAGACAGTAAAGAGTATCGCAACAGTAAAGTGCGGTAAGGGTATAGCCGCCCTTGTAAATGCGGTAACATTCGCACTCTACACAGTAGTAACAGTTTATATGCTTTGTGAACTTCCTCTACTTTGGAAAGCAGTCATTGTTGGCTTGTGTAACCTTGTTGGTGTGTATGTTGTAAAGTTAGTTGAGGAAAAAGCACGCAAAGACAAACTTTGGAAAGTTGAAATGACAGTGCGTGACTATCAGACACAGAAACTTGCAAATGCCCTTGATGATTTGAGTATCCCTTATAACTACATAGAAAATGTAGGCAAGTATTCAATCTTCAATATCTATTGTGCAACACAGAAACAGAGTGCCACAGTAAAAGGCATTGGTGCAGAGTGTAAAGCAAAATACTTTGTAACAGAAACAAAAACTTTATAAAAGGGGGTTGACAACCCCCACCCCCTATGCTATAATAAGTATAGAAAGAGAGGTAATGACAATGGCAACATTAAAGATTTATAAATGCTATGATGAAAATGGGAAAGAGGACTTAACCCTTGAGGTTTGGAACTCAAGTACCAAATACCCAGACGCAAAGTTCTACTTTTCAGATTTCAATTTGAGTGAGTGGGTAGACCAGGAGCACCAAGTTTTTCAGTGGTTGCTTGAATGTGCAAGCAAAATGAGATTTCCAAGCACCGCAAAACAGATTGCGGAATTGGCTTTCAAAGACTATGTAACATGGGAGTAAAAAATGGGCTAGGGAAACCTAGCCCTTTCCTTTTGTCTTGGGCTGGCCGCGCTCGGTCACCGCGGCCAGAATTTACCATTATACCACCGGCCGCACTTTTTGTCAAGAAAAACGTGCGAAAAAAATTGCACAAACTTTTTCCCGAAATTTTGTGCAATTTGTCTATTGTAATTTGCGGCGGGCGGTGGTATACTAATTATAGTTGATGAGGGAGAGAGAAAACCTCATAAAAAAATAAAAAAAGTTGAAAAAACTGTTGACAAGTGGCAGACAGTATGCTATAATAAAAACAGTTAAAGGAAAGGAACTGAAAGAAATGAGTAGAAGAAAAGAAATGTTTTTAGTAATTGACACAGAAACTTGCAACACTATTGAGCAACCACTTCCTTATGATATTGGTTATGCAATTTGTGACAGAAAAGGCAACATTGTTTTGGAAAGAAGTTTTGTTGTTGCTGAAATGTTTTTAGACCACAAAGATGTTATGAAAAGTGCTTATTTTGCTAAAAAAATTCCTCACTACTGGGATGATTTGAAAAAAGGCACAAGAGAGTTAAAGTCCATTTTCAACATTAGAAAACAGATTTTAGCTGATATGAAACAGTATAAAGTTAAAAAAGTTGGTGCTTATAATATGGGTTTTGACAAGAGAGCATTAAATAATGTGATTAGATACTGTTCACATTCTTTCATCAGATGGTTTTTCCCTTTTGGTACAGAGTTTTTCTGTATTTGGAATATGGCTTGCCAAACACTTTTGAACACTACAACCTATGTAAAATTTGCCCTTGCTAATGGGTTAGAAAGTGACAAGGGAAACATTCTAACAAGTGCAGAAAGTTGTTACAGATTTCTGACAAATTCAGTTGATTTTGAAGAAAGTCACACAGGTTTGGAAGATGTTAGAATTGAAGTTGAAATTATGGCAAAATGTTTTGCAACTCATAAAAAAATGAATAAAAGAGTAAATTCTTCTTGTTGGAGATTGCCACAGAGAAAAAGAAAGGAGTTAGACTTGCGTGAAACATTCCGCACCGCCACAGTATAGGCGGAGCGGAAAACCGCACGAACAAAAAATTTTTTCAAAAAAGCGTTGACAAATAATTCCAAGAGTGATACAATAATTATAGAAAGAGAAAAGGAAGTGATATAAATGGAAGATTACAGTTGTCCTAAATGCGGGAGTGAGGACATTTACACCTTTGATGATAAGGACTGTGAAATCAACTTTGAAGATGAAACATTTTATGTGAGAAGTGCAATGAGTTGTAATTGTTGCGGGCATGATTTTATAATGGTAGCAAGTGGAAGATTAACAGATATTAAGTTTGAAAGGAGATAAAAAATGTTTCAGTTTGGCGAAAAAGTGATTATTAAAGACCCCACCTTAAAAAGCCACAATAGAAAAGGGTTGTATGTTGGCGAGAGTAAGACCAAGAGCGGACAAGTAAAAGTTTATCTTGAAGAACCTATCAAGAGCGGAAAAAATACCATTGCTTGTGTCACTATTGGGGCGGATAAGGTTTTCAACTATGTAGAAGATGAAAAAGAAGCAATGCAGGCTCGCCTTGATTTCCTTTACCGCAGAGCGGATGAACTGGAAACAGAGTTAGTTGACGCAAGAGAAGAAATTTTTCAGATTGAGAAAAAGTTAATGGGCAGATAAGTCTGCCCATTATTTGCGCCCAGCGCGCCGCGCACGTACGATGCGCGGCGAATTTTCCATTATACCACCCCGCCGAGATTTTGTCAAGCAAAAGTTGACCGGCAATTTGCACAAAATTTTTCCCAAAATCTTGTGCAGTTTGACAGTTGTATTTTTGGGGGAAATGGGTTATAATAAATAATGTCAAAGGGAGATAGGCAATCAGCCTTAAAGAAAAAAAGTTTTAAAAAATTCAAATTCCCTATTGACAAATAAAAAAAGTTATGATATAATAAATATGTAAAGAAAAGGAAAGAGTCTTAAATGACAAGTAGGTAAAAGCCTCTGGTTGGAAAATCCTTGCAAGGTAACACAAGCGAAACCCTATTGCAGACAATTTCAGAAGTTTGAAAATCTTCAAAAAAAATTCAAAAAACCTATTGACAACTGAATAAAGATATGTTATAATAACAATGTAAACAAAAACAAATCACATTTGAAAGGATTGGTACAGATTATGGAAAAGAAAATGACTAAGAGAGAAATGTTTGAACAGATTAAGAGAAACTATGACTTAACCCAGGCTGAGGTTGACTTCATTGACCATGAGTTAGAGTTGCTTGCAAAGAAAAATTCTGCTGATAAGAAACCTACTAAGGTTCAGGTGGAAAATGAGGGTATTAAGGCTGAAATCCTTGAGGGTATGGAAGTAGGTAAGGCTTACACCATTACTGATTTGATTAAGGAAGTGCCTGCTATTGCTGAATTAAGCAATCAGAGAGTGTCTGCCCTTGTTAGACAGTTAGTTGCTGATGGTTCAGTAACAAGAACAGAGGAAAAGAGAAAGGCATACTTCACAAAAGTAGCCTAATCTTGATTGGGTGGGGGAAACCCCACCCCCCACAAAAGGGGGTAGGTAGAATTGACAGATAAAATCAAAAATTTAATGGAAAAGTTAGATATTACAGAGGAAGAAGCTCTTCAGTTGGTGGAAGATGATAAAGCCATAGATAGGGGCGAAAAACTCTTTGAATTGTCTGATGAACAGAAGAAAAACGCGAAAAAGGCTACAAATTTGGGAGAAAAGACCAAAAAAACCACTAAAAAAGCCCCAAATCGCAAGAAAAATGACACAAAAGCCACAATTATCAGTGAATTGTCTGAATTTTTGGCTCAAAATGAGCAAATTGTAGCTGAAAATGTGGAAATTGTCAACGCAGAACGCCAAATTTCCTTCAAAATTGGCGAAAATTCATACAGTTTGACGCTTACTCAACACAGGAAGTAGGCAAACCGCCCAAAAAGGGCGGTATTTTTTTGTTCATTTTTACTATTGACACCCAGCCGCAAATGTGGTATAATTGGCGGCCCGTTTTCGCTTGCGCTGGGCCGAACTTCCGTTCTGTATAATTAGCACAAAAAATCTCGGCAAAACTTGTGCAAAATTACCTATTGACTATTTTCCCAAAATGGTGTATACTTTAATTACAGTAAAGGAAAGGAATGAGATTATGTTAGAAAAGGTAAAAGATTTCTATGAAAGAGAATACATCAGCACTGAAAGATACTTAAAAGGTAAATGGTGCGGTGACAAAAGAATGGTTGTAGAAAAAACTATCTCTTACTTTTTAGGCATTGCACAGTTTGTACAGACTATTGGTGTCAAGTATGAGGACATTGATGTTCTTTACAACATTTACAAAAAAAAGTTACAGAAACTACTTGACAACTAAATAAAAAAATGATATAATAAATATAACAAAAGGAAAGGAATGGTAAAAAATTATGATGAAAATGAGTGAGTTAGCAAATTTGTTAGTAAACGCAATCGCAGAGGTAGGCGATAGAGAGATTGGCTTTGTGGAAGAGGGAACTGGCGAGGTTCGCTACTTGGTTGGTCTGTCAATCAGTCAGAGTGATGCAATGCTTGAGCATGTTTCCTATGGAGAAATGCAGATGATTAAACAGTTGGATAGGCTGGGTGTTATGATGGATGAAGCTGGAGATGTTTCTCTGCCTGACCTTTTCAATCTTATGGGGGATTTGCTTGATGAATAATGAAGATTTGGTTTTAAGAATGAACATTCTTGGGGGCATGAACTCTTTTGTTCTTGCCCTTGGGGATGAAAATATTTTAGAGGGTTGGATTGTTTATGGTGTTCAAGATGAAGCCACAGAGGATGATTTGAGAGCCATTGCGGAAGATGATGATTGCTTTGCAGATGTCTGTGAGTATTTCGCAAAAATTTGTAGAAAGAGAGGATAAAAAAATTGTTTTATTACATAATAGCTTGTGTGGTAATGGTTGCACTTGTATACATTAAAGTGTATGCGGAAATGGTGGAATTTAAGAAGATTTTCCCCAATTTAAGGTTCAAAAAGCAAGGTGTAGCAAAAATTTTTATAGACACTGTAAAGGTGCTTGTACTCTTTGCAATTCCAATAATTAATTTGATACTTTTCATTGCTTTGTTTTTTGTCCTTGATGAAAATGAATACAGAAAAGCAATAATGAAGAATTGTGAAAGCCTCCTCTAATGGGGGCTTTTTCCATGCCCATTTTCGCCGGCCGACAATGGTCGATTATGCCGGAATTTTACAAAAAAGTCAACTATGCAATTTTCACAAACAAAATACCGCCCTTTTGTGCAATCTGCACAATTCCTGAAAACCCCTTTGCGCCCCGGGCGGTCCTGGACCCCATATGCGATTTAATGCTATTGCCGGCCGCAGGCGACTGGCCAGGCCGGGATTCGCCGATCGGTCCCCATATGGAAAATTTTTTTGTTGAAAGCATATGTCCCTTCAGGCCATATGCTTTCCCGGAATTGTACTGACCCCCTATCACTTTTAAATGCTCAGTGCATATGCGATTGCCTCTCCAGTAAACAAAAATTAGAAGTCGCGAATGCGACTTCATATGCAAACAGTACTTGACAAATTCACTTAAAATATGGTATAATTACAAAAAAAGCTATTCTTACCGATCGGGAAACCGGGGACCGCAAATTTGATTTTATAAAAAAAATATGATATAATATATACATAAGATAAGAAAAGAAAGAGAGGACATAGCTATGTATAACTACGATGACATTCTTGCCAGATTGCGCAATGGTGAAGATGCCGAGGTTATTGCCCAGGAGATGGTAGATACTCTGAATAAGGCTAACCGCGATTTTACTGATGAAAAGGAGAAGGCTGATAACCAGAAGCAGAAGAAAGTTGACGCCGCAAAGGCTATCTTGGATAGCATGATTGCTTATGTGCGCGAGTTCCACCCTGAGAATCCTTTGAACGAGGTTCTCGCACAGGCTAACACCGAGAACATGGAGGATTTAGCAAACGCCGTTGATGCAGCAGTTGAGGAGTTCGGTATACTTACAGCTATTGCTAAGTCTATTGGACCTGACCTTGAGAAGCTGATTAATGTCCGCGAGATTGCGAGACCAAGAGCCGGAGCGATTAGACTTGCTGCCGGGAATACAAATCCTATTGATGCATTTCTGAAAGCCAACGGATTAGCCTAAGATGAAAAGATGTTCAGGCGTACAAAAATTTGTTCTGTAGAGCTAATTACAATTAGCCCAAGAGCCAAAGAAAAAAGGCTCCCACTGAAAAAGTGGGGGCTTTATTTTTTATATATGAGGATAACGGTAACGGGAAAATTTCTGAGGCTTGACTGGGACCGATCGGCCACCACCTACACTGTATTTTATAAATTATACTAGATTTTCATGCCCAGTAGTAAAGGAAATTTAAGCGAAGCGAAAATTTCAAAAGAAAAAGGAGTCATTAGACTCCTATCTCCTTAACCTCATAATCCATCGGTTCAACTAAAACTGCGGCAAGAGCATCTTTAATAAACTTATCAATATATCCCTCATCTACATTCACACTCTCATCTACCGGCTTAGCTTCTACTCTCTTACCTCTTTCAGGCTTCTTCTTCTCTTCCTTAAAGTACACATATCTATCTCTCTTCGGATACTCATCAACAGACATATGTTCCAAATCAGCATGCCCAACGACCTCATAATTTAAAACTATTTCTCCGGTCTCTTTAATAACATACATTGTATTCGAAATACAGTCGTTGCGTTTGATTTCATTTTTTGAAACGACAATTACATCGTATCCTTTATAACTTCCAATTCGATTTCCTCTCATTTCCTTTCAGAGCCTCCATTTTTCTTTCTTTTTATTTTTATTATACCATTTTTTTAGTAAAAAATCAAATGAGATTTTCTAATTCCCTCTTTATATATGATTCAAAATCATCTTTTTTAGTTATAAAATAAAGACTTTCATCTTCTTTATCTAAATATATACTAACCTCTTCAATAGACTCTTTCTTTTTCTCCATAAGTCTATTAAAATCTTCTAATGTACCTTTTCTAAATTTAATCATAATGCGGCCTCCTTTCGCGCGGCTGAACGCCCCGAAGGGGCGTAATATTTTTGCAAAAATGCTGTTGCAATTTTGCAAAAATAAAGAGCAAAATTTGCAAATTTGTTGCAAATTGTAAGATATAAGATAGATTGTTGCAAAACAAACAAAATTTGTAAATTGCAAAAACGATTGTTGCAAATTTGCAAAAACTATTGTAAAAACTATTGCAAACATTTACTTTTTTGCAAAATTTTTGCAAAAAGACCGGACGAACAAAAACAATTTTTGCAAAATTTGCAAAAACTATTGCAAACATTTAAAATTCAAAATTCTCATTTTTCCTATTCTTCCAACCTTCATTATGGTCAACGGCGCTTTTCGATATTCCGAGCGTTTTAGCGATTTCCGCACTTGAATATCCCTCTCGCGCAAGTTTATAAATCTCAGTATCGTTAGTCTTTTTCTTTCTTCCGCCAACTTTACTCATTTCAACTTTTTTCTGATAAGCTTCTTTACTTGCGTCAATTCTACCTTTAAGCATATTTACAAAAGCTTGAACTATAGGGTCATCTAAATGCTGAAGTTCCATTTCCGTTCCATATCTCACGAACTCAGCAATAATCTTATCTTGTTGTTCAATGGGCAATTCTCTAATACTATCTAACCAGTCTTGATGAACAACAAATGTAACATTACTATCTGCCATTTGCGTCCTCCTTTCTGGTTAAAAGAGAATCAAAAGCTTTTAAAAACTCCTCCGTCTCTTCATATACCCAACAATTAAATTTAGGATTCTTTGGATTCTTCATTTCCGTCACATGCGCGAACCCTAATGATTGCAGCTTAATATGAATCTGGAGAGAATAAATAATTTTATACTTTGCATTTGACATTTTGAACTCTCCTTTTACTCCTCTTCTCTATTATGTAAGAGGTCTTTTATTGCTTTACGAATAACTTGCGACATGCTTAAATCATTCTCTTGGGCATATTGCGCGACAGCTTCTTTTTCGTCTTTAGATAATCGTAAAGACAATGTAGTCATTTCTTCAGCCATATAAATATGACCTCCTTTCTAAGTCTAATATATATAAAAGTTTTTTGTAATACTTTGTTCTACTCTGTCCTACAAAATTTATCCTTTATTGATTTATAATAAAAAAAATGATATAATATTTATATAAAGGAAAAAGGATACGGTTTCGTCACGGGTTCGTCGTTTTCCGTAAATCCTTGCAAAAACCATTTTTGCAAAACTTGCAACTTTTTTGCAAATTTAACAAAAGGAGATGATACTATATGCTAAATCCTTACGCTTATAAAGTAGAACTAATAATTGGCGATTCAAGAACAGTTAAGCATCAATGCGGCCTCGTCTATGGCGATTCTTATGCCGATGTCGCCGGCAATATTGAAGAATACTACGGAGAGGAACTTGTATCTATCGAGTTACTCTACGCAATGGAAGACTCTCTGTTAATTTTAACCGAGGATGCACTTAATAACATCGTGAAAGGAGATTGGGACGATGACACTTACTGTGAATAAATGTAAAACTTGCGCGAGGCTTGACTCCTCGACTCTACGATGCAGGCTTAATGGTGTCGATGTAGACCCGAATGAAGATTTCTGCTCACAGCACGCATTTGAAGATAGCGTTAATACTTGCGATATTTGCGGTAGAAAATTCATAGGCAAAGGCACTCTTACCGTCATTGACGGTAAAGTACATATAAACTGTCAGTTATGTGACAGAAATATGGGGACTTGCGCGACCTGTAAACATAATACGGGATATTGTGCATTTTATGATAAAACTGTTCATCCAGAGCTTTCGCCAGTAATAATGGTAGAAAGACCCGTCCCTGGAGGCACCGCGCGCATCCAGCAGCGTAATGAAGAAAGACAAAAAGTGGTATGTTCTGGTTGTAAGTGCTGGAATGATGAATTCAAATCTTGCAAAGAGACAAATACTTGCAAGAATTATGAGGTAAATTTTCATAATTAACAACTCCTTTTAATTATATTATACCAAAAAACCAGTTAAAAATCAATTGGAGGAAATAAAATGTTTGAAGGTTTGAGAAAAGGAAAAAGCTCTAAAGATACCTTAGAATATTATGATATGAATGGCAATAGACCGCCTGAGCTACCAGTAGAACCAAGATGGATATGGGTACATGGATATAAGGCTCTAAACGCGAATATGTGCGGTTATGGTGGTTTTCAATATGAGTTTGGTAAAACATATAAAATCCAAGAGGGAACTGAAGTAAAAATGTGTTCAAATGGATTCCATTTTTGCCTAAGTCCTCGTTTAATATCTCAGTTTTACAAATACGGAAGATTATTTAAAGTGCGCGCACTCGTTCTGGAGAGCGAATTTACCAAGGCGCAGGAGTGGTTAAAAGAGAACCCAAGAGGTATTAGAGACTATGATTTTTATTCATATGCTTACAGACGCACCGGTTATCCTTGTAATTATGATAAGCTGGTAGCAAAAGAAATCGAAATCCTCGAAGAAATTCCTATCTCAGAAGCCAGAGGATTCTTTTATTCAGCAGAAGGTGTTAAAACCGACGAAGATTATATGGATTTTATTCAGTATCTGGCAGAGCATAAAGATGCTGATGGCTGGTATTTTCAGAGATATATGGATATTATTGCGAGTGCTGGCATTTCTGGTACTTTGAGTAAAATCTTTTATGACAGTGTTAAAAGTACTGGAAGAAAGTTTAAGATTGCCGAATATGCAAAAGGTCTCGGAGAAACTAAAATGTCTGATGATATGAAGATTTATCTTTTAACCAAAAAGGTCGATGAACTTGTTGCGGAGGAAAAGAAGTAATGGAATTTGTAAATATTTATGATGATAATGACATTGATATGATTGTACGAGTGTCGTCTATCGAAAGAATCATGCGTGGACCGCACCAGCCCGAAGACAGTGACATTTCAGTGGACCAATATATCACAGTTGAAATGAAGAACGAAGGTCCAATCATCTTAAGATATGATGATGAATATAACTGTGACGATGTTTTTGAAGAATTGTGTGATGCTTTGTGTGAAGGAGAGTAAAAGATGAAAAGAAAATTAGGATTATTGTTAGTTGCAATTATGTTAGTTTTTTGTTTAGTAGGATGCGGCGAGGCCGTTACGTCGACCGTCACAGCGACTTCGACAGAAGAGCCTATTAAGTTGTCTTTTATGGCTGAGTTTTATGATAATGAAGGACTTAACTGGTTGAATGTCGAAGGAAGCAATTTCGATATTAAACCTAATAAGGTAAAGCAATATGGCTACAGTTCAGATGGAAGCTGGGATTATTGGTACGAAACTTCATCTATCGTATCTGTTGTAATTGATGATAAAGACATTGAAACCTGCGGCTCGACAGTTCTTTTCTATGATACAAGATTAGAAAAGATTGATATTGAATTGCCAACAGATGTTACACTTTCTACTGGTGATACAGCATCTATTATAGTACCTACGGACTTACGAGGTCAAGAGTATTGGACATTAAATTGGTGGTGGGATACAAAAAATCTTAATAACTACAATGGCGGTTCACGCATCGTTATTATCCAATCACAGTTAGGCGACCCAATTTGTATGTTTGCTGGAGATGAAGTTACATGGGACATTCCCAAAAATTTACCAAAAACCACTGAGATTTGTATTGACGGCAAGATGCTTTACATACATCGAGCGAACTTCGCTATTGTAGATACAAGCGTATTTGAATAAAGAAAGAAATCGAAAGCTCTCTTGCTGGTTGCAAGAGGGCTTTATTGATTTTTATAAAAATAAATGATATAATTATTATATAATAAAGGAAAGGAATTGATATTTATGGCTTTGAAAGGTGTTAACCTGTTAAATAATATATTAAATGAATTTCTTGAACCTTTTGACGCAACTGCTAAGATTGGTCCAGACTTCTGCTATTACTATACTGATTCTACTATTCAGTATGCTTTATGCATAAGTGAGAAAGCAGATAGATATTTTACTAATCATATAAAAAGATTGGCTCCGGACATTCATTGTGATACATTTTTGATTTCATTTTTACATGAACTTGGTCACCATGAAACAATAGATGAAATCAGCGAATCTGATGATAGATTTAGTCGCAATATGAAAGATACTATTGATGACACTCTTGAATCTCCAGATGGCTCAGACCCAGTAGTAGAAGAAACTATGCATGATTTATATTTTAATTTGCCTGATGAAGCTGCGGCGACCGCTTGGGCGATTGATTACATTAGGACACATGTAGAAGAAATCAAAGTATTTTGGGAAAGAGTGCAGGCTGCTATAATGCTTATTTATGAGCTGAATGAAGTCGAGATTGATGAGTTCTAAAGAGCGAAATTGATTTTTAATAAAAAATTTGATATAATATATATATAAGGTAAGAAAGGAAGTGAGTTAATTGTTGTGGGGTTGGTTATCTTCAAGAAATCGTAAAAGACATCAGAGAGCAATGAATTCTTTGGTGCGTATTATGAATAAAAACATTGAAAATGACAGTCTATGGCAAGGTCGATTTTATGTGCGGCAGGTCGCTTCCAGGTGGCGTGAATATGAGGATAAGAGTGGTGGAGAGTTGTATGTAATTCTTCGCTTATATGACAAACAAACTGGTATAACTAAAGATGTTGCAGAAAGCGTTAATTATTGGAGATATTTCAATGGAAGTCATCTTTGGTGGACAGTAAATGATTTTATCGTAGATATAACTAATAAATCTCGTGGAGGTGGTATTTAATGCCAGTAGCAAAAAGCTATCAGAATATTGGAATTTCTGGAGAACCTTACCAGGTTAATGGTAGAATGTATGTAAAACTTGAAACTGGTAAGCAGGTTCGTTGGTACACAGAAGCTGAATATGCTAAGATGTATGCCGGCAGGGAAGATAAGCCTGTTAGACAGACACCTAAAACCGAGAAAGAAGCATTAGGCTTTGAAAATGGCTTTATTACTATTTTCAAGGGCGACACATATGCTGCTATCGAATGGTTCAGAGCTTCTGTGTGCAAATATAATAAGATTTTCGGCTGGTATTGTCCTTCAACAGAGGAACTGCCTAAAGATATTCCTATTGGTATAGACCCGATTCGTATTGAGTGGGATAATGTAAGTGCGGAAGACGGCGTGTCACTGAAAAGTGAGTCTTTCGCTAAGGAATATATTCAGCAGTTCCTGTATGATGAATCACCTTCTGAGTTTCTTGGAGAAGTTAAGGAACGCATTGAAATTACAGTCACCATTAAGAAAGCTGTTGAATTGAATGGTTTTTATGGTCGGTCAACAATGCATATTATGGAAGATATTTGCGGCAATGTCCTTGTTTGGACGACTTCTGCAAAAACTCTTATTGAGGGCAAAGAGTATAATCTGAAAGGTACTGTAAAGGCTCATAATGTTTATAAAAATACTAAACAGACAGTACTTACAAGATGTACTGTATCGGAGGTGTAGTATGATTACACCTCCTTGGTATAATAATCCAATAGAAAAAACGGCTTTTAATTTATATGCAATGGAATGTGAGGGAGAGCTGCCGACAAGACAGGGAAAAATAAATCAGATAATCAAATTGATGGTTGCGGCAGGTCCATTCAAATGCAATGATTTTGCAGTTCAATGTGAAATATATGATACAGTAGGGATTGATAGTGATACCTTTACAGATGAGGAGGTTTCATATATAGAAAGAGAGGTGGCTAAAAGGCTTTGCTAAGTTATTTATCTCCAAAGCAATTTGCCGATATATTTAATGACTTTTGCAAGCAAACCAGAAAAAGTAATGGTGAAATATATAAGAAATTACCATATAATGACTGGTCTGACATTAAAAGAAATTTTGTCGGTAAATGCGTAACACTTGAATATTGTGATGACAGTGACACAATTATTCTTTACACAAATGACCATAATGAGATTGAATTAGACAGCAGCGATTACTCATTTGGCTCTTACCTCTTTGATAATTGTCTTACGGAGGTTACAGAAATGTATTCAGATTCAAGTAGCAGCAGCACATATAGAAGAAACACCAGCTCAACTTCTTATAATGATTATTATAATGACGGCTGCGTATTAAAAAGAAATGATGAAATAGCAACTTTGAAAAAAGATGTTAAAACCAAGATGATGGAAGAAAAGGAGAATAAGAAAGATATGAAAGGTTTCAATTTTGATTTCGGTCCTTGCACCAATGACAATATTAAGATGAGTATCTACGGTCTTGCAGTTCAGAACAATGCCGGCGTATGGGTATCTTATAATACCAAAGAGGGTACTATCATTGATGTTGACATTCTGAATTTTGATGGTCGCAAGTATATGTTCAAGATGCCGGTGGCTGTAAAGGATATTAAGAAAGGCGATATTATTGTTCACAACCGCATCCCGATGTTTGTTATCGACACTGAGAGTGGTATTATGGCAGTTGATGTGCGCGCCGGTGAAGAGAAGAAAATCATCCCTACAACCAATATGTTCGGTTTCAATTTCGTGACTAAGATTGTTTCCATGTTCGATGCTATGGGTTCTGCGCCTACCCCGGATGCTCCGTTCGGTAATATGCTCCCTCTAATGCTTATGACCGATGATGGTAAGGATTTCGACCCTGCAATGCTTATGCTAATGATGAACAGTAATGGCGCCGGTACCGGTTTTGATATGAGCAATCCTATGATGCTGTATTTCCTTATGAAAGATGGCAAGGGTAGTGATATGCTTCCTCTGATGTTTTTGATGAATAACAAGCCTGCTGGTAACTAATTGGATAAAGAAAGCCTCTTGTTGAAAGACAAGGGGCTTTTTTGATTTTTTATAAAAAATTTGATATAATATATATATAAGATAAAGGAAATGGAGATGATTCAAAAAATGAAAGTTGTAATTGAAGTTAGTGAAGAGGAAATGATGGAAATCCTGCTCAGAGACCCCAGAGTAAACTCTATGAGTGATGCAGATATTATGTTGAAGGAGCAGATACTTAATAATCTTGATATTATCGAAAATGCAGAGATTCGCGTTGCAAAATAAGGAGGTTAAATGATGGAAGTTAAAGTTGGAACAGTGCTTCAGAGAAGTGAATCAATTTATCTTGTAACTAAAGTTAATGAAGATGGTTCAGTGGTTGCACAGTTGTGCGGCGGCACTCCTAAAGGATTTAGTCCTATTCCAGGAGTAACAATGTATTTATCTAAAGAAAGCATTGATGAATGTATAAAGCTCGGAGAAGCTGAGGAGATATAATGGCAAAATATAAGATTTTTGCGGGACTAGGTGGAAGTTTCGGCGGCGCTAAATATGTGGAAACTATTGATGTAGAAACAGAAGAGAGCGCGATGAATTACGCCTATGAAAGTGCTTGTGAAGAATATGAAGGTTATGCTGGAATGTATGGCTTAACCAGTTATGCTGATATAGAGCGAGACCCAGAAGCATATAGTGTAGATGAAGATGCTGATGAAGAAATTTTATTTGAAGCATATGATGAAGAAAGAAGTAGCTGGTTAAGTTATTATGTAGAAAAAATGGAGGAATAATATGTTTTCTGTTGAAGATATTAAGAGAGAGTTAAATAAATTATCTGCTATGGTTGATGATGAATTTGATATTCCAGTAGGCATAAATGGCAGATTAACAAGAACTCTTGGCAGAGTCCATATTGAGCGTCGTGACGGAGTATGGTATCCGGCTCGTATGGAGTTTTCTCGTCAATTTCTTGAATCTTCAACAGATGCAAGCATTATTTCTGTAATTCAACATGAATGGTGCCATTATTATGTGGCTAAGAGTACAGGCGAATCTCATGGTCATGATAGCGTGTTCAAGGCTATGTGCGCGAGGGTCGGTTGTACGAACGATGGAACGGAAACAAAAGTGGAAAGAACTGTATCTGACAGTAAGTTATTCAAATATCAGGTATTCTGTCCTACTTGTAATGAATTTGTAGCTGAATTTAACCGTATGTGTCCAACTCTTAAGAACATTAAATATTGTACTTGCACACAGTGCGGAAAAGGTAATCTTTCATATGTGCAAAACTGGTAATTAGAAGTTTCTTTGATTTTTTATTAAAATTATTATATAATATATATATAAGAAAAAGAAAGGAAATTTCAAAATGTCAAAGATTTGGAGTGCTTTGGTTGATTTAGTTGAGAATTATTTCACAGACGAAAATGACCGTGTAAGAAAATACAATGATGAAGATATTTCATTGGATGAAGCCATTTTTAATTATTTGAAAGAAGCTGATTGCTCCCAGTTCGTTGTTGATGAGGACACGATTTTTGAAAGTCCTGGCTATGACACTGGCGTAGTAACTGCCGCATGGATTGAAGGAGATGGCATTCTTCATACAATCATGTTTCAGTGGGAATGCATGTAGCCTTCTGGAAACAAAGAGTTTTCTTTGATTTTTTATAAAAAAAATGATATAATATATATATAAAGTAAAAGAAATAAGAAAAATAAAAGTGAGGTAGATACTATGTTATTAGCAAAGTTAAGTGAGAATGATAAATCAATGATGAAGAGCTGGGTTGATGACTATGCAGGTGGTCCCTCTAATAGAGGTGAGAGAGCATCTATTGACAGTCTGCTTCGCTATTGGAATAAGAGCAAGGAAAGACTCTTCAAGCTGTTAGGTGAGCAGTTTATTGTTAGTAAGAGTGTTTCTTTTGAGAAGCGTAAAGAGGATATGCAGGATGAGATTTATCACGCTATGCAGGATTCCAGCTCTGAAATGTTTGCTTTCGCAAGAGCATTTAGAAATTGGTGCTGGGATACTCCTGGTTTCGATTCTTACTGTGTTGATAAGTTGCTTGACTGCGAGATTCTTGCTGATAACGAGTATTATGGTTGCACTGTGGAAATCCCTCTTAAAGACGGTAAGAAACTTAAAGTACAGGGTGGCACTAAACCTTTAAGAGCGCTTGGCAAGATTGCGGCTGCTTATGACTTGCCTGGGTTTGAAGAGTTCCGTTTGGCTCACTCTCGTATCCTTAACCAGAAGAAGCTCTCTGGAGAACTCTGTCTTTCTATTCATCCTATGGATTATATGACCATGAGTGATAATGAATGCGACTGGGACTCTTGTATGTCTTGGCGAAATGAGGGTTGCTATCGCCGTGGTACGGTCGAGATGATGAACTCCGACTGTGTTGTGGTGGCTTACCTCAAAGCCAAAGATGATATGCCTTATAGAGACTGGTACTGGAGCAATAAGAAGTGGAGAATGCTTATCATCGTTGATGAACAGTGCATCGCTGGTGTAAAAGGCTATCCTTATCAGCATAATGAACTTACTCAGAAATGCCTTGATTGGCTTGCTGAGTTAGCAACAGAAAACTGCGGCTGGGAGTTTTGCTCTAAGAACCATGCTTATGATTACTCTGACCGAGTAGAAGATGAGGAAACTGGTCTTAAGCACAGAATGAACTTCACTACCGAGTATATGTATAATGACTTTGATACTTGTACTCATTGGATTAAGTTTGGTAAGAAAGCCAAAGAATATATTGACATCGAGTACTCTGGTGTTGCAAATTGTATGTTCTGTGGTGATATTCACTCTTTTGAAGATGAGGACGAGGCTTGTAGTTTGGTGTGCGAAGTATGCTGGGACACAGCATACTGCGACATTTGCGATGAAAGATATGAAAGAGCTACTATGTATGTGGTAGATGGAGAATATATCTGCGAGCATTGTTATGAATATCGCACTACTGAATGCCCTCTAACCGAAGAGCTTCACCAGGAAAGAAATATGACAAGACTTTATCTCGCAAGAGGCGAGGAAGTAGACTTTGATACTGATAAGTATATTGAGGTTTATATGCCGGATGTTAGAGAAAAAGAGTGGATTGCAGAAAAATATTTCCCAAGAGCAGTAAGAAATTCGAGTGGATATGGTATTTTCCGCCATGCGGTTCGCAGATGGGAAGATGTGTACTGGGTAACCACAGAGGAATGTAGTGGTGAAGGCTTGAAACTCTTTGGATTAGAGAATCGTAAAGCCTTGGTAGAGTATAAAAGAGGCGGCGAAGCCAACTCTCTCTTAGCAGCGTTTTGAAAATCGCTTTTTGATTTTTTCAAAAAAAAATGATATAATATATATGTAAGGTAAAGAAAAAAAGAATTTCAAAAATCACAAACAAATTAAGAAAGGTGGAACAAAGCTATGACAAACGCAAAGATTACTAAGAAGGACAAATTCAACATGATTAAGGGTATCCTTGAGGCAGGCACTGTGGAGGGCGTTGATGTTGAGATGCTCACTGAGTTTGTAGAGAATGAGATTGCACTGCTTGAGAAGAAGTCTGCTAAGGCTAAGGAGACCGCGGCTGCTAAGAAGGCAGAGGCTGATGAACTTACTGTTGCAGTACAGGCTGCTCTTACTGATGAGTATGCTACTATCGCTGAGGTTACTGCGGCTATCGAGGGTGAGGATGTTACAACTGCTAAGGTTGCATATCGTTTGAACGCTCTTGTTAAGGCTGGTGTAGCTGAAAAGGCTGAGAAGACTATCGCCGGAGGCGAGGGAGTTAAGAGCCGCAAGGTTCAGTCTTACAGACTCGCTTCTGTAGCTGAAGCTGAGTAATCTACCCCCCAATAAGAGATAAGAAGTAAGGAAGAGGGACTGGAAATATTCCAGTCCCTCTTTTATTTTTTTAATTGAAAAATCGGAAGGTCTGCTCCGACCGGAGAGGACCCAGGAGACCGAAAAACCAAACTCAAAATGTCGTTGGGAAATTTTCATTGACATTATCTAAAAAAAATGGTAAAATATAAATAAAAGAGAAAGGAGAAATCCAATGAAATATTGTTTAAGTAGCAGACAAAATGATGCTTATTTAAAACAAGCTAATGAAATTAGAGTTGAAAATAGAGATATTAAATCAGTCCCAGATTTATTGGAGAAATATCCAGAAGCAACAATTATTTTGGAAGAAGATTTAATGGGTTCAGAATTTGATTGGAAAGAATTAAATACTTATAATAAATTGGCACAAGGTCGTTTAATATTGTGTTTAGGTGATTTAGCAACTGCGGCAGTTGCTAAAGAGACCGGAATTCCATTTTATATGGGTTATCCAGTTAAGACTTTCTATGAATTAAATGGAATAAAAAAGCTTGGTGCATGTTATGTAAGAATAGATGCGCCTCTTTTCTTTGAAATGGATAAAGTAAAATCTTTTGAAATTCCAGTAAGAGTTTGCGCAAATGTAGCTTATTCTGATATGTTACCAAGAGAAGATGGAGTTTGCGGCCTGTGGATAAGGCCGGAAGACGTGGATAAATATGAACCATATGTTGATGTTATAGAGTTCAGTGATTGCGACATAAAGAAAGAGCAAGCATTATTCCGTATTTATGCTTTAGAACATAGCTGGCCTGGTGAAATGTCAATTATTATTACAAACTTTGATTATCCAGGTTTAAATCGTATGGTATTACCAGATGTTGTAGATAAAAGATTAAATTGCGGGCAGCGTTGTCAATCGGGCGGAGCATGCAGAGTTTGTTATCGCACTTTCGACTTGGCTAATCGCGATAAGATGAGAGAATATGTAGATTCTAGCAACCTATCTTGATTTTTTATAAAAAATTTGTTATAATTATATTATAAGAATAGAGAAAGGTGGTTGTTGTCGATGATGAGAACTTTAAAAGAAAATGAACAGAAAACATTCGAGCAAATTGTATCATTAACTCAACCGGCATTAAAAAGAGTAATGTCTAAGTTTATCAGAAACAAATATGACACAAAGAATGTTATCGAAACAAAAGATTACATTTGCGCCGAGGGGGAAATTCCTATCGCATTGGTTGCTCATATGGATACTGTTTTTGATAAGCCTGTCAAAAATATGTTTTATGACACAAGAAAAAATGTAATATGGAGTCCTGAAGGACTTGGCGCAGATGATAGAGCAGGCGTCTATGCTATTATTCGTGTCTTAAATTCTGGTCTTAGACCTCATATCGTATTAACTACCGATGAAGAGTCTGGTTGTCTTGGTGCCGGTGAATTGGCAAAAGCTCCTTGTCCATTTAAAGAATTGCATTATGTAATTGAATTGGATAGACGAGGAACTAATGATTGCGTGTTTTATGATTGCGACAATGAAGATTTTGTAAAATATGTTGAGCAATTTGGTTTTACAGAAGCATATGGTAGTTTTTCAGATATTTGTGAACTTTGTCCGGAGTGGGGAGTAGCAGGAGTTAATTTATCTATCGGATATGTAGATGAACATAGTTATCAAGAATTACTTTATGTTTCTCCTATGTTGGCAACGATTGATAAAGTTAAAAAGATGCTTTCTGAAAGCGAGATTCCTACTTTTAAGTACATTCTTTCTCCATATGCTTATAATTGGTTTAATTATGGAAAGAAAAGCGGGAAGAAGGGGTATTATAGCGGATATGATTTTGGTGTAGTTGGAGATACAACAAATCTTGATAGCTATCACGAATGTCATGTTTGTCATAAGCACTTCTGGGAAGAAGAGATGTTCCCTGTAAAAATGAAAGATGGAACAACTGGTTTTTATTGTACTGATTGTATTGTAGATAATGTAGCTTGGTGTACTGTTTGTAACGAACCTTTTGAAATTACCGAAGAAAATACAATCTTAGATAAATGTCCAGATTGTAGACGAAAAGAAGAATATAAAAAGGGAGCAGTATAAAATGGTGGATATTAAAGAAATTCAAGCACAATTTAATAAGGTTATAGCTTATTCTCAGGGAATTCCAGACCCTAAAACAGATGACTTATTTGAGCGTTGGTTAGAGGCTAAGCGAGACATTATTGAGGCGTTCGGCGGAGAATTGATTTACACCGTACCTCAAAAGGTAAGTTTTGAGTTAAATCACAAAGAAAAGATGTTAAGAGTTAATGATTTCATTGAATCTGTTTCTGTTACTTGGGACAATGAAGCATTGGCAGATTTTATTGACCTTAATAAAGAGAGTTTTTTCCAAAATATAGTCGAAAATGGAACTGTTCTTAGTGATAATACTAAAGTCCCAAAAGGAATGAAACTTGTTAAGGCTTTTAAGTTCTTTGAAACTGATAAAAATGCATTGAAAGAATTGCAGAATAAAGCAAGTATGATTATCCAAGAGGATAAAATTGAAGGATATTTATGTTTTTCAGTTCATCCTTTGGATTTTTTATCCAGTAGCGAAAATACTTATAATTGGCGTAGTTGCCATGCTCTTGATGGCGAGTATCGTTCTGGTAATATTTCCTATATGATGGATAAGAGTACAATTATGTGTTACTTAATAGGTGACAAAAATATGCATAAGTTGCCTAATTTCCCGGATGAAGTACCTTGGAACTCAAAGAAATGGCGTATGTTATTATTTTTATCAGATAACTGGAATGCAATGTATGCCGGAAGACAGTATCCATTTTTCAGTGATACAGCATTGGATTTAGTAAAAAAGAATATTTTATCGCCATTAAAATTGTCTGGTTATTGGAGTAATTGGCATAATGATGAGATTACTAACTATAAATTCAAAGGTGACGATGAGGAAAAAGATGATGTATATTTTGATAGAATCTATATCCCGATGAAAGGTAGATTATACAATAAGCAGGATTTAATTGAGGACGGCAAAAATACAAATCATTTCAATGATTTATTGAGGTCTTCTTGTTATATTCCTTATTACTCTTGGAATAAACAGCATTGGAGGCAAATTCATTTTACTATTGGTGCAGAAGCTCCATGTATGTGTTGCGGCAAGAGTTATATAGCAGTAACAGATGAAATGCTTTGTACAGATTGTGAACTTGACCATGGTAATTCAGAAGATGAAATGTTTACAACTTGTGATTGTTGTGGAAGAAGAATTCTTTACAATGAGTCTTGGTGCGTAGAACCTTCTGGAGAAACTGTCTGTGAATCATGTGCTGATTCTGAATGTAAGCATTGTGATTGCTGTGGTGAATTGTATTATAAGAGCGATATAAGGTATGACAGAGAGAATGGGGATTATAGATGTCCAAGCTGTCATTCAGATACTCGTAGAGAACAAGAAAATTTTATGCGTACAACATTTTTCATATAATAAGGAGGAAGAACAATGGCAAAAGGTGCGGAAGCTAAAAGTAATGTAGTAAAGAGATTGCAGGCTGCTTTTGGTGATGATTTTATTGGAGAATTTGATAAGAAGATTTATGTGTGGTCTCAGGAGAATGGGGAAAGAATGCAAATCGCTATTTCTATGACTTGTCCTAAGAATCCAGTAGGAGTAATTAATCCTACTTCTATGGACTTCGGGGGTGATTTGGATTTTGAGAAAATGGGCGAAGCTCCTGTTGCTCCGGCTAAATTTGAACCAGCAGAGATTACAGAAGAAGAGAAGGAAATTGTCGCTAATTTGATGGCGAGATTAGGATTGTAATATGGTAAAAGTAAAATTGATTTTTTATGCTCAATTTTGCGGGTATGCGGAACAGGTAGTTGAACTACCTGACGCAGACCCAGAGACAATTAAAGCAATTTTTCCGAAATATATCGGAATACCTTTTGACGACAATTGCGACTATGAAATTTTGGATTGATTTTTCATAAAAATTTTGTTATAATATATATAGAAAAAATGATAAAGACACATTCAGCAAACTTTTAATTTTTGAAATAGTCAAATGGATAAGACATAAACCTACCAAGTTTAAAATGCGGGTTCGATTCCTGCTTTCAAAGCCAAATTATGTGTCTTGTAAGGAGAAAGTTTTTATGAAAGACGAAATCCTTGATGTTACTATGATAGTTGATGATGGTGATTTTGGAGATTCTACTGGACACTGTCCTACTTGTGGAGAAGTGTTTTATTTCCCTTTATTTTATAAAGGTAAGTGGTATCCATGTCGCCATTGTGGTCAGAAGATTTGGGTGAATAAAGAATGAAAATTGCTTTAATATTAGGAATTTGCGGCGTTGCCGTTGTAGCGGTCGGATTAGTTAACGCAGTTATTGCCTTAATGAAGGTCCGCAAGATGCAAGAAAAAGATTTTTATTGATTTTTTATAAAAAATTTGATATAATATATATGTAAGGTAAAGAAATAAAAATTTTCAGAAAAATCTTAGGACAAAGAAAGTTAAATAATTCTCTGGTTTTTTGATAATATATTACCTCACATAAGGCATCAACAGCAATTAACTGGAAAAGAGCCAAGCAGGTTGTCGTGGGTTCGAGCCCCACTCTGGCATGTATTTGCTGGATAGCTCAGCTGGGAGAGCCCCCGCCAATATTTTCAAGATGCCTTGTTCTTCTCCGAAAAAAGGTTTGCAGTAGGTAAGTCCAAACCAGAAACCTTGAGACCTATTAAGGGCAACAGTGATTGCGTAAGGCAACGATACACGCTGTTAGGGACTAAGAAAAAAGATTTTTATTGATTTTTTATAAAAAAAATGATATAATATATATGTAAGATAAAGAAAGGAGATTGATAACCAATGAGTTCTCTTGGAAAGTGCTTTATATGGCTTGACGATGAAAGAGAAATAAATTGGTCTCGCGTTCCAGATGGTATGGCTGTTGTTCACGCTAAAACATATAAGGAAGCGATTGAAAAACTTTCCTTTTATATCGAGCGTAAGACGAAACTTGTTGTTGATTTCGACCATGACTTAGGTTGTAAAAGAACTGGTTATGATGTAGCCAAATGGATTATTGCTTCTGGTTATCAGAATGTAAGATTTAAGATTCATTCAATGAATCCAGTGGGAGCACAGAATATCAGAGAAATGCTTTTACATTACGGTTATGAGGAGATAAAATAAGAAATTTGATTTTTATAAAAAAATATGATATAATATATATATAAGAAATGGTAAATGTACTTTTCAGGTTGTCGACAAACTTGGAAAGAGAGTTCCGCCAAAGGAGATTGGTGCCCGTAGTCGGGTAATGAACGAGACCTTCGTATGCATGAAAACCTATGATAAAATAAATGAAAGGCATAGGTAAAGAAGAACAAAACCGTTTCAGTTTTTATTGGACCGTAGCTCAGCTGGTAGTAGCATCTGACTGTTAATCAGAGGGTCGTGGGTTCGAGCCCCACCGGTCCAGCTCGCATTCTGGCTTCTCAATCTTGAGATTCTCGGCATGTGGATACCCACAGGCGGTATAGGTGAGCCTGGTGTTGTTACCATTTCGACATCACGGCAAATGGCGTTTGGGAGATTGCGGAGCGTGTGTTTCCTCACCCTGGTTTTCGGAAAACCTAAAAAGATGTCTGCATACGCCAGTAGAGAGATAAGTCGCATTGAGAGCTGGGAGTCTAAGATGCGGAAACCATGGTTGGGTTTTTCTTCATATTTGTGCCTCACTTCGGTCAAAACAAAATGAAGTTTTTGAAAAGTTTATCAGCGGTCTTTCAAAGTAAAATAAACTGAATATGGGGGTGTAGCCGAATTGGCATAGGCGTCTGCCTTAGGAGCAGAAATTTGTGGGTTCGAGTCCCTCTACCCCTACTATCCGTTAGCATGGATTAGGAAGTAAACTACCTCCGGCTGTTGGAAAAGATAATGCGTTATTCGTCTATTAGGTAAGACAATATTCTTTATTATTATGAAGAATAAAAAAGAGAGTGCAAATCTCCAGTGTTACTTTTCCTCTGATATGAGGCTTTGTGGTAAACGGTATATAAAGAAGCAAAGTAACTTCCCGCGTCACTGCGTAGTGTGTAGGTTTGTTCCGAGAACTACCTAACCAAAAATAAGTTCTCGGAAAAATATCTTATGTTGGAGGTACGGTCCGTTAGGCAGGTAACTAAAATGTAAGGCAGTGGGGACGCTCAGCAATGGTAAATGGGGTTGAGCAATCGAATGAGTCAAGGATAGCTTTAATTCGAGATAAAATTTCTAAATTTGATTTTTTCTTAAATTTTTGTTATAATATATATATAAGGTAAGGGATATGAAACATTCCAATGTTATCCCATCGAGGTTTTCCCCTTACCTTATTACAGTCGATGTTGGTAGTTGACGACTATAAAACAATTACTATATTCTGGCTCCGTAGTTCAGTTGGTTAGAACGCTTGCCTGTCACGCAAGAGGTCACGGGTTCGAATCCCGTTGGAGTCGCGCCCCAGTGGAGGTTAATAGGTACCTGCCCAGCCGGGAAGGCAAATCAAAAAACTTATGTGCTGATAAAGCTAATCAGCAACTCTCGAGAGAGCGGAGACGGGTGTATAGTTCAAAGGTAGAGAACACCGCGGGTACTGTAGTTTAATGGTAGAACACTTACAACTTAGGTAATATGGGTTCAAATCCCATCGGTACTTTTTTGTGAATTAAATTCACTGGCAGTTGGAAAGACAACCGCGGGCTCCGGTGCGTCAGTGGTTAGGAGCATCGACTAGGATATGGTGGTAAGCCTATACAACAATAACCACCAATAGCTTGGCGAGTGATTAAGTTACACTCAGTTTAATGCGGCGGAAGTCGTCAAGCATCCGCCTTTAATGGGGCTGTAGCTCAGCTGGGAGAGCGTCTGCCTTGCAAGCAGAAGGTAGAGGGTTCGAGTCCCTCCAGCTCCACTTTGCAGCTTAATATAGGGTGATGTAACCTACCATCGAGGTACGCATACCAAGAAACAGAAAATGCGAGGTTGGCAACTTACCTGTACAAATATGCTGAAAAGTTGTGTTTTTTATGCCCGAATGGCGAAATTGGTAGACGCGCTTGATTCAAACTCAAGTTCTTTTGTAGAGTGTGGGTTCGACTCCCACTTTGGGTACTGCGTAATAAAACGCACTATTTTATTTTAAGGTTTTCCGCCGGTTTTGCCATTGCATGAATGACAAAAAGCATAAAAAAACTGGTTTCCTTTCCTATTATTTGATTTTTATTAAAAAAAATGATATAATATATATATAAGATAAAGAAAGGAAATGATGTATATGGATAGACAGTTTGATGATTTTGATATTGGACCTCAGTGTGAAGAGTTTTATACAGAGGAAGAGTATTATCAATACTGTATAGATGAACAAGGGTGGCGTAAAGGTTGGTAACCGAGGCAAAAAGTTCCTGAGTGGCGATACCCAAGAGGTATGTAAGACTTTAAGTTGATGGCGGTAATTCTTACCCGCGCCGAGTCACCCTTTATATATATGGCTTCATAGTCAAGCGGCTTAAGATGCGACCCTCTCAAGGTCGAGACGAAGGTTCGAATCCTTCTGAAGTCATTAAGTTTTATATGGCTCCGTAGTCAAGCGGTCAAAGACGCTGCCCTCTCAAGGCAGAGACGAGAGTTCAATTCTCTCCGGAGTCACTGGGATGTGGTGTAATGGGAGCATTAAAAAGATATGCCACGGCGTGGGGCATACACCGCAATTATTTTCTTCTATTTTTACTCATAAGAAAAAGGTATAGGTTCGAATCCTATCATCCCTCAGCACGCGTTTGCGGCCTCGTCGACAAGTGGTCTAAGTCGCCACCCTTTCACGGTGGAGTCGCGGGTTCGAGTCCCGCCGAGGTCACTTCTTTCACTTTCGTGAGAGAAAGAGTGAAAATTACCATCTGCTGAACTCTTAAAAAACGACATATGGGAAGCCTTCTCGAAAAAGATAACAAGGCTTTAGAGAAAAACTGGTCACTGCTGGCGCCACCTTGTTTGTATAAGTCGGCATATTGGAATGGCGAGTTAAAGGTTTTCTTGCCAAAATAAAAAAGGGAAGTAGGCTTAAAAGCAGCCATCTTTTAAAGAACGCGTAATAGCGCACCTAAAAATTATTGACGCGGGGTAGAGCAGTCCGGAAGCTCGTTGGGTTCATAACCCAAAGGTCGGGGGTTCAAATCCCTCCCCCGCTACTCGATGGTAGAGCCATCGACATATGAAATTTCCTTTTGTTAGCGCCATGTACATAGAGTGTACATGGCGTTTTTTTTGGTTTATAAGATTTTTTGTCTAGCTCCTGCCGCGAACAGAAGATATGCTCGACAGGTCAAAATTAAAAATGGTTTGGGTAATTTTGGGCAAAAATTACCAATTTTTAATTCTTTATTTTCAAATTGAGTGGAGGACATTTTCGTCCAATATTTGACTTTTTGAAAAAAAGATGATATACTATAAATAAAAGGTATGTATATCAGAAAAAGTTTGAGAGGAGGATTTAGCATATATGGCTATACAAGTTGGTAGCATTATTCTTAGCTCTGATATGCGGAGTTGGTATACAAGATTGAATAGTATCATATCAAAGTATGGCGGAAGTATTGCTCAAATGGGAGTACCTGCCGCAGGAAAAATTGCTCAAGCTAGTGATGTAAATACTATTGTTTATAAATTAAATGAAATGAAAAGTGATAAATATTTAGGAAATGACCAAAGTTTATATACAACTTATGGTACTGTTGGTGTTGGTACTATAATTTATGCTTATCAAGGTCAAAGATTGAATACAGTTATTTCTAATTTAGAGACAATTAAATGTAGAAATGATGCCACTAAAATGAATGGAAATACTAATAATATAAAATCTAATACCTGGTCTCAAGGTGCCAATACTAATGGTTGGTCACAAGGCGCAAATGGTAATGGTTGGTCACAGGGAGCTCATGGTAATACTTGGTCTCAAGGCACTCATGGAAACGGCTGTAGTCAAGGTGGTCATGGTAATGGCTGGTCACAAAGTAATAATGGTAATGGTAACGGTCGTTCTTATTGTTCAAATGGTAAAAAGACTGTAAGTGGAAATTATAATGGTAATCAATGCGCTTATTGGAGTAATAGCGGTACAAATGGAAATGGTTGTAGCCAAGGCGCAAATTATAATGGATGGTCTCAAGGAACTAATTATAATGGATGTAGTCAAGGTGTTAATTATAATGGATGGTCTCAAGGAGCAAAATCTAATACTTGGTCTCAGGGGGCAAAATCTAATACCTGGAATCAAGGCGCTAATTCAAATGGATGGACTCAATGGACCAATCAAAATCAAACTCAAGTAGATATTTATCATGCTAGAGCGACAATAGGTTAAAAAGGAGTTTATATATGCCAGAAGTAAAAAGAAGAGAAAGAAGTACTGCAGTGTTTTATACTTGCGGCACTTGTAATTTAAAATGCCATTATTGTGGTATTGATAAAAATCCAATTCTTGTACAAATTGATAAGGCATTAGAGAAAAGTTTTGAAGGAGATTATTATTATAATCAACTTCTTAAATATTTTCCAGACCCATGTCAATTAAGAAGAATTGAAACTTGGGGAGGAGAACCTTTCTTAAAAATGGAAAGAATTCATCCATTAGTTAATAAGGTAATAGAACATTATCCTTATTTTGACCAAATGTTTTCTTCTACCAATTTTTCATATCCAGAATGGCCAGATAAATTTTTTGGATTAATGAAACAATTTGAAGCTTATGCTCCAAGAAAATTTGATTATTTTTTACAATTATCTTTAGATGGTCCAACTAATATAAATGATTTTAATAGAGGAGAAGGCGTAACTGAAAAATGTCGAAAAAACTTTCAAGCTTTAGTAAATAGATTACCAGTTGATTTACCTTCAAATGTTACTCTTAACATTTATTTTAAACCAACTTTAGATAATACTTCTATAAAACAATTAGATACTAAAGAAAAAATTATCGAATACTATAGATTTTTTGAGGAATGGTATGCAAAATTATTTGATTTGAAAATGTCTAATTTGAAACCTCAATTATCTGTTCCTAATACAGCAGTACCTTCTCCTGTAACTAAAGAGGATGGTATAGCTTTCGCGCAATTATGTAAGAATTGCCGAGAAATTGAGAAAGAAAATAAAGAAGTTCATTATTTAAGATTTTATGATGCAATCACTCCATATGCAGCGTTTACTCAAGATTGTCCTCATGCTCATTATTCTCATGGTAGTTGCATATGCGGAACTGGTTCATTTTTATTGGGCTTTATGCCAGATGGCTTAATTTCTACTTGCCATGAAGGTTTTACTCATTTTTATGAAGAGTATAAAAGAGCAGCATTGAATTCAACAAGAGTAGAAGATGGCGCTACAATTAACTTTGATAAATTTGTTAATGAACAAGGCTCTAAGTATTGTTTAACTGAGAAACAATATGAAGAATATGAGAAATACATTGATAATTTTATTAAAGATGGTACTACTGCTAGATTGGGCAATATGGCTGGTCTAATTATGGTATTAGCTATGGCAGGTCAAATTGATAGTAAATATTTAGATGAAAGAAATGCGTCTGAAGCAGCGGTATTTTTACAGAACCATACCTCTTATTGTTTAAAAGATAATTATAATACTACTGGAAGTTTTATTACAATACCAGTAGGTATTCCTAAGTTATTATTGAATGGTGCAAAAGAATACATTCAAGAATTAGATAGAGATTCAAAAATAGATGCAAGGGGGTTTGGAAATAATGGATAATTCTGTTATTAAAAATGATAGAGAGATTTTCCAAAAAGAACAAGATGAATTATTATATGCAATATTAGATGCTCGATTTTTCCAGCCTTGGAAAAGAAAAACTTATCCTCAAAGAGATACAGTCCCAAAAGGAAGTTTAGAATTATTCATAACTCCTACTTGTAATCAAAATTGTGAATATTGTTATTTACAAAAATATTCAGGTTTATATCCGTCTGAATATAATAATAAAGAAACTATTACAAAAAATCTAAGACATTTATTAGATTGGTGTATTGAGGAAGATTTTTTCTTGCCGAATTTAGATTTATTCTCAGGAGAAATATGGCACACTTCTTTTGGTTTAGAAATACTTGATATCGTTTATGAGTATGTAACTCAAAAAGGTTTGATTTGTTCTACTATAACAATTCCTACAAATGGAACTTTTATACACGATAAAAAACAAACCATTGAAATTCAAAATAGAATAGATGCTTTTAAGGAAATTGGATGTAAAGTAGTTATTTCTATCTCTATTGATGGTAAATATATAGAAGATATGGAAAGACCTCGTTATGCAGAAAGTCAAATTAGAGATGATAAATTTTATGATGATTTATTTACATTTGCAAAGCATAATGAATATGGATTTCATCCTATGTTATCTGCGCAAAGCGCAAAACATTGGAAGAAAAATTTCCAATGGTGGCTAATGATGCTTAAGAAGTATGATATGCCGATGGAGCGTTTAATGCTATTAGAAGTTAGAAACGATGATTGGACAGATGAATGCATTGCGGAATATAAAGAGTTTTTAAGATATTTATTAGATTTAACTCTTAAATATCACGACAATAAAATTGAAACTGTTGTAAATGATTTGTTTTTATATAATCAAGTATACGAAACAGAAGAGGGAAAAGATAACTTATTATGGGGCGAAAGTATGCCTTATATTCCAATTACACTTAGTGAAACTAAAGGATTTTATGGGTGTACTGTATCAACTCATATGACAGTAAGATTAGGAGATTTGGCTATTTGTCCTTGTCATAGAACAGCCTATAATAAATATTTATATGGCTATTTTAAACAAGATGAAAATGGTAAAATTATTGGAGTAAAAGCCAATAATCCTCAAATAGCAATCAATATTTTAATGTTAGATAATAGAAAAGTTGTTTTAGGATGCGATTCATGTATATTTAAGGATGTGTGTCTTGGTACTTGCAAAGGACAGTCTATTGAATCTCATAACGACCCATTTTATAATGACCCTAAAGTATGTAATTTCTTATATCAGAAATATTCTACGATATACGATTTATATGAAGAAAAAGGTATTATGGATTGGCTTGAAAAGAATTTAACTAAATATCATACTTCTTATCCTATTTGGGCTAAATTCTTAGACACATGGAAAAAATTAAAGAAGGAGAGAAAAGATGCAGAATTGGCAGAATTTAGACAAAATTTTTACAGGGACTGCTGTAGGAATGGAGACTAATAATTACGGTTATGTAACAAAAGACTGGATTATAGAAAATAATCCTTTATATTTAGAGCGTATTATTTTTAAGCCAATTGGACTTCTTAATGAAATGAACTCTCTTATTGAATATGATATAGTTCGTTATTACAGAGATGGAAGAGTAGAAAGAAAAAGTTTATATACTGCGGCCCCGGCCGTAGTGGACGGTACAACGATATTAAGTCCATTTGGTAATAAAGTAATAGAAGAAAAAAAGAGAAAAGGAGATATGGAAAGAAATGATGAATGTAATAATTTCTGTTGTGAATAATAATTCTATAGATGATTTAAAAAATACTTTATATTCACTTGGGGGAGACCAAGTGAATATAACCATTATTGCTTCTGGTTCAATAGCAAATCAATTATCCGTAGAATCAATTCATCAAATGTGTCCAGTAGCAAATGTAAGTAGATATATTAACAATGGGACATATGAAGATTTCCATATGAATAATTTTTATGATGCAATTCATGATTTTCAAGGAGAAGGAGATATCGTTACTTTCTTAAAATGCGGTGACAGATTTATCGGGCAACATTTAATTATAGATATAGAAAAAACTTTCTCTGACAATCCAGAATTATTAACGATGCATTATAATATAGTATCAAATGATAATTTGAATATTTATACTTCCAAGGAAATCAATCTTCAAGGATGGTTTTTTAGAAGAGGGTTTTTAGATTATTATGTATTTCTAAAAACTTTTAAGAATGAAGTTGAATTTACATTGCATTTATCTTATATTGCAGATTTACAACCTCAATATAATAAATTTGTAAATTCTCCTATGGTATATACTAAACATTCTATAAATGATATTGGAGAGGCATGTAAGCATTATTTTAATGAAATCCTACCTCAACAAAATTATTTTGATGTTGAACTTGGATTAAAGTATTTATATGGCATAATTTGTGACTGTTATATTTCTTATATCCAAGGTATAAATGGAGAAATGTCAGATGAAGATATGCAAAGTTTGATTTTTGATATAGGAACATTTTATAATTATTTTAAGCTGCTTGAATTAGATAATATTGAATTATTATTAAAAACATTTAATAATAAAATGAAAGAAATATATCAAAAACAAGACGACTTATTCTTAATGAAAATTCCAGATATAACATTTACTGAATTTTTAGAAAATTTTGAAGATAAGGAGTAAAATTATGATACATTATTATTGTCCAGGATTTGTAGAAAGTCAAAAAGCATATAAAATTTTATTTTGGTTAAGGGATAACGCTTCTCAATGTTTTTATGAAAATGTCCAAATTTCAAAAATATATGGATGTTTTCCTAATATGATTTGGAATGGTGGAAGTTATTGGTTCGGACCTTGTTTATCAAGAAATCAAATAATTGATTATTTTGAATGGTATTCACATCAAAATGTTCAATTACAATTAACTTTTACAAATCCAATATTAGAAGAAACAGATTTGTATGACAGATATTGTAATGCAATATTAGAAATAGCAAGTAATTATGATTTTGTTGAAGTGCTTGTATCATCTGATATATTAGAAAAATATATAAGAAGCAAATACCCTAATATAAAAATTGATAAAAGTATTATAGCAACAACAAGAGATAGAGAGAGTGTAAATGATTCTTTGAAAGGATATTTACAAAATCTTGAGACATATAATATGTGCGTTTTACCTCGAAAACATGGAAAAAATTTTGATTTCTTAAATCAAATTCCAGAAGATAAAAGAAATAGATTTGAAATTTTAGCAACAGACCCATGTCCGATTAATTGTCCAAGATTATATACTCATTATGAAGATATGGCTAAAGCTCAATTGTGGATTCCAGGAGGAGTAGAACATAGTCATTGTACAACTATTCATCCTGACAATCCATTTAAGCAATGGCAATATAGAAATCAAAGAATATCTTATGAAGAATTGCATAAGTATGAAGAATTAGGTTTTACTGAAATTAAATTAAGTGGTCGTACAGATATGATTCAAATGATTATTACTGTAGTTCCTTATTTAATAAAACCTGAATACCAACAAGATGTATATGCAGCTTTATTAAATGATTTCAAAGACTATTTAATTCAGCCAGATTTTTCATAAAGGAGTGTAATTATGGTATACTACTATTTACCAGGATTGTTTGAGTTTTTCGATTTATATGTAGTATATATGGATATATTCAAACATGAAAAATATAAATTTAGAAACTGTGAAATAGGTGCAATATATGGGGCACCACACGGAGCAATTTGGAACGGAGGACGTGCGCGAGGAGCTTCATATCCAGACATTGATAATGTAAAAGATTGGTCTGTCGGAGAAAATGTTAATTGTGCTTTAACATTTACTAATTGTTTATTAACAGAAGAACATTTAGATAATTTATTTTGTAATGAAATAACAAGACGTTTTGAAAGAGAAGAAAATGCTATTATAGTAGAGTCTCCTCTTTTAGAAGAATACATTAGAAAAAATTATCCAAAATATAAAATAGTATCTTCAACTACTAAATGCATAAGGTCTATTGATTTATTAAAAGAAGAGTTGGAAAAACCATATGAAAGAGTAGTTTTAGATTATAATTTTAATAAAAATTTTGATGTATTAAAGTCTTTAGAACATAAAGAAAAATGTGAATTACTTGTTAATGCAGTTTGTTACCCAGATTGTCCAAGAAGAAGAGAGCATTATGAGTATATATCAGCAGATGTTTTGCGGCTTGCGCAACCAGGACCGTTTATTTGCGATGCAATGACAAAGCCGTTATATCAAGCATTAGAAAATACTAACACTATAACAGTAGATGCTATTTTTAATGTTTATAATCCTCTTGGTTATCAGCATTTTAAGATTGAAGGAAGAACTGCTAATATAGAAGATTTAATTGAGATTCTTGTATATTATACTGTAAAACCTGAATATCAATTAGAGATACGACAAAGACTTAATTTGATTTTATAAAAAAAATATGATATAATACTTATATGAAATGAAGAAAAAGAAAAAATATGTGGTCAATACGAGTTAAAAAATCTTTTTTGATTTTTATAAAAAAATATGATATAATATATATATAAGAAATGGAGAAATGATATGAGAAACATTTTAAGTTATCAAAATGGTAAGTTTACAGGACAAGAAATTATGGACTGGGCTAAATATCAGGTTGAAAATGAAACTTCTCATAAAGATGCGGGGAGATATATTCTCAATCATTTCAATTTAATTCCATACAATACTTATACTGTAAGAAGTTCTTATAGTGGCACTGGTTGCGGAACAATTATTCATAAACCAATAGTGTTACGAGTATGATATTAAAGACACATTCAGCAATTATTTTCTTTGAAAATATTTTAGCTCATTAGGTAGAGCATTTGTCTGTTAAACAAAGTGTACTTGGTTCAAATCCAAGAAATATTTCATTTGTGTCTTGTAAATATGCCCTTATAGCTTACGAGGTCGGAGCGGCGGTCTGAAAAACCGCAGGATGGTGGTTCGATACCACCTGGGGGCACTCAAAAACAAAGGACTCCAAGAGAAGAACCTCGTCTAACTCCTTTTCTGATATGTATTTTTGTTCCTTTTGTTTTTCATTTTGTTTTCGGCGACGAGGCTGGAGGCTGCCATTCTTTCTATATATGAGAGTATATAGAAACAAAAGACTATTGCAAGAGAGAGTCTTTTACATCTAGGCGGTACAACCGTTTGTTTTTCTACTCTCTTGTTTTTTAACGCGAGGTGGCGAAATTGGAAAGACGCAGAGGAACCCCCAAACAGGGGTTTCGTTAGAAACTTCGACCGCAAACAATAGGCTTGGACTTAAAATCCTCCGCCCTTGTTGGCATCCAGGTTCGAGTCCTGGTCTCGCGATTATGCAGGGTTACCCAAGTTGGTGAAGGGGGCAGTTTGCTAAACTGCTAGGTCGGCTAATAACCGGCGCGGGAGTTCGAGCCTCCCACCCTGCGCTCATATTGTAGGAAAGGAATGGTGTTATGTATGAAATTTTAGATTTCATTCATCGTAGATTTGATAAAGATGCGAACTGGTTAAATGGTAATTGTTATTGGTTTGCGTACATATTATCTACAAGATTTCCTTTTTTACAAATTTATTATTTACCAATAGCTGGACATTTTGTGTGCGGCGATGGTGTTAATTTCTTCGATTGGACGGGAGTAATCGTTCCGAAAGAGATACCATTTTTATTGACGGATATTGAAAAACAAGATACCTTATGGTATGATAGAATAGTTAGAGATTGTATTATGTAAGCTGGTGTGGCACAGTAGGTAGCGCGCTTCCATGGTAAGGAAGAGGTCGCGGGTTCGAGCCCCGCCATCAGCTCTGAAATGCGCGCTACTAGCTCAACTGGCAGAGCAACAGACTCTTAATCTGGAGGTTCAGGGTTCGATTCCCTGGTGGCGCACTAGGTAGTCCAACCGCCACCCACGGGAAGATTCAGTTGCAACGGGGTTTTTACGATGAAAGTGTTGGAGTATCGGCGGCTTAACAAAAGTGCACGATGCCGCCCTTATGTCGCTGTAGCCTAATGGATGAGGCAAGGGATTTCTAATCCCTCTGATGCAGGTTCGAGTCCTGTCAGCGATACTGAATGTAGGTTGACGAATCTACCAGTAAGTTTTGATGCGTCATTACAGGACATACTGATGCTTTTAGAAACTTGAGAAGCCTAAGAGATGGAAGTGTCCATTATTTACCCGATTAGCTCAGTGGAGAGAGCACGGCGCTACGGACGCCGGTTTTGCGGGGGTTCGAATCCCTCATCGGGTGCTAAGACATATACAGCAAATAATTTTAAGCGTCAGTTTAGGGAACCGAAAATGCTAAAAAAATGTCTTGAAAATAAGAGTGAGAAAAAGGAGATAATATGCAAGTAGTTAATACTGGTAATACTTACAAAATTTATGACAACAGTTTAAGAACTTTCAATCAACTACCGGCTCAGGCATATTTAGTAAATTTTGATAAAATGTCTGGTTTTTATTTATCTACTTTTGATGACATTGTTATCAATGAGAAGATTTATGGAGTACATATGGATAAGTGTCAAAAAGTTTTGAAATCTTTCGAGATTTTTGAACGTAATCTTGGTGTAATTCTCAGTGGGGCGAAAGGTATTGGTAAGTCTTTATTCGCCAAGTTACTTTCTGCTGAAGCAATCAAGGCTGGCTATCCTCTTTTAATTGTAAATTGTTATATTCCGGGAATCGCAGATTATTTGACTTCTATTCAACAGGAAGTGGTTGTACTTTTTGATGAATTTGATAAAACATTTTATTCTGCAAAAGAAAGAGATTCAATGAACGACCCGCAATCTGAAATGCTAACTTTGTTTGATGGTCTTTCTCAAGGCAAGAAGTTATTTATTGTTACTTGTAATGAATTGAATAATTTGAATAATTATCTTGTAAATAGACCAGGTCGTTTTCATTATCATTTCAGATTTGAGTACCCAACAGATGTTGAAATCCGTGAGTATTTGAGTGATAAGATACCGGAGACCGCTTATGGCGAAATTGACAGTGTAATTGAATTCGCTCATAAGGTTGATTTGAACTATGATTGTTTAAGAGCGATTGCTTTTGAGCTATCTACTGGTTCCAAGTTTGACGAAGCAATCAAAGATTTGAATATTTTGAATCTTTCTCAAGAGTTATATACTGCAATTATTGTTTTCAATGATGGTACTCGCGCTCGTAGAGAAATCAGACTTGATTTATTCTCTGATGAAGAGTATAATTTCGAGTTCAGCGATGTTGATGGCTATGATTTTTATGTAAGATTTGCTCCAACTAATTCACATTATGATGTGAATAAGGGTGGTACTATTATTGACCCAGAAGATGTAAAATTAGACTGGGAAGATGGCTACTATGATGAACCAGAAGACAAAGCAGCTTTAGAAATTCGTAAGGCAAGAAAATGCGAATATATACTTATTCGTAGAAAAAGTAGTAAGTCTTTACACTATGCGGTGTAGGGACTTGCACCAGGGCCCTTAGCTCAGTTAGGTTAGAGCACCCGGCTCATATCATGCAATAACATATCTGCAAGTACTATGGATACAAATATTAAAGGTGTTATTACTGAATTAAAATGTAAAACTTATTTTTTAGAGTTGGGATACACTGTATCTACTCCAGAAAATCCTTCAAGGTACGATTTTATTTTGGATACTGGTAATAAATTATTAAAAATCCAAGTAAAAACTTGTACTTCTAATGGAGAGAAACTTAATTTTTCAACTTGTTCTAGCCATTTCGTAAATGGTAAAGTTACTCACACAGATTATCAGAATGATAATATTGATTATTTTTGCACTTGGTTTGAAAACGAATGTTATTTAGTGCCTGTTTCTGAATGTGGGAAAACTGAAAAAAATTTACGATTAGTTCCTACAAGAAATGGGCAAGTTAAAGGTATTTGTTTCGCTAAGGATTATGTTGCTAAGGAGGTTATTAACAGATAAGTGAGCAAGATATGAACCGGGCGGTCCTCCGTTCGATTCGGAGAGGGCCCATTTAACTATGAAAGGAGAAATCATATGCTTTATCGTTTAGAAGAATGGCAAGGTGGTTCAGGTTTATGGTATTGTGGTCATACAGCTTCTTTTCCTAAAGGGGTTAATCTATGGCTTGTGCCAGCTCGTATGATGGGGATTTCTCCAGACAAGTTTATTGAATGGTTAATCGAGAATCACAAACCAGATAATATCTATCATAATGAAGATTGTTCTTTCGTAGGATGGTCTTGGAAAAGCCAAGCGGCAATGAGGAAATATAAAAATGAAATCAATGCCCTTGCAAGAAAAACAAATTATCAGGTATAAAATTTTAAATTGATTTTTATAAAAAATTATGATATAATATATATAGAAATTGAGAAAGAGATTTTTGAAAATTGACTTTTTCAAAAAAATATGATATAATATATATGTAAGATAAAGACAGACACAGCAATGTGCAAATAATAGAAAAACAGTTTTAAAAATATCCTTTCTTTTATAGTTTTTAAGTATTTTCTGTCTTGTAGAGATTATGCTGATGTAATTCAGTTGGTTAGAATGCTCGTCTGATACGCGAGTCGCCAGTGGTTCGAGTCCACTCATCAGCACTGACAAGTTAAAAGAGTTAGGTCCAAATCGCTCGATATTGGGCAGGCGAGGTACAGTGAGATTTGGTTACTTAGGATAGTGGGACGGCACGATGACCCCTAAGAGAAAAAACCTACGCCTGGGAACTGGTAGTGGAACCTGCAAGGGGGTAACCCGAAATCCGTGGGGTTATCATAGTAGCGTAAGCGTGTGGCTGAAATATGACCACCCGCCCAATAAATAACTTGTCTTTTTTAACGGGGTATAGCGCAGTTTGGTTGGCGCGCTTGATTTGGGTTCAAGAGGTCGTGGGTTCGAATCCCGCTACCCCGACTTAAGACGCTTTATCAGCAATTTTTTATCAAATTATTGATAATAACATCTGAAGAACGCTGATTGGTCATCAGCTCCAGCTTTATACTCATATTTGTAGAGGGAATAAACAAGAATATGGGTTGGCAGACATTGTTAAAATTCCTATGCGTCTTGGAGGAGAATTCATATGGCAAAGAAAACAATTACAATCGAAATTGATGAAAACGCATTTAATGGCTTGAATAATGCAGTAATTGCTTATTTAGATGTTGTTAGTGCTTGTTTTTTAAGATGTGAGGTTAACAGTAAGTTTGAAAAGTTAAAAACACTTTCAGATGAACAATTACTGGCAAGAAGAGATAGTTTAGTAGATATGTACCATCAAGTTGAAAAACAATTTCTTGATTGATTTTTTATAAAAAATATGATATAATATTTATATAAGATAAAGAGGAGCGTACACTCTCAAGAAAAAGGATATATGAATATTCCAGGTCTGCCGATTATTAGCAAGTTCATTAAGAACTATAAGTGGAGAAGATAAGACTATGCGGCAAGCTGTCCTCTTTGAGGAAACACCTTTGTGTGCCTGTTCTCCCTAAAATCTTTATCTATTATGCGGGATTAACTCAACTGGGAGAGTGCTTCCCTTACAAGGAAGAAGTTAGGGGTTCAAATCCCTTATCCCGCACGCCGTGGTAATCCAAGCACACGATAAACTGGACGACTGATAGACCGAGTCAAAAGTCTTATAATCAACTTATTTTACAGGGTTCGAGTCCTTGGGTGAGCGCAATGCTCGCTTCGCCGGATGTGGGGTAATAAGCCTATAAGAACCACGAGGAAAAGCCCCAAGCGGGAGAGTGAGGACTCCGGCAGAGCTGAAAAGGAAATGAGTAACTTAAACCTCTAAGAAAGTTTCCTAAAGTATCTTCGGGCAAAAGATACATTATTTTTCTCTAATTTAGCATTTAATTAAATATGGCACATACAGCAAATGAAAGTAAATCTTTCTAACATCGGTTCGAATCCGATATTTTCAGCCAATTTTTTGAAAATTCGCCAAGTGGTCAGGCAAAAGACATAATGTGCCTTGAAAAAATCTTTAATAAATGCTAAAGTAGTTATTGGATAAATGGCAAGTCGCCAATCTTTAAAGTTGGAGATATAGGTTCGATTCCTGTATAACTATTTGCGGGCGAGTGAAACGGAATATCACGCTGGGTTCATAACCCAGAAATAATGGGTTCGACTCCCATGCCCGCTACTGTGGCTGTGGCAGAAATGGCTTATGCACCGGATTGTGGCTCCGGACTATGCGGGTTCAAATCCCGTCGGTCACCTATACATAAAGACATATTCAGCAAACTTATACTTTATTATGCAATAGACTTTTAATCTATAACGAGCAAATAAATATATGTCTTGTTTTTTGGGGTGTCGCCAAGTTGGTTAAGGCACAGGACTTTGACTCCTGCATTCGGTGGTTCGAACCCACCCACCCCAGCTTGGGTTCGCAAGTACCCGGCTTCGGCAAAACTTGCATGAACTTTGAAAAACTGCACACCTCGGTTATAAATGGGAATTCCATCTCACCGAGAATCCTGCCCACTCTTCGGAGACTGGAATCAAGCTTCATGGGATACTTTGAATGTCTTGTATATGGTTTTTACAGTGATGTAAAGATTGAGCCTGCGCACGCAGGTCCAGAGGGAGGATGTGCTGACACAATCGCATTTAATGACACAGTCTCGTTGCTTTCGTAATAGAAAGCTGTATTTAATAGATACAGCCGAATCCGAGTTAGGTAGAGAGGTGGCACTCTTTACAATCCTTGGAATGCCAACAAGAAAGTTTGCACTTGAATCAGAGAAATCTGAGTATAAGACGAGGTCGTGGTACGAGTAGCCCAAATGTGCAAAGACTCTTAATTCAAATATTACAGTGGTAGATATTGGAAAAACTATCTATAAATAACATTTGATATTCTGAATGGTGGGTGAAAGTTAGAGGTAGTCAATCCTCTACGAGATTAAAGAGAAAACTTCGGTTAGACTCTCAGGCTGTGGAATTCAGCTGGGGTAAGAAGTTTTAAGGTAGCTCCTTAAAGCTCAGACTTATCTCCTCGGTGGTCGAATATAAATGAAGATTGAACAGTTGGTATGGCGAAGGTCAGTGTATTTTTCAAAAGTTCTTTTTTATGGGGAAATAGGCAAATGGTAAAGCCGCGTTTAAGCGGGTCTAGTGATAGACCATGTCTGCAATCTTTCTTGTTGCATATGGGAGCACGTGTTTAGAGGTTCGAATCCTCTTTTCCCCACTCCAAAAAGAATAGGTTGAATATTCTTGTCCCCTCAACTATTGGTGTATTCCAATGGGATGTAAGCCTAAAAGCATGGTAGCTTGGAAGGAGTTTAATCACACGACTCCATATGGTTATACGAAAGAGGTTCTGTGTTGTAACCCACCTAAAAATGACCGACCCATAGCCGTGGGCGAATAATAGGCTAGCGAGTAGAAGTGGTGGAATTTGAAAGCGCTCTGTTCTAATGGGTATAATCTTACAGGGGTAGTTAATAGAAATACCTTACGCTACGGTTAATGGTACAAATTCTGCCGGCAAAGCGAACAATAGAAGTCCCGCTACTAATGGAGTACAAAATTTGAAGTTTGCACATTAGTTTGGTGAAAGCGTTCCAATAGGATGTTCAGCGTATCGTTTTTTAATTTGATTTTTATAAAAAATTATGATATAATATATATAGAAAGTGAGGAAATTCATATGACAAAAGAACAGAAATTAGCTTTGATGAAAGACAGATTAGCAACATTACAGGGTAGTCCTAAGAATATTAAGTGTCCAGGAGTAGTAAGAAAATTAGCGAGACAGATTCGCAGTATGGAGAGTTAAAGGAGATTACAGTTATGTTTAGTATGGATAAATATAAGTTCGCATTTTTTAAGGACGCAAGCGGAAAGCAAACAGTATCAGCCCGGTCTACATATGCCGGAAGAACTGTAAAGGGTTATGCTAAGTGTGACCCAAGAGATGAGTTTGATGTTGAGAAAGGTAAGGAACTTGCGGCAGCTCGTTGTAACGCCCGGATTGCTGAGAAGAGATTTAAGCGTGCTCAGAAAAAAGTCGCAGAGGCTCAGGCATTTGTTGATATGGCTCAGAAGTATCTTGCTGAAATGGAGTCTTATCTTACCGATTCCGCAAGTGATATGAAAGATGCTAATGACTATGTAGCTGATATGGTCAGCACAATGTAGCATATAGATTTGTAGTTTTTGTATGTTTTTCTAAGTATGGATGCTGAATAAAATATACATTACTATTGGGGTATAGCCAAATTGGTCAAGGCACTGGACTCTGACTCCAGCATTTCAAGGTTCGAATCCTTGTACCCCAGTTTACTGGGAGGTTTAATATAGCTCCTGGCGTCCAGACGATAATCGCTGGTTAGGGTTACGCAACACCTTATAGTATTGCAGAATGGAAGATAAGTGATACGCACCATAGACAAGATTTATGGGAACTGTTTGATGATTTGTTGGCGGGGTGATTTCGCTGATGATTGTAGGTTTACAAAGGTATCCTTTACCATATATCACCAAATGAAAAGGACTTCCAAAGGTCACTTGTGCGACATCTAGGGGACACAGGGGGTAGCTGCTTACCTCAGTCAGCGTTTTGCGGATGTAGTTTAATGGTTAGAATGTGTGCTTGCCAAGCATATGATGGGGGTTCGATTCCCCTCATTCGCTCTCATGAGAGTCTAACAGCAATTTTCTTAATTCAAGATTAAGAAAGTCTTTTGTAAAAACATTTACAAAATTAGGATGGTGAGCAATACTTATTGTAATGCGACGGGCGCTTCATGTATTGAGTAGTTTATTTTTGTGTGACTCTCGAAATTGGCATGGACTTAAACAAAAAATATATTGAAGCGTCTTTTTATGCCAGATACAAATGTTTATGGAACTATAACTGAACTTAAATGTAAAACCTATTTTTTAGAGCTTGGATATTTAACATCAACACCAGATACGCCGTCTAGATATGATTTTATTTTAGACGCTGGTGATAGATTATTAAAAATTCAAGTAAAATCTTGTCATTTTATTGATGGGAAAATAGTATTTAAAACAGAATCAAGTCATATTACTTCAAATGGAAGCAATAGACGCTCTTATAAAAATGAAATTGATTATTTTTGTACTTGGTATGAAAATGAATGCTATCTTATCCCAGTAGAAGAATGCGGTAGAGGAACAAAATCTTTAAGATTAGAACCAACAAAAAATGGTCAAGTAAAAAACATATCTTTTGCAAATGATTACTTAGCAAAGGAGGTTTTAAGTAGGTAAGTGAGTTTGTTATGAAGGACAAGGTCATAGGTTCAAATCCTATTACTGGTACTCTGGTCATGACAGACGGGATGCGTCCAGTGCCTCGTAAGCGGAACTCTGGATGGTTGGGGCTGTGAAAGTTAAATGCCTCCGGGTGCGGAGCGAAGGTTGGTCGCCGCATATACTACAAAAAGAAAGTGAGGGTACGAAATGCAAGTTTCATTAAATGCCATTGAAAAGGTTAAAACTTTTTGTAATGTTGCAATGAATCAGGATTACGATGTTAGTCTTGTTTCCGGCAGATATGTTATTGATGCTAAGTCCATTATGGGTATTTTCAGTTTGGATTTAAGTAAGCCGGTTGAGCTTTGTGTTGAAGGTGATGCGGATATTGAGACAGTAAAAGAGACCTTCAAAGATTTTCTTGTGTAATAACAAGACTGGGAATGTAGTGTAATAGGTGCATGAAGTTGGAGATGGTTCAATTCCATCCATTCTCAAGCAGCACGACAGAAATAATAATTGCTTAGTTAACCTCCTGTACAGCTTATAGGCAAGGCAATAGCCTGAGCTTGGTGAAGAGGGGATGTGGAACCGTGCGCCGCATAAGTCGTCTGGGTCACCTTGAGGAAAAGGTATAAACTGATAGGGCGCCGCATATCACAACGCGTAGTATGAGAACCTGATGGGTGATATAGGAGAACCATATGGTCCTGACCTAGGACGAGAGCCGAAGTGTTTGCTGGTCAGAAATTGTTAGTAGTATAGGTCACAATTTCACTGATAATGACAAGGTGTGGAAATCGGCTGAAACACGAAAAACCAGCTTTTTTATAGGTCGTTGGTGTAATTGGCAACATAGCTGTCTCCAAAACAGTTGTTCTGGGTTCGAGTCCCAGGCGGCCTGCTCGTTTTAACCAGAAGAGAATAAAGTTATCTGGGACAAAATAATTGCGGCATTTGCGAGTGTGCGTGGTACACACTATAAAAAACGCTTCTGCAACCCAGTGGTTAAGACGCCTTGACTTTTTATAAAATTTTTTTTATAATATATTCATAAGATTTTGTAAAGACTTGTTCTGCAAACTATGTATTCTACTACATAAAAGGATGAATTTAATTATCTCAAATTGTTGAAATAATAGAATTTGTGAAGAGCTGATAGGATTATCGTTATATTATTACTAAACGGAACGATAAGACTGGCTAGTGGAACCGTTAAAAGTAATCAAGTCTTGTATATAAAAATTGATTTTTATAAAAAAATATGATATAATATTTATATAAAGTAAAGGAAATAAAAATATTTGCCCTCATGGCGCAACTGGTAGCGCAACTGATTTGTCAATCAAACTCAGTGAAAAAGAATATGGAATTAACTTCAAAACAAAAAGGTAATTTAACTGAATTGCAATGCTTAACTGCTTTTGTTAATTTAGGATGTGGGATTAACATTCCCTATGGAGATAATTCAAAATATGACTTTATCGCAGATGTTGATGGTAAATTATTAAAAGTGCAAGTAAAAACTTCGTCATTAAAAGATGAAAATGCAATAAAATTCTCTTGTAGAACTACTCATGTAAATTGCAAAGGTGTTAAAAATGATAGATATTCAAGTGATGAAGTTGATTATTTTGCTACTTATTGGAATGATAAGTGTTATTTAATTCCAATTGATGAGTGTTCAGTTGAAAAAACTTTAAGATTTACCCCTCCTAAAAATGGTCAAACAAAAGGAGTTTCCTTTGCAAGTGGCTATGAATTGGAGAAAATGGTAATGAAAATTAAGGAGGAAGTAGCTGAGCATTGATAGATAAATCAGTAGGTTGGCGGTTCGACTCCGTCTGGGGGCTCTCATGGGTGGTTATACCGTAGGGGTAGCGGGGCAGACTGTAAATCTGCTGCCTTCGGGCTCGGGTGGTTCGACTCCATCACCGCCCACTTAAAGGGAATGGTCATCGAGAAGTCATGGCTGAATAATTAGTCTAAGACCCAGTGAATTTCCTTTGTATTATGTCGGGGTCGCATAGCCTGGTCGAGTGCACCGGTCTTGAAAACCGGAGGCCCGCAAGGGTCCGTGGGTTCGAATCCCACCCCCGACGCTCTATATGAAATGAGGTGCTATATGAGAAGTAAATCTTTTAAGGGAGCTATGAGAAGAAAACATATCAATCGTAGAAAAAAGATAGCACAAAAGTTATATGGAAATGGTTTTGAAATTACTGATGGAAAATATGATAAGGGAAAAGTTCATTGCTCTTGTCCTATGTGTTCCAGAAAAACTAATAATAAAGGTAAAAACCGTTTGAAACATGGTAATTATTATCCATCAAAAGACTGGAAGCATTCTGACCAGCAAAAACTTGATGATATGGATTACCAGGAGAGAGAAAATAATATAGACACAGTTGAACAGCAATTTGAACAAGTTGGGTAATAAATTTTTTATGTGAAAAAGAATTTTAGAGGGTTCAAATCCCTTACAAAGAACATTGTGTCTAGTAAATATGGGGGCATGGCGGAATGGTAGACGCTGTGGACTTAAAATCCACTGGCTTCGAGCCGTGAGGGTTCGAGTCCCTCTGCCCCTACTGAATAGATAAAAGAAGGAGGAGTCGCAGATGGATAAATGTGACAAATATCGAAAACAGAATATGAATTTATGCGTCTGTAACTCAATGGTAGAGTAACCGGCTTTTCACATGACCTTAAAGACAGATGATGAAAAAAGTATGAATACAAAGTATAAAGGTAATATCACAGAAATGGAATGTATGCTAGCTTTTATGAAGTGTGGATACAATGTCCTAACTCCATATGGAGATTGTGAAAGATACGATTTTGTAGTCGATGTGAATGGAAGGTTTTATAAAATTCAATGTAAAACTGCTCATTCCGACGATGATAATGCATCTTTTAAGTTTGAGTGTAGAAGCTCCCGTTCTAATGCGAATAGAATATTACATCACAGTTACTCAGCAGAAGAAATTGATTATTTTGCAACTATGTTTGATGGAAAGTGTTATTTAATTCCTATTGAAATTTGTGGTAGTTGCGATAAAAGATTAAGACTTTTGCCTACAAAAAATGGTCAAACAAGAGGTGTGACTTGGGCAAAAGAATATGAATTGGAGGAAGTAATCAAGAGTCTTTAAGCTGATTTGTGAAAAACCGGTAGGCTGAGGGTTCGAGTCCCTCTAGGCGCACTAACTGAATAACGAGAGGTGAATGCTTATGTGTAAAGGTGCTGTCTTCTAAGTTCTTTTGAAAGGAGGACTTAGAAATGAGTAGAAGCTATAAAAAAACTCCATATTGTGGGGATAAAAAAGGTAAGGCGAAGAAGCGTATTGCTAATCATCGTGTGCGCCAGTCGCTCAAAAGAGATTTAGAGCTAGTCGTTCAAAAAGGACAATACAAAAGATTATTTGAAACTTATGATATTTGTGATTATTATTCAATTCAAAGTTGGGAAAGCTACTGGAAAAGTTCAGTAAATATTTACTATTGGATAAAAGAAAGATTTCCAGAAAGTACAAAAAATAAATTCCCAGATAAAAAAGAAGAATATCGCAAATGGAGAAGATATTACAAGAACAAATGATTTGACTTGATTTTTCAAAAAATTTTTGTTATAATATATATAGAAAGTGAAAAGCTTTCTTACCCCTTTTTAGTTCCTATTCCTTTTGATTGTTTTAGGGTGTTTTCAACGAATAAAGAAAATGCCTTTTGTATGCGGGTGTGGTATAACGGCTATTACTCCTGCCTTCCAAGCAGGCAATACGGGTTCGATTCCCGTTACTCGCTCTCCCTTACTTAGTTTACGGACGGTAAGGTTGATTGAGAAAAATATGAGAGCCTAACAGCAAAAAATCTTTATTCTATACAGAATATTAAAGATTGGGTAGTAAGTTTATATACTATGATGAACTTATAATGCTACAAATGGAGGAAATAACACTTCGGTGTCTCCGGGTAATGTAAGGCGGCATGTATCTGTAAGTAGTTTGAGCCAGTGTGGCTCTCGCAAATGACATTGACTCTAAATGAACACAGAATTGCATGCCGCCTTTTCTTTATTTGATTTTTAATAAAAAATATGATATAATAATTATATAAGATAAGAAATGAAAAGATATGCGCCAGTCGCCTAGCGGTATGGCACTCGACTTTTTAGACATGAAGAGATGAAAGTGAGGTGAAATAGTGTTAAATACTCATTTTCAAGGTAAGACTACGGAAATGCAAGTTGCATTAGCTTTTCTTCAAAAAGGTATTCAAGTATCTCAACCATTAGTATCAGACAGCCGATATGACTTTATTATTGATATAAATGGCAAATTATTAAAGATACAGGTTAAAACTTGTAGAATTTTTGAGGAAGAAGGTTACATAGATTTTGCGACAAGTACGAGTCATACTAACACTCAAGGAACTATTAACCATAGCTATTCAGAAAATGAAATTGATTATTTTGCTACTTTTTATAATAATGAATGTTATTTAATTCATGTTAATAATTGCGGTAGTAGAAGTCAAAGGTTAAGAATTACTTCTCCAAAAAATGGCAATCAAAGAGGAAGTAAAATGTTAAAAGATTACACATTAAATAAATTTTTAGAAACTCTGAATGACTAAAAAATCGAGTATACGCGGGTTCGATTCCCGCCTGGCGCACTATGGGGAAGTGGTGAATAAAAAAGTAGCCGCTTTGAAAAATGCGAGTTCTGCAAACTTTTTACTCAAGGTAAACACATTAGTCTGTAAAACTAACGCTCTATGAGCATTGGAGGTTCGAATCCTCCCTTCCCCACCAAAAACCAGAAGGAGAAAAACAATGGAATTTCCAGTTTACAAGATTAGTCCAAATCAAGGTTGTTACATGGGCAATGCGCTCGTTGCAGCGAGCAATGCCGCAGAAGCAAATGAATTTATTGATAGCTTTAAAGAGCATGATAAGCATAATGATTGTGACTCTTGGGGTTATGGTCATGTAGACGAAGATGATAGAATTGATTGTTTATTCTCTACTGTAACAGGTATCATAGACTATGGTATATGGTATCGAGGATAAAAATATGAGAATGTAGCCAAGTTGGTTCAAGGCCCCGGACTGCAACTCCGTGTGACCCTTATGGGCGTGGGTTCAAATCCCACCATTCTCTCTCAGTTTCCTTATTTTTGAGCAAACGAACAAACTTTCTCGCATAAGTTTATCCCAGACTGTCTCTGGAGTGGCTCTCCGAACATGACGGAATGAGAATTTAGAATGCGAGCGATAGGTGAGTGAAAGCCTAACAGGATGGGAGGAATAACGAATTTCTCGCCTACAAGCCAGTAGGAATAAGCTGAATGAGGCACAGTACCTGTGGAAAGTAACCTATCGTAAAAATTTTAATTTGATTTTTATTAAAAAATTTGTTATAATATATATGTAAGATAAAGAAAGATACTTTAACAGCAATCAAACAAGAATACTGTGGTAAGTATAAAAAGATTAACGAGGGTGCTGGTTCATATCCAGTCGGAAGAAATTCCGTAGTTTAAGTGGGTTAAAATAGAACACTCGAACCAAAAAAGTATCTTGCTATCTAAATAAAATCCTCTTGTCCAAGAGGAAAACAAAGAGAAAAAGGAGAAAAAGGAAATGAATAAGTTTATGAATGGTTTGACAGATGCTACCAACTTCACACTCACTGAGAATGGTGGAGTAACCCATAAGACTACTAAGTCTGATTTGCTTGATATGTTTGCTATGGGTGCGGCAATGCGTAAGCGTTCTGATGAGGATGTAATCCTTATGTTCAGAAAGGCTTTTGCTGAGAATCCGGTTTATGCATTGAAGTGCCTTTTCTATATCCGTGATGTGCGCGGTGGTCAGGGTGAGAGACGCTTCTTCAGAGTTTGTATGAAGGATTTGGCTAAGACCAATCCGGATGCAGTTCGCAGAAATATTAAGAATATCCCTGAGTTCGGTCGCTGGGATGACCTTTATGTGTTCGTAGGAACTCCTGTTGAGGCAGATGCTTTTGGTTTCATCAAGGAGCAGCTTTCTCTTGATGTAACTTGTAAGGCTCCTTCCCTTTTGGCTAAGTGGCTTAAGTCTGAGAATACCTCTTCAGCAGAGTCTCGCAGACTGGCTAATGTAACTCGTAACTATCTTGGTATGACTCATAAGCAGTACAGAAAGACTCTTTCAATTCTGCGCGAGAGAATCAATGTCCTTGAGAGATTGATGTCTGAGGGTCGCTGGGATGAAATCGAGTTCGATAAGATTCCTTCTCGTGCTGGTATGATTTATAAGAACGCCTTCGCTAGACACGACCTTGAGCGTGCTCAGTCAGAAAAGGCAGTACAGACTTACGCAGAGTTCGCTAAGGACACAACTAATACTGTAAATGCTAAGGCTCTTTATCCATACGAGTGCGTAGCAGAAGCGCTTAAGATGTGTCGTTATGATTCATGGACTCGCTATGAGAAGACACTTCCTGCATTAGATGATACAAATCGTCTGATGGTAAATAAGTACTGGGAGAACCTTGCTGATTACTTCAATGGTGCTACTTTCAACGGTATCGCTGTTGTTGATACATCTGGCTCAATGGTAAGCTCAGAGGCTTCTGCACCTATCAATGTAGCTATCTCACTCGGTTTGTACTGTGCTGAGAAGGCTCAGGGACCTTTTGCTGGTCACTACATCTCTTTCGCATCACGCCCACAGCTGATTAAGACTGAAGGTGTAGACTTCGTAGATAAGGTTCAGCGTATCTACAGAACCAACTTGGTGGACAATACCAACATTGAGGCGACTTTCGACTTGATGCTTGATACTGCTCTCAGAACCAAGTGCTCACAGGATGACCTGCCTCAGAACGTAATTATCATCTCTGATATGGAGTTCGACAGTGCTACATCCGGTTGGCGTTCAACTTCAAACATTAACAGCAGAAATGCTGAAACTGTTTTGGAGGGTATCGCTAAGAAGTGGGCTGCTCATGGTTACCAGATGCCTCACCTGATTTTCTGGAATGTTCAGGCTCGCCAGAACAATATCCCGATGTTGGGTAATGGACCTATTAGCTATGTATCAGGTTTCTCTCCATCTATCTTTGAGACAATCATGTCTGGAAAGACTGGTTACGATTTGATGATGGATAAGCTGAACTCTGAGAGATATGCTGTAATCCAGTAATCGTAATTTTCCGGAGAGGGCGACCTCTCCGGTTTTTGTATTTGGAGGGAATATGAAAGGTAGATTTAAAGGAGAAACTTCTATGGGTTTTATTCATGGGAGGGTATATGAATTAACTTCTGATATAAAACCTATATATAAAGATGGGTCATTTATTGGAAATTGCATTTGTTTATATGATAAATATTCTGCGGCCTGGTGTCCGTACAGCGGACTCGAAACAATATTGAAGAACTGGGATTTTGGTTTTGAAAACAATATGATAAAAGCTTTAGTACGAAAATAAGATGCCAATATTGGCATCTTATTTTTGCTTTGAGCTGGCCCGGGCGGTATGGGGCGTGGGGAACCGCAAACCCAAAACTAAAATGCCTTTGGGTAATTTTAAATAGAAATGCAAGAAGAAAACTTAATTTTATAGAGAGGAATATTAAAATTCTAACTATAAATTAAGGAGGTAAAGCTATGATTGGAATTACAAAAGACGCTGGCAAAATTACATATGGTTTAAAAGAATATGTAGTTGATACTGCCGCAGAAGTTGATTTACTTCCAACAAATTGCGCTATGGGCAGCTCTGCTTTTGTTATTGAAACTGGAGATGTATATATGCTTAACGGTAGCGGAAAGTGGGTGCAAATCTAATGGATGTAATAACTTTAAGTAAAGCAAAAAAATATACAGATAAATCTGTTGCTACTGGAGGTAATCCTGAATTAATTGAAGATTTAATTACAAAGGAAGTCGCAAAAATTAAACCACCAAAAGGCGAAGATGGTAAAAATCCAGTAAAAGGAGTAGATTATTTTACTGAAAGCGATAAAAATGAAATTATTTCAGAATTATTAAAACAACTTCCAGATGGAAGTGAGGTGGCTTACTAATGGCAATTATCGCACTTGATGATTCAATTCTATATGATATTGCTGAAGCTATAAGAATCAAAAAAGGCACAACTGAAAAGTATTATCCAAAAGATATGAAAGATGCAATCCTTTCAATAATTACATCTCAAGTAGATAATAAAATTGCAGTTCCAAAGACTGGAACATGGCAATTAAAAACTACTACAAATAAAAGATATATAATTATTTCAACAGATGATGATAACACTGGAAATACTGCATTTTTCAGACTATTAAGAACATATGGTTTTCCATATACAATGAATATTGAAGCTGAAAATATAGATAAAAATATAGGTTCAGATATTAAATCTACATTTACTGATTCTGATGCAGAATCTTTATTCCCAAATGACGTTACTGTTGCAGAATTGGGAAGATATATAACAGAAAATAATTTAGGAGAAGTTACACAGCATGGACAAAGCTCTCATGTTTTATGGGATAGTAAAAAACTTTCTGGAACTTTCTTAAATGATTTATATGAAAGTTATACTGCTCAAGGTGGAACTAAAACTAAAGAAGAATTAGTTGAATATATCAAAGAACAATTAGCTGATAGTGATATTTCACAAGGAGCATCATATGTTAATACTTCAAGAAAGATAATTGAAGAAGCCATAGGTTATCCTATTTATGCTCTACAAACATGGGGAGGTTCTCCTATAGTTACAGTTGATGGGTTTGAATGTAACTTAAATAGTATAAAAGGCGGAAATTATGATTATAGAAGTGATAATTATATATTCGCCAGTCCAAGAGTTGGTCAAGCTTATAAAGAAAGTCATTCTTTATATGAAAAAACAAGAAATTACCATACTACAGATATTCAATCTGAAATTGATAAAATTGCTATTGGTGATGTTGAAGATTTCTTTTCCCATATGCCATATAATGATTTAGGTGATGAAGCTCTTAGACAAATGTTAGATACTATAAAAAAGAATGTCGATGCAGGAAAAGTTGAAGTTGTAACACCTACTCAATATTATAATTTAGGCGAATGGGTTGATAATCCAATTACAAGTATTTCTATTAGTAGAAATAACATTTCGCTTGGAGATTCTGATACAGATAGTGCTTATATTATAACAGCTACTTATGAAGATGGTACTACTGCTGATGTATCAAAGGAAGCTATTGTTGATAGAAGTTTAGTTAATACTTCAGAATTGGGAAATTATACTATATCTGCAACATATAGAGGATTTAATTCTACATTAACGATTTCAGTAATTGATTCAAGTTACACAATTCCTGAGGGGTTAAAAGATACTGAATATTGGTTTATTGCAAAGAATGAAACTCAAAATAAATTAATGGCAGCTAATACAACCGGAACCTTTGGAACTGCTGGAAATTATGGCAGTTTATTAAAAATCGCTGGATGTTCAAGTGGACAGTGTAATGGATGGATTTCAGAGGATAATGGTCAAACTTGGATTAAAGTAAATGAAAATAATACACATTATCCTACAATTACAACTGATGGAACTGGCACTACAAATAATTCTTCAAAGCTTAATTTTGGTTGCCAAAGTAATGATGAAATAACATTCTTAGAAACAAGTGATAATTTCACTATAACATATTAAAAGGAGGGCAATTATGCTTACTATGTCAAATAAAAATATTATGATTGATGGACAGTCAACCATCGGAGATAAAATGATTGCAAACTTTAATGCAAACATTAATGGTGCAGATGAAATGAGTGGTGGTATGTATATCAACATTTCAGTATCAGATATTGATGGTTTTGTAGCTAATAAATCAACTGTAATGGCAGATTTTAATACTTTTTGTGATACAGTTGTTAAAATGACTGGAATTGAAGAAGCTGCTGAATAATACTTAAATGGGGAGAATGATAGAAATATCATTCTCCCCATTTTTTTTGTTTATTGATTTTTAATAAAAAATATGTTATAATAAATTATAAAGACAAAAGGGGTGGTAAAAAATTAGATGAAAGTTATAATTGCGGGTGGTAGAGATTTTAATAATACCCAAATGGTAGAAGATGCAATGAATAAATTAGATTTTATAGTTACTGAAGTAGTTTGCGGCGATGCCTCTGGTGCAGATACAGAAGGCAATCTCTGGGGACAAAGGCATGGGGTTCCAGTAAAACATTTTCCGGCTCAATGGGATACTTTCGGGAGAGCTGCTGGAATTATTCGCAATCACGAAATGGGAGATTACGCTGATTATCTTGTCGCATTTTGGGATGGGGAATCTCGTGGAACTAAAGATATGATTGATTATATGAGAAGAATTGGAAAACATGGCACAGTAGTCATGTATAAAAAGGAGGGCTGATAAATATGACAGATAGAGAAAAAAATATTATGGAAAGATTGCAAGAGCATTATAATGAAGCATTAACAATGTTTCCAAGTGACCGTATTGTAGGTATCTTTTTACAGGGTTCTCAGAACTATGGTCTTGATATCGAGGGGTCTGATGTAGATACTAAATTGATTTTAGTACCTACTCTTGAAGATATTTGCTTCAATAGAAAACCAATTAGCACAACTCATATCCGCGCAAATGATGAGCATATTGATTTCAAGGATATTCGGCTCATGTTTCAAACTTTCCGCAAACAGAATTTGAACTTTCTGGAAATTCTTTTTACTGATTACAATATTGTCAACCCTATGTATGTTGATGTATGGAGTAATCTTGTAAGAGCAAATGAAAAGATTGCTCACTACAATCCATATGGCGCGGTAAAAAGTATGAAAGGTATCGCCATGGAGAAGTATCATGCTATGGAGCATGAATACCCTTCAAAAGTAGATATTCTTGCTAAGTATGGATATGACCCAAAACAATTGCATCATTTATTCAGAATCGAAGAGTATATCCAGAGATATGTTACTGGAGAACCATATGCAGACTGTTTAGTTTCTGAACAGTCAGAATACTTAAAAAGTGTAAAGAAAGGTTGCTACACTCTTGGTGATGCTCGCTGGATGGGAAAAGCTACTTTAGACCATGTAACTAAGATTGCTGATGATTTCTGTGAGCGAAATCCGGCATCTGCTGACCCAGAAGTAGACAATATCTTAGATATGGCGCAGAGAGAAATTGTTGAGCGCTCTATCGCTTATACACTGAAGAAAGAAGGTAAAGTATAATGGCAATGTGTCCATTGATTTCATATCGCAAAGAATATTACGGTCAGGTTGAGTGCCAAGGTTCTGACTGTAATTTCTTTGGCGATAAAGACTGCTTGGTAAGAGAATGTATGCAAGCATTTATTGCTAATCAAAATATAGAAAGGAAAATTAAAGATGATTAAAAGGTGGATTATGACCGGTGATACTCATGGTCAAGTTGCCATGAGGTTAGATAATATAGTAAGAAATATGGAAATCGTGAACCCAGCAGAGACAGCAGTTATTATTCTTGGTGACGTCGGTCTTAATTTCTACTGTAATAAGTCAGAAAATAAGAAAAAGGCTCAATTAAAAAAGTATGGCTTGCGGATTTACTGTGTTCGTGGTAACCATGAAGAGAGACCTGAAAATCTTGGGTTTGAAACTATCTTTGATGAAGATGTAATGGGAAATGTATATGTAGACCCAAGCAATGATGATATTCGCTATTTTGAAGATGGCGGAGAATATATTATCAACAATCATTCAGTTCTTGTAATTGGTGGTGCGTATTCAGTTGATAAATACTGGAGATTGCAACGTGCGGCGGCTGCTAACCAGAGTTTTACAGGTTGGTTCAAAGATGAGCAGCTAACCCGAGAAGAGATGAATGATATTCAAGTTAATGTCGCGGGTAAGCAATTTGATTTCGTTTTCACTCATACTTGCCCGATTGGTTGGGAGCCTTCCGACCTTTTCCTCGGCGCAGTAGACCAGTCTACCGTAGATAAAACTATGGAGATTTGGTTAGACGAAATTAAAAATACTTTTGAATGGAAAGTTTGGTGTTTCGGTCACTATCACGCAGATAGACTTGAGCGTCCTTGTGTAGAGCAAATGTTCCAAACCTATGAAGACTTGGAAGTTATCTGGAATCGTTGGTATGACAAAAAGACAATCGAAGCAGAATGGTGGATAACCAAATCGCCAAATTTCTATATGGATTTGCCACGAAATGAGAACGAGGAGGACTAATTATTAGTCCTCCCGATTTTTCTTGACTTTTTCAAAAAAATATGTTATAATATATATATAAAAGGGAAAAATTTGATATGGAGGAGATACTATGCAAAAAAAACTTACTGTATTAGTTAAGAAAGCAGAAAAGAACAATGGTAGTATTTATGAATCAGATGTTACAAGAATGTTTTCTGGCGAGCAGGTAGAGGAAGCTTTTGAGTATTTAGAGAAAGCTGGTATCGACATCTTAGCCGATGAAGAGACTGAAGAGCTTGATTGCGGCGAGGTGCCTACTGAAGACTCCGTAAAGATTTATATGCGTCAGATAAGTCAATACAATCTTCTTACTTTCGATGAGGAGATTGAACTTAGTAAAAGAATTGCGGCAGGTGACAAGCAAGCAAAAGATGATTTAGTAAATGCTAATCTTCGTTTGGTTGTAAGTATCGCTAAAAAGTATCATGGTCACGCTGGCATGACTTTCTTGGATATCATCCAGGAAGGAAACTTCGGTCTTATGAAAGCCGCAGAGAAATATGATTATAGCAAGGGATATAAGTTTTCAACTTATGCTACCTATTGGATTAAGCAGGCTATATCAAGAGCCGTATCGCAGCAATCTCGTACTATTAGAATTCCAGTGCATATGCTTGATACTGCTAATAAGATGGCAAAAATTTCTCGACAGCTTACTCAGGAACTCGGAAGAGAGCCTTCTGTTGAAGAAATTGCGGAAGAGCTTGGTATCCCAGTTGAAAAAATAAAATCCTTATATGAAATGCAGAGAGATACTTTATCTCTTGACTCTAAGTTAAGTGATGAAGATGATGCTAATGTTGGTGATATGATTGCTGACCAGCACGCAATTTCTCCTCTTGCGGCTTGTATTAAGGAAGATAATAAGAACATGGTTTTAGACATTTTAAGCACCTTATCTCCAAGAGAGAAAGAAGTTATGGTATTGAGGTTTGGTCTTGAGGACGACCAACCTAAGACTTTGGAAGAAATTGGTTCTGTCTTTGGTGTAACTCGTGAGAGAATCCGCCAGATTGAATCTAAGGCACTCCGTAAGTTACGCAATCCTATTCGTAGCAAGATGCTCAAAGAGTGTCTTGCTATATGATACATAGGCTCTGGGCAACCAGAGCCACACTTTTCTAAAAAGGAGGATAATATGCCAAAAATTCCTACATATAAAATAATTCCAGTTTCACAAGGTATTATTGATTTTGAATATAGTGGTTATAAAACATCAAAAGACCCTGGTATGAGTACATTTGGTAACTGCATTTACAAAGGAAATGGCATTGCTTGGTCTTGGGGTAAACCTGACCGTCCTGTAAATGGAATAATTGAATTATTTCGTTCTTATACTACAGATGAAGAAGAGCAATGGTATAAAGAACATTTTGATATTAAAGACTCAAAAACCATCTTAAATTTATTCGGTCTTTTTCATGATATGTATGATATTAGTGATGCTTACCATGAAATGTGGAATAGTTGGATTAAACTTGATTTTTATGAGATGGCTGTGACTTTACAAGATGAAGATTTTACTGTTATCGGCATTGCGCCGGCTCCTTATGGAGCAGCCTACATTGACAATCCAGTAGCAGTAGTAGCTGAAGAAAAAAATGGTACTCGTTTTTGGTGTCATGCTGACCAGAAATGGATTGATGATATGCGCGAGCAGATGCGCCCGGTCTACGAGGCCGCGCTTAAAGATGCAGAAAATAAACAATAAGTTCTTTCTTGATTTTATATAAAAAAAATGATATAATATTTATATAAGGTAAGGAAAGAAAGGATTGATGAACATATGAAATATTTTATTGATTTTGAAGCAGCTCAGTTCACAAATGAAATTATTGCTATTGGATGCGTTAGAGAAGATGGCAAGGAATTCAACTCTTATGTAAAAGCCGAGCGTAAGATAACAGAATTTATTACGCAGTTGACAGGAATTACGCAGGAAATGGTAGATTCTGCCCCAACCTCTGATGAAGTTTTCAAAGAGTTTTATCAGTGGCTTAAAGGTGATAGCAATATTGTTTTCTACTGTTATGGTAATAGCGATATTGATTTCGTTAAGAAAAATCTGAAAAATACAGTTGATTTTGAGGCTCAGGCTGCTTTATCCATGATTGGTATGGGACTTAGAGATTTCGCCCCAACAGTAAAGAAGCATTTTGGACTTATTAAAAATATTGGTCTTGTTAAAGTTTTAGCTTTTTATCGTGGAGTAGATGAAATTCATCAGAGCCACGATTCGCTGGAAGATGCGAAATTTTTACAGGAATTATATAATTATGTTATGGATGAAGGCGATAAGTTTGAGGGAGATGAATGCCCATTCCCGGAGTATAAGTTAGTTAATGATTCAATTGTAGCCCCTAAAAAGTCTAAAACAAAGATTGTTGTTGATAGGGTTGAAAGATGGAATGATGATGTTCTTATCGCTACATACTGTAACATGGAAGATGCAGTTCAGGGCGCAGTTAAACTGATGCCTAGAAAAAATAGAGCCTTAGCTCTTGAACATAAGAAGAGAGTTGAGAATAAAATTGTAAAATCTCATGCAAGTAAGAAGCAGTATCTTGGCAATTACTGGAAGGTTTATGCTTCTGAAGTAGATAAATAGTAAGAAAAGGAGTGTTGAATTATGGCGTATGTTGCATATGTTACTAATTTGAAGAATTTGCGCAAGCACCCTAATGCCGACCGTTTGCAGCTGGGTGAGTGTTTCGGTAATACTGTGTGCGTAAATCTTGATTACACTGATAATCAGATTGGTGTTTACTTCCCTACTGATGGTCAGTTGTCTGTTGAGTTTGCAGAGCACAACAACTTGCTTCGTAAGAAAGATGAAAACGGTAATAATATTGGCGGTTATATGGACCCGGATAAGAGAAATGTAACTTCAATTCGTTTGCGTGGAGAGAAGTCTGATGGTCTATTTTTACCTCTATCTTGTTTGGATTACTGCTATCCGGACGTAGAAGGCGGTGCCGCAAGAATGCTTAATGTGGGTGATACTATTGATGTAGTCAATGGTCATGATATCTGCACTAAGTATATCCCAAAGCGTAAGAATCGTAATGGTCATGTATCTGAGGGTAATAAGACTCGTAAGCATAAGGTTCCTGTTGCACCTCTGTTTGCAGAGCATGCGGATACCGAGCAGCTTGCTTACAATCTTGCTGCTTTTAAGCCAGGAGATAAGGTAGAAATTACTTTAAAGATGCATGGTACTTCTCAGAGAACTGGTTATCTTCCTACTTTACATGGTGAGAAGAAGACTTTCTTGCAGAAGCTATTCAGAAAGGCTGGTGTTCCTGTTTATGATTGGGGCTATGTGTCTGGTACCCGTAGAGTTGTTCTTGATAACTTTGAGGGTGGTTTTTATGGCTCTAATGAGTTCCGTGAGCAGCATTCTAAGATTTTTGAGGGCAAGCTTCATAAGGGTGAGACTGTGTACTACGAAGTAGTAGGATTTACTACTACTGGTCAGCCAATCATGGGCGATGCTAATAATAAGAAGTTGAATGACAAAGAGTTCGTAAAGCAGTACGGTGAGACTACTCGTTTCTCTTATGGCTGCGCGCCGGACGGTTATGTTATGATGTTCGGAAACGATGATAGTGGAACTTTCTCTGTACCAGTAGAAAAGCCACAGTCTGATGTTTATGTTTACAGAATGACTATGACTAATGAGGATGGCGATGTTGTAGAGTATACTCCAGACTTCATGAGATACAGATGTGAGCAGATGGGTGTTAAGACTGTGCCTGTACTATGGGTTGGTATTATTCCTGAGAATCCTGCTACTGAGGGGGATGATAATATCACTGCTGGTGAGTGGATTATGAAGGTCGCAGAGAGATTCTACGATGGTCCTGACCCAATCGGTAAGACTCATGTGCGCGAGGGCGTTGTTGTTCGTATTTTGAATAAGCCTAAGTTCTGTGCTTACAAGCATAAGAATTTCTCTTTCAAGGTACTTGAGGGTATTATCAAGGATACGGCTGACGCACCTGATATGGAAGAGGCTCAGGAGGTGAATGAGCAGGAGGGTTAAACTCCTCCTGCTTGGATAAATATGTTAAAGAAAATTGATATTATACTTATCTTATTGGATATTGTTTTGATTGTTCTTTATGCGGTGGATACAATTAAAAACTATCCAGATGGCTCATATGCTTCATACGCGTTTTGTTGCGTAACTTGGTGTGTAATTACAATACTTAATTTTTGTACATATCGCGCCAAAAGAAAAAGAGAGCAAGAGCATAAAAAGAGAGAAGAAGAGATAAATAAGATAATTCAGAATTAGGAGGATTTTGTCATGGCTAGAACACGAGAAATAGCTTGTATTCATTACAAATGTGAACATAATTGCGACCTTGGTAAAGATGCGTGTTTTCGCGGCCTATGCCAGACTTGTCCAACATATAAGAAGCTACCAGGCGGCAAGCCCGCAAGAGTAGATAATCGCAGAAAGAAGATGGATAAAATCATCAGAAAGGAGAAATGGTAATGCAGAAGATTAAAGAGTTATTATGTAATATCTTCGGGCATAAATGGGAGAAAAAGTCGCAGAGCGATATGACTTACAATAAACGCTTTATAAACGAAGAGTGGGTATGTAGTAGATGCGGCACCCATACAACCATTGTAAGGAAGTAATATGGAATTTATGACTTTTAAAAACGGTCATATGCTTAAAGTCCATGATATTGATACTGCTTGTAAAAATTTTTGCGATGAAATTTCAGAAATAGTTCATCACGCTCAAGAAAGAAATCAAATCTTAAGTGATGAAAATAAAAGGCTAAAAGATGAGCATTATAAAGACGCTGAAATCCAGCGTCTTTTAGCCGAAAATGAGAAGTATAAGGCAGAATTGAGACGATGCTTTTATATTTCTGAAGAGGAACAGCAAGATATCAATAAATGGGAAAAAGAGCATATTAAAAATAAACATAAAGGGAAAAGTTACTCTGGTGCTATTGGTGGTAGATTTAAGTACATCTTCACTCCTACATCCATTGGTGAAGTCGGAGAAATAGAGTGTAGCTGTGGAGAAAAATACACTTTCAGAGAGTTATGTTAGGAGGTTCTATATGAGCATTTGCGGTGGATGCCCTTATCCATTTGAAGCAGTACAAAGTGGAGAATATGAAACTGAAGAAGAAGCCTGTAGTGGCGGTTGCGATTTTGAAGATGCTGCATATAGGATGTCTTGGTCATATGACCAACTATATGAAAGATACAAAAATCTATTAGACGAGCATAGAGCATTAGAACAAAAATATGCCGCTTTACAATTAAAGATGGAGGATGATTTAAGATGATAAATTCATTTAGTGATGAATATGAATTTTTAAGTAATTTCTACGCTCATCCAATCCAAGAGGGGAAATTAACATTCCCAACTAACGAGCATTACTTTCAAGCAATGAAAACTCTTGACCTTGAAGAGAGAATAAACATTGCGCGAGCTGCTACTCCGGGCAAAGCGAAGAGACTTGGTCGTAGCGTTAAGTTAAGAAGTGATTGGGAGGAGATTAAACTTTCAGTTATGGAAACTGCGCTCCGTAAAAAGTTCGCCGACCCTGTACTTGCCGCAAAATTAAAGGCAACTGGAGAAGAAGAGTTAGTAGAAGGTAACTGGTGGAATGACAGATTCTGGGGTGTTTGTAATGGTGTTGGAGAGAACAACCTTGGAAAGCTTCTTATGAAAATAAGGGGTGAGTTATAGAAAATAAATTTTGGGAAGCAACTATCATATAGTAAGAAGTTGACTTCCCTTTTTTGATTTTTATTAAAAAATATGATATAATATATATGTAAGATGAAGAAAGAGAGATGATATTTATGTTTTTTCATAAAATTTTCAAACGAGAAGAAGATAAAAAAATAGTTCCAAGAGAAGATTTATTAAATCAGGCTCTTGAGCTTGGTGAAGAGTATGAGGCTTGGATTAAAAAATGTCAAGATGAATACCTCTCTGAATTTGATAAAGAAATTTTGAAAGCCGCAAGAAATGGTGAAAAGCGTGTTATATCTTTCAGATATGATGAATATAGTGAGCCATGGCAGACTAAAGAGCTATTAAATAGAGTTAAAGAAAAATATAAAACAAAAGGTTTTGATGTTGAAGAAGTGCGTCCTTATTCAGACCATATTGATACATGGTTAAGAATAACCTGGAATAATAAATAAAAGTGGAGGTGTTAAAATGTTAGATAGAGAACCAATGAAAGTATCGAAAGCTATGGAATTGGCTGGCAAGTTTTATGATGAAAAAACATATGCTCACGCAATGAGAGTTGCGAGTTATGTTGCTGCTAATATGACAATTCCTCACGAGTATAGAGATGAATGTGTTGCTCTTGCAATTATGCATGATTTGTGGGAAGATACTGATTGCCCAAGGGGTGGAGTTCCTGAAAACTTTGGAAAAGCTTTAGCGCTTTTAACCAAAGAAAAAGGAGAAGATTATGCTGAATATTGTAAACGAATTAGACCAGTAGATGGATTAGCTTATCAGAATTGCGCCTACTGGGTTAAATTGGCTGATATGAAAGACCATTTAACATTAACTGAAACTTTAACAAATAAAAGAAAGGCAAAATACTTAGCCGGCATGGCAGTATTATTGTAAGGTGATACATATGACTTTTGAAGAGAGAATAGATAAATTAAATGAGCTTGTTGCTAAATCCAATCATATTGTTTTCTTCGGTGGAGCAGGAGTTTCTACTGAGAGCGGCATCCCGGACTTTAGAAGCAAAGATGGTTTATATAATCAGCATGATGTACAGTTTGACCAGTATTCACCAGAGTACTTATTAAGTCATAGCTGTTTAAGAGACCATCCAGATGTATTTTTTGAGTTTTACAGACAGAAGTTAGATTGTAGAACAATCGAACCTAATGTTACTCATAAGGTTCTGGCTGAGATGGAAGCCGCAGGTAAGTTAGCTTGCGTTGTAACTCAGAATATTGATGGATTACATCAGAAAGCTGGAAGTAAGACTGTTGCTGAATTACATGGTACAACTTTTGAGAATTACTGTCCAAAATGCGGCGAGCCATATCCGGCAGATTATATCTTTGAATGCGGCGAAGCTATCCCATATTGCAAACATTGTGGTGATATTGTGAGACCTCGTGTGACTTTATATGAGGAGAATCTACCTGAAGCTGATTGGAATTTAGCAAGTTATCATATGCATAATGCTGATTTAATCATCGTAGGTGGCACATCATTATCAGTATATCCGGCCGCTAGTTTAGTGGTAGGTAGAAGTTGTCCTATTGTTTTAATCAATAGAGATGAAACTGATATGCCTCGATTAAAAACAGCAGTTGCTTTTAATGAAAGCTTAGGTGAAGTATTTGGAAAAATCAAATATTGATTTATTAAAAGAAATCGCAGAATCTTATGGCATAGAAGTTAAACAGGCTAATCCCGGAGAGGGCGGCATCTTTGTTGATGGTTGCAAACTCTCCGAGGAAGAGATAAAAGAGATTATATATGGAGTATTTATGATTGCGGGAGAGGAGAGTTTTAAGGAAAAATGACAGATACAGAAAGAGTTGTAATTTTCAAAGAAGCATTATATAAAGCTGGACAGATGCTTAGAGAAAATCCCCCGCAGATGGATTTATTGTTAGAAAATCCGGAAATGTTGAGAATTGTTTGCGGCGGCAATGCCAGAGACCCAAAAGGAAGAGAATGGGCAAATTATTTTGTGAAAAAAGTAGTGGAGGAAAGACATAATGAAACTTGAGATATTACAGAATGAAATGATAGCAGCTATGAAGAATAAGGATAAGGTAAGAAAAGATGTATTGTCCAGCCTTGTAGACGCAGTTAAGAAAGCTGCTATTGATAAGAAGTGTAAGGATAATGTGACTGAGCAGTTAGTTGCAGAAGTTCTTTTAAAAGAGCAGAAAACAATGCAAGAAATGATTGATACTTGCCCGGCAGACCGGACGGAAACTCTGGCAGAGTATAATGCAAAGATGGCAATCATTAAGGAATTTGCTCCTCAGCTTATGACAGACATTAACGAGATTTCTGCTTATATTACAGGTACTCTTGGTTTGGAAATCTGCGCGGCTAACCGAGGCGCAATTATGAAAGGTCTTAAAGGCAAGGCTGATATGAAGATTGCCAACCAGTTATTCGGAGGTAAATAATGATATATACGAGTTATTTTGCTCAAATTCGTAATCTACCAGATAATATAATCCCGATTGCCATATGCGGAGGTATTCCGCAATGGTACTCGGGACTTTGGTATAAGAAACTTGCTCCTAAATATAAGTTTTTTATGGAGTGGAAACAAAACCATGATAACGAATTCTATATTGAGCATTTTTATAATGAAGTTTTAATTAACTTAGTTCCCGAAGAGGTAGAAAGTGAATTATATGCTTTACTACCAGAAGATAAGAAAGATTGTGATATTGCGTTAATTTGTTACGAAAAGCCAAGCGATTTTTGCCATAGGCATTTAGTAGCAGATTGGATGCGCGAGGCCGGTATTCCGTGCGAGGAGTGGAAAAAGAATGGATAAAATAATCAAAGATATTATTCATAGAAATGTCACTTCTGAACAAAAACTTAAAGCACTTCAATCTTTAGAAGATGATATCTCTATGGCAAAAAGAATCATTTCTAAAGAATTTAGTTATTGTGATGAATGTGATGATTATTACTTAACTGAGTCTTTTTTAAGTAAGAAAGAGGTTAAAGCAGAGAAAATTTGCACATATGTAGACCCTAATCAAAGTAGTGGTAACGAATATAAAGATGGGAATGTGGAATATCATTATTCTGTATGCCCAAAGGGTCATAAACATATTGTCTTTAAAAGGGAGGTATAGCCATGAAAATGTATATTCCTTTTGGAGACTGGTCGGATGATGGTCATGGTAAATATGAAAAAGTTTTAATTGATGCGCCTTCAATGCAATATTTACTTGACGCTCAAGACAGAATTTGTGATACTTGGGGAAAATCATTTTTTGATGGATTTGCAGATGAATATGAAGAACCAAAATTATCAGATGTTATTTGGGAAGCTTTAATTTATACTAAGTACCCAATAGAGAGATTCATCGAAAAAGAAGAGGTAAATGACTGGGGAGATTGCACGAGTCTTGAAGATGTATTGAAAAATGACCCGTCCCCATATGTCAGCTTATCTTTTGTAGAGGACGCTTTTATTTGGCTTCTTAATGCATATGGAGCGCAAATTACTCTATTAGAAGAGAAAGAAGATATCCCAATGATTTGTAATTGGACTTGTCATGGTTTTCAAACAGTAGGATATGGATGCTTTTATGGTTAAAGTTTTAAGCTTGGGAAATATAAACATTTTCCAAGCTATATTTTTATTTATTGATTTTTAATAAAAAATATGATATAATATATAATATAGAAAGGAAATATGATATGATTTTAAGAAAGAGGAAAATAAAAACTCCAAAAGAGAAATACAATATATTAAAAATTTCTGTTGTTTGTTATCCAGATAGAAATTCTTTAATGAGTTTTGTAAAAAATATAGATTCTGAAGCTCAGTTTAAAATATGCACAGATTGGACATTTAAAGTAAAAACGAAATATTCATATGACCATTTAATGTCTTATTTAATAACTAAGTCAGAATTTTCAAGAATGAAGAAGGGGTGGTTTTTTTAATGTATAACGAAGAAAAAGAAGAAGCAAGAAAGTTCTTAGAAAAACATAAAAACTATGGTATTGTGCAAAACACTCTGGCAACAATTAAGAATAAAAACTTATTGCACAACGACCGCTGGAGTATTGTGTATGATATGATAGATGAAGCTTTTCCTCAATATATCAGAACTAAAGTTGTAACAGGTATTGTATATCTTGTTGAAGAAGGAGAAATCTAATGCGTGGCACATGTGATTTATGCGGAAAACCAAATAAAATCATAGTAGGAACATCATTTACTGATTGTTTTTGTAAAGAATGTTTACAGCTTGTAATTAGCGAATGCGAAGATGCCGTTGCGCAGATTGAAGATGAGGAGGAAGCAGAAAAATGACAGGAGTAATATTATTTAGAGGTCAACCATTTCACAATGGTCATATGAATATGGTTCAAAAAGCATATTGTGATTGCCAGAAAACCAATTCTGATTTATATATTTTTGTTGGTAGCGCAGATAAATCCGGAACTAAGCGGAACCCTCTTCCTATTGAATATCGTCTTATGCTCATTGAGGGAGCTCTCCATGAAGAGTGCGCTATGCAGGACCTCGCGCATATCCATGTAATTCCATTGGATGACATGACTGACGAAGCAGATAACAGCCATGATTGGGGTCGTTATCTCTTTATGAAGATGTTATTTTATACAAAAGATGCAGACATGACAATATATTACAGTGATAGACCGGAGATTATGTTAAGCTGGTTTGATTCTCAGGACCGCTGGTGTCTGCGCTTTAAATTCCTTGATAGATATAAGGACATTTCTGCTACACTTGTTCGTAAAATGATTCTGGAAGGATACCCAGTAGACAGATATGTTCCAGATTTTGTCAATATGCACATTGATGAAATTAAAAAGTATTTAGAGGAGGCTTCTGCATGATAGTAAAAATTGGAATTGAAGTTAGCTATGATGAATTAGAAGAATACAGAAAGGAATTCTTTAAATGCAATGGAGTAGAACTTCCAGTGGAAGTGGCAAAAAAGAATTTTATTGAGCGTTTCCTCGCTGATAAAAGTGATTATATTGATACAGACAATATTTATGTTTTTTTTGTATAAAAGGAGGCGAGATATATGCCAGTTAATGATGAACTTGGAAAAAGAATGAAAGAAAATTATGAAAATGTTGCTAAAACTCGTCTAATGCGCCGGACCCCGGTCGCAATCCGCATTGATGGCAAGGCTTTTCATACTTATACTCGTGGTTTTAAGCGTCCGTTTGATACTATACTAATCAAATCTATGCAGGAGACTACAAAGTATCTTTGTGAAAATATTCAAGGTTGTATTCTTGGATACACTCAATCAGATGAAATTACTCTAATTCTTGTTGATTATCGCAGATTTAACAGCTCTGCATGGTTTGATTATGAAGTAGAGAAGCTTTGTTCTGTTGCAGCAAGTATGGCGACTATGGCGTTTAATCAAGCCTTTACAAGCAATATTCATATGATTATGGCTCATTTGCACTATGGAGAAGATGTTGATTTAAACATTATTAAAAGAGACTATGGTCTTACTGATGAAGACCTTGAAATAAATAGTGAGTTTTGGGAAAAGAGATGGACTCTTTATCAACAAAAAATGGGAACTGCTATGTTCGATGCTCGTTGTTTCAATATCCCAAAAGAAGAGGTTACTAATCTTATCTACTGGCGACAGCTTGATGCAACTCGTAATTCAATTCAGATGGTAGGTCAGGCTTATTTCTCTCAGGCTCAACTTGAAGGTAAAAATCAGAATGATATTCAAGAAATGCTTTGGCAGAATTATGGAATTAATTGGAACGATTTTCCTACTCACCAAAAGAGAGGAACTTGTGTAGTTAAAAATGAAATTCCGATTGAACATTGCGGCGATGGCAAAGTGGTAGCCAAACTTCGAGATTATTCAGCACTTCCAAATGAGTGGATTATTGACACCGAAATCCCTATTTTCAAAGGCGAAGGTCGAGAATATATCGAACAACTTGTCCAGTATGTAGAGGAGCAATAGCTTCTCTAAGGATAATAAATTGATTTTTATTAAAAAAAATGATATAATATATACATAAAGAAAAAGAAAGGAAAATAATACTATGGGTAGATATGATGAAGATAATTATGGTGGAACTCCTACCATGACTCGTCAGAGAGACTTGGTTTTATCTATCAATGAGTTTTGTTTCTTACAGAACAAGACTAATGGTACGATTAAATCTCATGTAGGTCCACTTACTATGACAATTAGCCAACAGGAAGCGTTGGTGACATTCAATACTAAGACTAAGAAATTTGAGGAAACCCAGGATTTTGAAAAGGCTAAGCAGCTTTTTGTATCCGCACCTGAAGGCTGGTATGCGATTCTTAAGAATCCGACTACTGATGACCAGTACCCTGAACCTGGTAAGGCGAACACAACCCCTACCACAATTAAAATCGGCACTAAGGTAAATATCCCGGGACCTATTTCTTTTGCATTGTATCCTGGACAGATGGCTAAGGTAGTCCGTGGTCATAGACTTCGTTCTAACCAGTATCTGTTAGCAAGAGTGTATGATGCCCAGGCCGCAGTAAGAAATATGGCAAGTGCAACTATCGTAGATGCAGAAGGCAAGGAAGTTGCGCAGAAGCCTGAAGAATACTTCATGGGTCAGCTTTTGGTTATCAAAGGTACAGAAGTATCTTATTATGTTCCACCTACTGGAATTGAAGTAATTCCTATTGGTGGTTGCGGAGATGATTATGTTCGTGACGCAGTTACTCTTGAGAGATTAGAGTATGCAATTTTGAAAGATGAAGATGGCGAGAAGAGATATGTTCATGGTCCAGCAGTGGTGTTCCCACAGCCTACTGAGACATTCGTAGAATCTCCTAAGGGCGGCTCTATTTTCAGAGCATTGGAGTTATCTCCTATTAGTGGTATCTATGTAAAAGTTATCGCTGCTTATGAAGACCCAGATGGAACAAAGCATCCAATCGGAGAGGAATTGTTCATTACTGGTAAGGAACAGATGATTTACTACCCTCGTCCTGAGCATGCAATGATTCAGTATGATGGCAAGTATATGCATCATGCTATTGCAATTCCAGAAGGCGAAGGTCGTTATATCCTTAACAGATTAACTGGTGAGGTTAAAACTGTTACCGGGCCTGCGATGTACTTACCTGACCCTCGTACAGAAGTTGTTGTTAAGAGAAAGCTGACCAGAAAAGAATGTGAGTTATTCTACCCTGGTAATGATGAAGTTCTTGCTTATAACTTAGGTTTAAGTGAGAAAGCTGTTGAAAAGCTTGCGGCAAAGGGTATGTCTAATGCTGTTGCTGATGCTATCAACTGTGCTTATTCAACATCTAACCAGCTTGATACTCTCGCAATCTTTGAGAGCGGTGCCAACATCAGCCGTGGCGTGAGCTACACTAAGCCAAGAACTGTAGTTCTTGATACTAAGTTTGATGGTGTTGTAGCTATTGATGTATGGACTGGTTACGCAATCAATGTTGTTTCAAAGACCGGTAAGAGAGAGGTTGTAATTGGACCTACTACTCGCTTACTTGAGTACGATGAGACACTTGAGGCAATGCAGTTATCCACAGGAAGACCTAAGACAACTGATAATCTGTTACAGACTGCTTATCTTAGAGTTGAAAACAATAAGGTTTCTGACCTTATCAATGTTGAAACCAAGGATTTCGTAGGCGTGCAGATTAAAGTATCTTACTGCGTGAACTTCCTTGAGGAGTATAAGGATAAGTGGTTCTCTGTTGAGAATTACATTAAATACATGACAGATAGAATGCGTAGTCTCTTGAAGAGAGAGGCTAAGAACTACACTATCCAGGAGTTCTATGCTAAATCTACTGACATTGTAAGAAGTATCGTACTGGATAAGAAAAAGAAAAATACTGATGCAAATGCACCTAAGACCAACCTTCAGGGTCGTTTCTTCCCTGAGAATGGTATGTTGGTTCACGATGTTGAAGTATTAAGCATCCGTGTTGACAGCGCCGTTGCTGAGTTACTTGAAACTCATCAGTATGAGATGATTAGTAAGACTCTTGAACTTTCTGATGCTGAAGCTAAGATGGATGTCGTTAAAGCCCTTGCTGAAGTTGAGAAGAAAGAAGCTGAACTGTCAAGTGCTAATGCTCTTTATAGATTAGAGCTTGACCAGAAGATGCAGGAAGAGAAACTTGCTAAGGAAGAGGCTATTAAGGCTAAGCAGAGAGCAGCCGCTGTTGCAGAAGTTCAGGCTAAGAAGGATTTACAGGAAGTATTATCTGAAATCCAGACTGCGGAATTAGCTCGTAAGAAGGCTGTTGCTGACGCTGAGGTTGCTCACACTAAGGAGCTTGCTGAAATCGAAGAGGCTAAGCAGAAGGCATATGCTGATACTGTTAAGTCTATTATGGAGTCTGTATCTCCTGACCTTATAGCAGCTTTGTCTACTAAGGCAAATGCAGATTTACTTGCTACTGCTACAAAGAGCATGAGTCCATATGCAATCGCAAGTGGCGAATCTGTGGCTGAGTTCACTGATAAGCTGATGCGTGGAACCACTTTGGAAGGTCTTTTAACCAAGGTGGCGCAGGCTAAAGAAGTCTAAGATAAATAAGAGAGGGTGAGAGTAAAATCTCACCCTTTTGATTTTTATTAAAAAATATGATATAATATTTATAGAAAATAAAGAAAGAGGTAATAAATACATGAAAATCTTAGTAATTGTAGATATGCAGAAAGATTTCATCGACGGGTCTCTTGGAACACCAGAAGCACAAGCTATGGTTCCTGTTATGGAGAAGAGATTGCGCGAGTATGAAACAGGTGATACACTTGTGATTTTCACTAAAGATACTCACCAAGCTAATTATCTTGAAACTCGTGAAGGAAAGCATCTGCCGGTTGAGCATTGTATTGAAATGACTCCTGGTTGGTCTATTGATAAGAGAATTTCCTCTATTATTGACCACGGTAATTTTGCAAAGATTTCTTCTGATAGCATTATCAATGGAAGAATTTGTAAAGATACTTTTGGCTCTGTATCTTTGCCGGATGTATTAAGAGCAGTTTGTGCAGTTGAAGATGTTGATGAAATTGTCTTTATGGGACTTTGCACTGATATTTGCGTTGTTTCCAATGTTTTGATTTGTAAAGCAGTATTCCCAGAGATGGAAATTACAGTAGATGCATCTTGTTGCGCCGGCGTGACTCCTGAAAGCCATCAAGCAGCTCTGACTACAATGAGAATGTGTCAGGTTAATGTAATCAATGACTAAAGACCAGATACAATACTTAAAAATAAATGATATGCCATATTCTCCCTCCCTATTTTTCATTTTGCATAGCAATTTCAAAAAATATTGTGCTACAATGAAGTTGCCAGCTTATAGAGATTTTGGGTGGGAGGATAGTGAAAGATTAGAAGAAAATTTTGCAAATTTGAAAAGGAGTTTACAAGATGATTAGAATTGGAGAAATCGTAGTAGACCAAGGAAGATTCCCCGACAATACATTATTGATGAAGATTCCTCAGAATATTGGAGACCAGAAGCAAGCAATTATTTGGAACTATGAGGATGACTCTGAATTATTTGCTCTTATTTGTATCAGAAAATATTTTCAGAATGTGCCTCTTATTTTGTATATGCCTTATTGCCCTCATGCAAGACAGGACAGGGTAAAAAATCCGGAAGATGTATTTACTTTGAAATATTTCTGTGATGTAATCAATGATTTGAAGTTTTCGCAGGTTGTTATCGAGGACCCACATAGTAATGTTTGTACAGCTTTACTTGATAATGTTATTGTTATTGAAGCAAAGTGCCATATTGATAAGGTTATCGAAGAACTGGCTGATGAAAATCTCGTAATGTGTTACCCGGATGAAGGCGCAATGAAGCGTTATTCTGGAATGGTAAATAAGCCATATACTTTCGGAGTTAAAAAGAGAGCATGGGAAGATGGAAAGATTCTCGGTCTTGACTTTATGAATCCAGAAGTAGTAAAAGGTAAGAATGTGCTTATTGTTGATGATATTTGTTCTCGTGGTGGAACATTTTATCACACCGCAAAGGCTCTTAAGGACGCTGGCGCAGAGAAGATTTACCTTTATGTTACTCATTGTGAAATGACTATTTTTAATGGTGACATTTTCAATTCAGGTCTTATTGACCATGTATATACAACAAATAGTATTTTCCCTGCAAACGCAGCTAATGAAAACATTTCCATTGTTGGTTAATTGATACGGCTCTGTTGAATAAGCAGAGCTTTTTTGATTTTTATTAAAAAATTTGATATAATATATATATAAAGAAAAAAGGAAAAAATAAAAGAGAGGTAGATACTTATGTATAATCCGTTATTACTTATTGATTTTTACAAATCAACCCATCATGAACAGTATCCGAAAGGATTAACTAAGATGGTATCTTATTATACCCCCCGTATAAGCAGACTGGGAGATGTTGATAAAGTAACTTTCTTCGGACTCCAGGCATTCATTAAGGAGTATTTAATCAAAGGCTTCAACGAAGGCTTCTTCAATAGAGATGAAGATGAAGTTGTTACTGAGTATGAAAGAGTTTTGAATGCCACTCTCGGAAAAGGCGCTTATGAATCCCAAAAGATTAGAGATTTACACAGATTAGGTTATCTACCTCTTGAAATCTCTGCTGTACCAGAAGGTACAAGAACTGCTATCGGCGTTCCGCAGATTGAGATTACTAATACACATCCAGATTTTGTGTGGTTAGTAAATACTGTTGAAACTATGTTATCTTGCACAATGTGGCATACTCAGGTATCTGCGGAAGTAGGTTATAGATATAGACAGATTGTTCAAAAATACAAAGATTTGACTTGTGATGACAATGTTCAGGTTTCAAGATTACTTGGAGATTTCTCTATGAGAGGTCAGCAGTCTGTTGAATCTGCTATTAAGTCAAGTGCGGCGTGGGCATTAAGTTTCGCTAATACGGCGACAGTTCCTGCGATTCTCTGGCTCGAAGATAACTATAACTGCGATTGTGAGAAAGAGCCAGTTGCATTCGGTGCAATCTCTACTGAGCACAGTGTAATGTGTTCTAACTTCGCAGTTGATGGAGACGAGATTACGCAGGTCCGCAGACTCTTAACTGAGATTTATCCTAATCACAGTTTTTCAATGGTTTCTGATAGTTATGATTACTGGAATCTTGTTGATAACATCCTACCGCAGTTAAAAGATGAAATTATGGCTCATAATGGTTGTATCTCTATTAGAGGAGATTCCGGTGACCCAGTTGAAGTTGTTACTGAAACTGTTTTCAGATTGTGGGACATTTTCGGTGGAACAGTAAACTCTAAGGGTTATAAAGTACTTGACCCTCATGTTAAGGCTATTTATGGCGACAGTATTACTCCTCAGAGATGCGAAGCAATTTATAGCATCTTGACTGAAAAAGGATTTGCTATCAATAATGTTGCTCTTGGTGTTGGTTCATTCTCTATGATGTGTCTTGAAGATTTAACAGTTGATGGTTATTTCTTAACTCATCCTGCCGCTCCAATGCCAGGTCCTAAGTACAATCCTTATACTCGTGATACTTTTGGTATCGCAGTAAAAGCAACATACGCAGAAGATGAAGATGAGAATGCTATCAACATCTACAAGCAGCCTAAAGGAGCTTCTTGGAAGAAATCTCAGAAAGGTTGTTGCATTGTTGCTATGGATGGTCAGTCTTATACTGATGGACATACATTTGCAAAGGTTGCATTAGAAGAGAATAACCTGTTAAGACAGGTATTCTGTGATGGTCACCTTATCAATGAAACTTCTCTTGCAGAAGTTAGACAGAGATTATATCCGGAGGGATTTTAATATATGATTGCACATATGGACGGAGATTTACTTGATGTTCAGAAAACATTAAATATTGATGTAATTTGTCATCAAGTAAACTGTCAAGGAGTTATGGGTTCTGGTATCGCGAAGCAAATTCGCGATACTTATCCAACAGTTTATGATAATTACAAACAGAAAGTTGATTCCATCGGAGACAAAGGTGCTTTACTTGGTTCTATTCAAGTTGTTGCTTTGTATGATGAATATTTCAAAAATATGAAGCATCCTTGTGTTTGTAATTTCTTTTCACAATATAATTATGGATATGATGGAAAGCGTTATACTTCATATGATGCTTTTTGGAGTTGTTTAAACCAGTTAAAAGGAACTCTTACAAAAGGTTCTACTATTGGTTTTCCTTATCGTATTGGTTGTGATAGAGGTGGAGCTAACTGGAATGTTATCGAGAAAATGATTGAAGAAGTTCTCGGACAAGATTATTATGTTTATATCGTACATTATAATGGAGGGAAATAAATATGAGATATGCTGAAGTAGATACTGGTAATGTTCAAGCACATATTGACCATATTGTTGATTGGATTAAACGATATTTTGTTGAAAACGGTCCGAATAGTAAGGCTGTTATTGGTATTTCCGGCGGAAAGGATAGTTCTATTGCGGCAGCCCTGTGCGTCAGAGCGCTGGGCGCAGACAGAGTATTCGGAGTGCTGATGCCACAAGGTAATCAGCATGATATTGATTGCGCTCATCAGCTTTGTGATACTCTTGGTATCCCGAATTGTACTATCAATATTGGTTCTGTATGTAATAGTCTTTACAATGCCATTGATGAAGGCTATGATTACGATAAAATGATTAGTCATAACCCAGTAGTAGCAACAAATACCCCGGCGCGCATTCGTATGGCTACACTTTATGCAATTTCTGCGGAAGTTGGCGGACGTGTTTGCAATACCTGTAACCTTTCTGAAGATTATGTTGGCTATGCTACTAAATTCGGCGATGGAGCGGGAGATTTCTCTCCTTTAAGCGATTATACTGTTCATGATTTGCTTATTATCGGAGACCATCTTGATGAATTACCGAAATCTCTTGTTCATAAGGCTCCAGAAGATGGAATGTGCGGCAAGACCGATGAAGATAATCTTGGATTTACCTATGAACAGCTTGATAACTACATCTTAAAAGAGGAAATTCCGGATTATGATACATTCAATACTATTGTGCAGATGCATCGCCGCAATATGCATAAGTTGAATAAGATGCCTAAGTGTCGAAGATATAGCGGACGAAATGACTGGGATTGTTGCTTCTAAAAGCTGGTAATTTATGGAAGAGGAAGTTAGAAATAACTTCCTCTTTTGATTTTTTATAAAAAAAATGGTATAATATATATATAATAAAGAAAGGTAGTGATGATTTATGGCAACTTACGCAGTTTCAGATTTACATGGATGCTTAAAATTCTATAAAGTAATTAAGGATTTTATTCAGCCGGAAGATAAAGTATATTTCCTTGGCGATGCTGGAGACCGTGGTCCGCAGCCTTGGGAAACAATAAAAGCAATCGCAGGCGATTCTCAGTTCGTATATATTAAGGGAAACCACGAAGATATGTTAGTTGATGCTATGGAAGAGCATATCGAAGGTCGCTCAGGTTATGCTACTCATCTATTGGGTAGCAACGGAGGATATGGAACTCTTGAGGAATGGGCTGCGGATGGCGCAAAAGAGAGCTGGATTACTTGGTTAAAGAAATTACCAACTCATATGGAATATATCAGACCAGATGGTAAGAAAGTGCTTTTATCTCATGCAGGATATACTCCAAGTCCAGACGGTAGTCTTCCATGGGGAGACGATTTGATTTGGTCTCGTGACCATTTCTATGAGGCTTGGGATGAAGAGTTACCAGATACTTACATAGTACATGGTCATACTCCCACTCCACTTATGGATAGATACATTTATGATTTGAAACCAGAAGATGTAGATAAAGCTGGTGCTTTAGTATATTGCGATGGTCATAAGTTTGATATTGACAACGGCGCAGTATTTACAGGCTTCTGTACCTTATTCAATCTTGATACTTTCGAGAGTATTGTTTTTAATGGTGGTGTCGACGCTATCGGCGTCGACTAAGCCGAAAAATCTTAATTGATTTTTTATAAAAAAAATGATATAATATATATATAAGTTAAAGGAAAGGAATTGAGAAAGAAATGAGGAAAAAGTAATATGGGTAGAAACTTAGAAACGCATGATTTCTATTGCATAAATTGTGGTAGAAAAGGTATCCCAATAGCAAGAAAGCGTGGACACCAACACAGTAAAATGCACATGAAGAAATTATTCTGTTTGTATTGTCAACAAGAAGTTAATCATGTAGAATGTAGAAGTTATGAAGATGTAATTGAGTTCAAAGAAAGATTTGAGAGAGGAGAATACAAAGATGCAGCGGAAGAATCTCTTTCTTATGTGCGGGACTCCGGGTTCCGGGAAAACGACTTGGGTTAAAGAGCATATTGCTGAGAGTAATGTCAAATGTGTTCATATCTCAAGAGATGAAATAAGATTTTCGATGGTTAGCGAAGATGAAGATTACTTCGCAAGAGAAACTGAAGTTTTCAATGCTTTCTGTTCTCGAATTCAAGAAGAGCTTGAGAAAGAGGAAGCGGCAAATATATTCGTAGATGCTACTCATTTGAATGAGAAAGCAAGAAATAAGGTGCTTGATAGACTTGATTTGAGAAATGCAGATTTATTTGCGGTAGATTTTAATATGCCGCTTGAGATTTGTGTAAAACAGAATGCATTACGGTCAGGAAGAGCTTTTGTTCCTGTAAGCCAGGTGCGCAGAATGTGGCATCAATATCAAGCACCAACTGAAAATGAAAAATACAAGTACACAGTATTACATGCTGTGCCAATAGAAAAGGAGGAGGAACAGTAAATGTCAAAAGTGTGGTTTTCATCAGATACTCACTTTTGTCACGACAGAGAGTTCTTGTATGGACCTCGTGGTTTCACGAATGTCAAGGATATGAATGAAGCCATTGTAAAGAGATGGAATTCGGTGGTTGCGCCCGAGGATGCTGTGTATCTTTTAGGCGATGTTATGTTGAATGACAATGACGCTGGTATGGAGTTTCTAAAGAAGCTCAATGGAAAAATTTCCATCCTTAGAGGAAACCATGACACAAATGCCAGAGTTAAGTTATATGCTTCGGCAGATAATGTAATTGACTGGGGACTCTATTCACAAGTTGTGACAATCAATGGGTATAATTTTTACCTAAGTCATTATCCTACAATTACTTCCAATATGGATAATGACGCTCCATTGAAGAGACATGTAATCAATCTCTTCGGACATACACATCAGTCGGATAACTTTTATCACGACATTCCTTTTATGTATCATGTAGGAATGGATTCGCATGATTGTTACCCGGTTGAAATTACTCAAATCATTGAGGATATAACTCGTAAAGTTGATGAGTGTAAAACTCAACTTTAAATAGAACATTGAAAAATGAATAAAGAGAAAAAGGAGAAAAGAAGATGCCAAGTTTTTTAATTTCGACATTATCAATCGTAGGTTTGGTTCTGGTGTTTGTTATCATTGCAGTAATCCTTGTTAAGAGTTGTTGGAAAGTGGCTGGAACTAATGAGGTACTTATTGTTTCTGGTATGGGAAAGGTTAAGAAAAAGACCGGTGGCGGTATTTTTGTAATCCCTCTTCTGCAGAGAACTCAGAAGATGACACTTGAAAACATTCAGGTAGATTTTACTTCTCGTAACGAGATTCCTACTAAAGATGCAATTCATGTGTTGGTAGATGCTGTAGCCAATATGTCTATTTCCAAAGACCCTGTTAGACAGGAGATTGCGGCAAGTAAGTTCGCCGGATATTCAGTTCAGCAGATTCGTGATATTGTAATTCCTGTATTGGAAGGTAATATCCGTGAAATTATTTCCCAGACAAACTTTGAAAACCTTATCCGCGGTGATAAGAAGGCATTCTCCGAGTTGGTAATGGAGAACGTAACTCCTAACCTTGCTGACTTAGGTATCGACCTTACAACTTTCAACATTCAGAACTTCTCTGATAAGAATGGAGTAATCCAGGACCTCGGTGTTGATAACATCGAAAAGATTCGTAAGGAAGCTTCTGTAGCGGCTGCTAAGGCTAAGGCTGAAGTTGCAATCGCACAGGCTCAGGCTGATAAGGAAGCTAATGATGCTAAGGTACAAGCTGCTACTGAAATCGCTGAAAAGCAAACTGCTTTTGCAATTCGTAAGGCAGAACTTCAGAAGCAGGCAGATATCGAGCAGGCTAAGGCTGATGCTGCTAAGCAGATTGAGGCTGAGAACCAGAGACGTGAGCAGGAAATTTCGACTGCTAACGCTAACTTAGCTCGTCAGGAAAAGGAAATCGAGTTACAGGAACGTGCCGTAGCTATTAAGGAGAAGGCTCTTGAAGCTGAGGTTAAGAAGACTGCAGAAGCTAAGAAGTACGCTGAACAGCAGGAAGCAGATGCTAAGTTGTACGCAACTCAGAAAGCTGCTGAGGCTGACTTGTTCGAGAGACAGCGCCAGGCAGAAGCTGCTAAGATTGAGGCTGAGAAGAAAGCTGAGGCTGACTTAGCCCTTGCTAATGCAGAAGCTGCTGCTAAGAAGGCTCTTGCAAATGCGTTAAAGGCACAGGGTGAGGCTGAAGCGGCTGCGGCTCAGGCTAAAGGTCTTGCAGAAGCAGAGGCTATTCGTGCTAAGGCACAAGCTGAAGCAGATGGTTTAATGCAGAAAGCAGAAGCTATGAAGCAGTATGGTGAAGCAGCTAAGATGGATATGCAGATGCAAGCATTGAAGTTATACTTCGAGCAGTTACCTGCAATCGCAAGCGCTGTTGGTTCTGGATACCAGAATGTAGACAAAATCTATATGTATGGTGGAGAGACATCTCAGCTTGCTGGCGACATCATGACCAATGTTTCTCAGATTTCTGAGGGATTAAGCGAAAGCTTAGGAATTGATGTGAAGTCTTTACTTGCTGGTTTCATCGGCGGTAAAGTTGCTCAGAACGGCGATAACGTCTAATACATAAGGGGTGTGACATAAGTCACACCTTCTTTTTTTTTTGCGTATTTTTATATTCGTGACCACCCTTGGCGACCGTTGTTGAACAAAAATCGCCTATAGGAAAAATTTTGGGGGAATGCACCCAACTTGATTTTTCATATTTTTTATGGTATAATATATTTATATATAAACAAGGAGGTATTACAATATGAAAATTGAACCTGAATTTGTTTGGGATGAAAATTCTGGCTCTGCTATTTGTACCATATATGATAAAACAAGTGGTAAAACATATGTTGGTACTTCTACTTGTCACCCAGATGATAAGGATTTCATGAGTGAAAAGACTGGATGCGAAATCGCATTCCGCCGTGCGAGAATTGAGAACCTAAAAGGTATCAGAGATGAGCAAAAATGTGAATTGCGCGCACTTAATCATGTCGCTTCAACCATGAAAAGAAGTAAATATTTTAATCCAAAATCCTACGAAAATATCATGTTACAAAGACACATTCGCATGACTGAATTTGACTTAGCTACAACTAAAGACATTTTAGCTAACGAACAGCAAAATTTGAGAACTCTCTTGACAGAAAAAGATAAGTTTTATAAGAGAACAAGAGCCCGTAGAGATTTGGCCAAATATAATTAAATTAACTGAATATTTGTTCAAATATAACGAAGAAATTTCAAAGGGGTGATTTTCTATAGAACTATTTATACTCGGAATGTTATTCGCGCAACTGGTTCTACCCGTTTTAGAAGAGCTCACCTCTCTACTTCTTACATACATAGAATCTAAAAAAGGTGGTATGAACTTAAAGATTGCTAAAATAAATAAGGAGTTACAAGACATAGCATATGCCGAAGAAGCTCCATTAGCCAATCCTATTGGGTTTGTATATACACCGCCAGAAGATGAGTATGACGAAGATGAGGAGGAGTAAGTACATATGGTTAAATTTTATGACACAAGTAGCTTACTAAAAATTGGAGATAAATTATTCGACGAAGGTAGATTTGCTGTTTCTTCTGTTACTCTTGATGAATTGGAGAATATAAAAACTTCTTCAAATAAGGACGCAGATGTTAAATACTCTGCTCGAAAACTTCTAAGAGAAATGGATGAACATATGAATGATTTTGATATTGTTATGTTCTCTGATAAAATGCTTAAACCTATCAATAAACTTGATTTAAGTATTACTAATGATATTAAAATTTTAAGTTGTGCAATTAACTATTCAAAAACAAAAACCACAGAAGAAATTATATTCGTTACCAACGATTTAATTTTGAAAGTGTTAGCAAAAATGTTCTTTAAAGTTACTTCGGTTAATGAAAAAGAACAAGATAATTATACTGGATATTTAGATATGCGTCTAAATGATGACCAGATGAACGATTTGTATTCTAATCCAAATAAAAATATTTTTAATCTAAAAATAAATCAATATTTCATTGTAAGAGACATGGAAGGTGAAATAGTTGATAGACTTGTTTGGACTGGAGAAACATATCGTAATTTACAATTTAATAATTTCAATTCAAAATGGTTCGGAGAAGTAAAGCCTCTCCATGGTGATGTTTACCAACAGCTAGTGTTTGATAGTTTAAGTAATAATACTATTACTATGATTAAAGGACCAGCGGGAACTGGTAAAACCTATATTGCTTTAAGTTATCTAATTCATAAATTAGAGAAAGGCAAAATTGATAAAATCATCATTTTCTGTAATACAGTAGCAACAAAAAACTCAGCTAAATTGGGATTCTACCCTGGTACAAGAGATGAAAAACTACTGGATTCGCAAATCGGAAATCTATTAAGTAGTAAATTAGGAGGAAGAGTTGAAGTAGAAAGAATGATTTATGAAGAAAAAATCATACTTCTTCCTTTATCAGATATTCGTGGTTATGATACTTCTGGTATGAGAGCTGGTATTTATATATCAGAAGCTCAGAATTTAGATATTTCACTAATGAAGTTAGCCTTGCAAAGAATTGGTGAAGATAGTATTTGTATTATTGATGGAGATTGTAAAACTCAGGTTGATGATATTAATTTCGCCGGCAGCAACAATGGTATGCGCCGGGCTTCAAAAATCTTTAGAGGAACTGATGTATATGGCGAAGTTGAATTAAAAAATATTCATCGTTCAAAAATTGCAAGAATTGCTGAAAATATGTAAAGAAAAAGACAGTTTAACGACTGTCTTTTTTTTATATAATTTTATTTTTTAGGGAGGTAATATGGCTACTGTTGAAAGTACAATTTGGTCTTATTTGAAATCAAAAGGACTAAATGATTATGGAATTGCTGGTCTTATGGGCAATCTATATGCGGAGTCTGGGCTTCGCTCAATTAATCTTCAGAACTCATATGAAAAGTCATTGAATATGTCTGATGAAGAATATACTGCCGCAGTTGACAACGGGACATATACCAACTTCGTTAAAGACAAAGCGGGGTATGGTTTAGCTCAGTGGACTTATTGGAGCAGAAAACAGAACCTGTTAAACTTTGCTAAGAGTAAAGCAAAGTCAATCGGAGACTTAGATATGCAACTTGATTTCTTATATAAGGAATTGAGTGAAGGATATAAGTCAGTTCTTACAGTATTATGTAATGCTAAATCTGTTTTGGAAGCTTCCAATGAAGTTTTATTAAGATTTGAAAGACCAGCAGACCAAAGCGTTACTGTTCAAAATAAAAGAGCAAGCTTTGGACAAAAATACTATGATGAGTATGCAACAAAGAAAACTAATAGTTCAGGAGGAGGAAACGGAAAAATGAAGTATTCTGCAAATAACAAGCCACTTGTATGTATGCAAACCAATAGCACATGCTATAAAGGAACTTCTAAAATGGAAGTTAAGGGCGTGCTTTGGCATAGTACGGGTGCAAATAATCCAAATTTGCGCAGATACGTTCAGCCTAGCTCTAATGATGCTAATTATGATGCTCTTATTAAGAAATTAGGTAAGAACACTGGCGGAAATGATTGGAATCATATTGAGCGTCAAGCTGGACTTAACTGTTGGATTGGTAAATTAGCTGATGGAACTGTTACTACAGTTCAGACAATGCCTTGGGATTATAGACCTTGGGGTTGCGGCAGTGGCTCAAAAGGTTCTTGTAACTCAGGATGGATTCAGTTTGAAATCTGCGAAGATGCTTTAGCTGATAAAGCATATTTTGATGCTGTATATAAAGAAGCTGTAGAAATTACCGCTTATTTATGTAGTATGTTTAACTTAAATCCAAAAGGAACTGTAAATCACAATGGAGTACAAGTTCCTGTAATCTTATGCCACCAGGATAGTTATAGACTTGGTTTAGGTAGTAATCATGCTGATGTATATCACTGGTTTAATAAATATGGAAAAACTATGGATAATGTGCGCGCGGACGTAGCCACTCTTATGGGCAGTAACATTCCTGTTGCACCAGTTACTCCTGTTCAACCAGCAGCTCAAATGTATAGAGTTCGTAAGAGTTGGGTAGATGCTGCATCTCAGAAAGGTGCTTATATGAACCTTGACAACGCTAAAAAAGCATGTGATGCGGCTGGCGCAGGTTACTATGTATTCGATGCAAAGGGTACTCAGGTTTATCCTAATGTAATTATTCCAGACACACCATCTTCTTCTGGTGAGTTAAAAGTTGGAGATAAGATTAAATTGGTTGATGGTGCTACATATAGTAATGGAAAATCAATTCCTGCTTGGGTATTTAAGAGTGTATTATATGCAAGAGAAATCCGCAATGATGGAACTGTTGTATTCTCGACTCTTAAAGAAGGCGCAATTACAGGTGTTGTGAAAAAATCGTCAATTCAAGGAATTAGCGGTGGAAATACTTCCACATCATCACCTTCAACTACATTTACAGCTTACACTGTTAAAATTACAGCAGATGTTCTTAATGTACGTTCTGGCCCAGGTACAAACTACAAAATCAACACTACTGTAAAGAAAGGTGAAGTTTATACTATTATCGGCGAACAGAATGGATGGGGTAAACTTAAATCTGGCGCCGGATGGATTAGCTTAAGCTACACAAAGAGGAACTAATATATGAGCACATATAATTCAAGAAGACGTAGAAGAAGTAACAAGACAGAATTTTCAAAATGGTTACTTATCCAAGAGACAATTCTAATTTGGATTGTTACAATTACTTTTCTTGTTTTAGCTTTCATATGTATATCAAAACAATATTTTGGAGAACTGCCATGGTTAACAGCTATGGCAGGATTTCCTTGGACTGCATATGGCGCGAGTCAAGCATTCTACTATAGGAAAGCTGAAAAAGAAAATACTAAAAATGGAATCAAATTTGAAACTGCAATGGCAGAAATGCAAGAAGATTCTGTTGGATAAATTAGAGGTTCTAAGTTTTTAACTTAGAACCTCTTTTTTTTTGTTTGTTGAGAACTATATTTTGATTTTTCCTAAAAAATATGATATAATTTATATAAAAAAAGAGGGAAAATATTATGCCAAATATTATCATATCTAATAATTGTAATTTGAAATGTCAATATTGTTTTGCTGATAATATGATATCATCTAATGATTCAAATAAATTTATCAATTATGATAGTTTTTCAAAAATACTAAATTGGCTTGCTAAAGACCCAAATTGCCAAGAGCAAATTGGTATAATAGGAGGCGAACCAACTCTTCATCCAATGTTCAATAATATAATCACAGTATTAAATGATTATTGTAAGCAAATGGGATGTGATGCTTTAATCTTTACTAATGGGATAGAATTAAAAAGATATTTGTCACATTTAGGCGAGAATATAGGAGTATTATTAAATTGTAATTCTCCTAAGTTTCAAAGTAAAGAATCGTATAAAAAATTTTTAGATACTTTATATACAGCCGCTTCGTTAGGAATGATTGAAAATGATAAAATTCGATGCGGATGTAATATATATTTAGGACTTAATGATTATTCTTATTTTTGGAATGATATTGTTGATATAGTACACCCTAAAATTATAAGATGTTCTGTTGTGTGTCCAGGGGGATGTTATCAAAAAGAATGGAAACATCAAAATAAAAAAGAAGAATATTATAAATTATTAAAATCTTCTTTTATGGAATTTGTAGAAAATGCTATTAAAAGAAAAGTTATTTTATCTTTAGATTGCAATCAAATCCCATATTGTTATTTTAGTGATGAAGAAAGACAGAAAATTTTAAATGTTATAGAATTCACTCCTACTACAGTGTGTAAACCAGCAGTAGATATAAATAGTAATTTAGAAGTATCCTCATGTTTTGGAACATATGATATTGATAAAGAAAATAAAAAAATTCTTATTACAGATTTTAAAAATGTTAATGAATTAAGAGATTATTTATTTTTTAGTAAAAATGTTCCAAAAATAGAGAAAAATAATGGTGGACAATGTAATGAATGTGATTTTTATAAAATGAAACAGTGTCAAGGAGGATGTCTTAGTTTCGTTGATAAGCTCTAAACTAAGTTTAGAGCTTATTTTTATTAGTTATTAAGAAAATTCGGTTTGATTTTTCAAAAAAAATTTGGTATACTATATGTATAAAAATAAATCTTAACAAATTTGAAAGGAGTACAATATGTCTGATTATGGTGTAAAAGACATAAAAACACTTGAAGGTATCGAAGCTATACGACTACGTCCAGGTATGTATATCGGTAGCGTTGGTCAAGCAGGTGTTAGACACATTACTCTGGAAATCATTTCAAATGCTGTAGACGAATATCTTAATGGACATTGTACTGAATGTTCTGTTGAGGTAGGAGACCTTGAGAAAGGCGAATTCATTGTTATTACAGATAATGGACGTGGAGTTCCTTTCGGCAAAGCAGAAGATGGTTCAGAGACATTGGTGAATATTTATACTAAGTTGCATACTGGTGCTAAATTTGATAGCGACGGAAAAACTGGGTATAATACATCTGGTGGTATGAATGGTGTTGGTGCGAAGGCAACTAATGCGTTATCAGAATCTTTTAAAGTTTCTTCAGTGAGAGATGGTAAGAATGCTCTTGCTAGTTTTGAAAAAGGTGAACTTAAGAAATTTGAAGTTAAACCTTATAGTGATAAAAATGCACATGGTACATCAATTCAATTTAGACCAGATAAGACAATTTTCAAGGAAGGAATTCAACTTGAATATCAGGCTCTTAGAAATCAACTTCAAGAGTTAGCATACTTATCTCCTGGTCTTGTTTTTAAGTTCAAATTTCAAGATAAACCAGTAGAAGAGATTTACTCTGAAAGAGGTATATTAGACTATATTGAAAGTCTAAACAAGAATGATAGAATTACTTCTATCTTTTATACAGAAACTGTTGAAGATAGAGTTGGAGTTAAGTTAGCAATGATGTATAATAATTCTTATACAGATACTTATAAGTTATATACTAACTCAATTCCTAATACAAGTGGAACCCATTTAACAGGTTTTAGAACCGCTTTAACTCAATCTATCAATGAGTATGCAAGAGAGAATAAACTTCTTAAAGAGAAGGATAGTAATATTACTGGTGATGAATTAAAAGAAGGATTAGTTTTAGTATTATCCTTTATTATGCCAGACCCAGTATTCTCAGGTCAAACAAAAGAAGTGTTAAGTTCCGGAGAAGCAAGAGGTGTTGTTCAAAGACTTGTTTCAAAAGAAATTAAAGTTTGGCTTGAAAGTAACCCAAAAGATGCAAAAGCTATCGTAGATAAGGCTCTTTTAGCTCGCGCGGCCCGCGAAAAGGCGAAGAAAGCGAAAGAAACCGTTCGTAAAACTGATATAAAGAAACGTGCGGTGTTGCCTGGTACGCTCGCTGATGCCAGTTCAAAAAATCGTAAAGAGTGTGAAGTTTTCATTGTAGAAGGTAAATCTGCTTCTGGTTCAACAAAAGAAGCGAGAAATCGTCTTACTCAGGCTGTTTTTCCAGTTAGAGGTAAGATTTTGAATGTACTTAAAGCAGATTTGCATAAAGCTTTGCAGAATGCAGAAATTAACGGAATGATTGATGCGTTCGGTCTTGAGATTAAGGACGGAAAAGTAATTGTTGATGAATCAAAACTTCGTTATGGTAAAATTGTAATTACTGCTGATGCCGATGTTGATGGTTCTCATATTAGAGCATTATTTTTAACTTTCATATGGAAGTTTGCTCCGGAATTACTTGAAAAAGGATACATTTATGCGGCCGTTCCTCCTCTCTATAGAGTAACTATGGGAACAAAAATTCAGTATTTGAAGGATGACGCTGCTTTAGAAGCATTTAAAAAGTCAACTTCAAAGAGCTTTGACCTTAACCGTATGAAAGGTCTTGGTGAAATGGACCCAGATGAGATGGAACAGACTGTTATGAATCCAGAAACAAGAACTTTGAAACAAATCACAATAGAAGATGCTGAGGCTGCTGCAAAAGCTTTCATTAGTTTAATGGGAGAGAGTGTTGACCCTCGTAAAAAGTTCATTGAAGAGAATGCATGGAGAGCAAATGTTGATATCTAATTATGAAGATGCTAGATATCTTGTCATTGGAGTAGAAGATGGCTGGATTAAAGTTAATCCAGCTGTCTGGAAAGAGTATCGTAAAATGAAAAAAATAGTAGATAAAATGGAGAAGATTATGTTTGAAATTCAAAAAATGGATTGTTCTCCAGGAGATGCTATAATATTAGAGATTGATATTGATGAATATGGTATAGAATTTTGTTCTGAAATTGCAAAGCATTTTGAAAAAGCTCTTCCAAAGAATCCTATTATTATAATACCAAAAGACTCAATAAATAGTATCAAAATAATTTCTTCTCAACAGAATTTCTTCAGTATTGATGGTAGTGATATGAGTGGAGTAATAAATGTTCCTTTAAGTACTACAGGAGGTAATGGATTATGGTAATTTATACAGATGGCGCCTGCTCGGGGAACGGAAAAGCGGTAAACTCTGGCGGCTATGGGGTAGTAGTACTTGACAATGATGAAAATTTATTGTATACTTATAGTAAGAGAAGTGAAAATACTACTAATAATAGAGAAGAATTAAAAGCTATATTATATGCATTTCTTAATTATGGAGTAAATACAACTAAAGATATAAATGAATTTAGTCAAATAGAACCGCCTATTGTTTATAGTGATTCTGCTTATAGTATTAATACATTAAATGAATGGATGTTTAACTGGGCAAGGAATGGTTGGACTAAATCAGATAAAAAAGTTCCAGAGAATTTAGATTTAATTCAAGCTTATTATGATTGGTATCAAAAAGGTTATAGAATTGATTTAAGAAAAGTTAAAGGTCATGCCGGAGATAAATGGAATGATTTGGCTGATAAGTTAGCTACTGGAAAAATACATTCACAAGCGTGTAAGGAGAAGATATAATGGGTGATATTATACAAGTACCTATTGTTGAAGAACTCGAACAAAGTATGTTAGATTATGGTATGAGTATCATAACAGACAGAGCTTTACCATCTGCAGAAGATGGTTTAAAACCTGTTAATAGACGTATTTTGTACGATATGTTTGACAAAGGTTATTTTAACAATAAGAAATTTGTAAAGTGTGCTCAGCCAGTCGGTGATACGATGGGTCGTTTCCATCCACATGGTGACAGTTCTATTTATGGTGCTTTAGCTTGGATGTCACAAGAATGGAATATGAGATATCCTCTTATTTCATGGCACGGTAATAATGGTTCTCGTGATGGTGATGAGCCTGCCGCATACAGATATACAGAATGTAAGCTTTCTAAGTTTGGCGAAGAAATGCTTGCAGATATTAAAAAGAATACAGTAGATTGGATGAATGCTTATACTGATGAAGAGCAAGAACCAATCTATTTACCAGGTCGAATTCCTAACTTAATCGTTAATGGTACTTCTGGTATCGCATGGGCAATGGCTTGTTCATTTGCTCCTCATAATTTAACTGAAGTTATGAATGCCGCAATCCATATACTTGAGAATCCAGATTGTGATATTCCTTCTATCTTGAATTATATTACAGGGCCAGATTTCCCAACGGGCGGACTTGTGATTAACAAGGAAGAATTACCAACAGCATATGCTACTGGTAGAGGTAGAGCAAGAATTCGTGGAGAATACAAGATTGAAAGTGATAAGAAAGGCGACTCTATCATATTCACTTCAATTCCTTATAAAGTATCAAAAGAGACTTTAACAATTAAAATTGATGAACTTTGTAATGAAGGTAAGATTACAGGAATCTCAGCGATTAGAGATGAAAGTAATAAAGATGGAGTCCGATTTGTAATTGAATTGGATAAAGGTGTTAGTGCTGAACCAATTATTGCAAAATTATTCAAGTTAACTCCTCTTGAGACAACTTATAGTTTCAATCAAGTGGCTTTAGTTGACAAAAAGCCAGTTTTATTAAATATTAAGCAGTTAATTGAAAGTTATATTACACATCAAAAAGATGTTTTGTTAAGAAAAACTGCTTTTGATTTAGAGAAAGTTAAAGCAAGAATTCATATTTTACAAGGTTTGTTAATTGCTTTGGAAGATATTGATAATGTAATTGCTTTGATTAAGAAGTCTGCGTCTACTGCAGATGCAAAGACAGCTTTAATGAATAAGTACAATTTTTCTGAAGCACAAGCGAAAGCTATTCTTGATATGAAACTTTCTCGTTTAACAAAACTTGAAACAGTTGAAGTTCAAGCTGAAATGGATAAAAAGAAAGCTGAAGCTGAGGAATTACAAGCAATTTTGGATAATCCAATTCCAGAATTGAAGAGAATTTTTGCTGAAATCAGAGACACATATGGAGATGCTCGTAGAACAACTATTACTCATGTAGAGGTCGCAAAGGAAGACAAAGAAATCGAATTTGTAGAACCTGAGAAATGTGTTGTTGTAATGACTGAAGGCGGTTTAATTAAGCGAGTTCCAAGCACATCATTCAGAACTCAGAAGAGAAATGGTAAAGGAGTTAAAACTCAAGACGATATTACTCACGCAGTAATTAGAACTAATACCATTGATTCTTTAATGATTTTCACAAATCAAGGAAGAATGTATCGTCTATTGGTTAATGATATCCCAATAGGAACTAATGTGACTAAAGGACAGTCAATTCGTTCATTAGTTGCAATGGAACAAGATGAAGAGCCACAGGTAATATACTCAATTTACAGAGATACAGATGCAAAATATGTATTATTTGTAACAAAGAATGGTGTTGTAAAGAAAACTGCTTTGGAAGAGTATGTTAAGACAAAGAAAAAGACTGGAATTGCGGCAATCACTATTAAAGATGGTGATGCACTTGCGGCAGTTACTCTGGTAAAAGATGAGCCTCTAATGGTTGTTACTGCAAAAGGAATGGCTATTAAATTCAATTCAATGGAAGTTTCTGCAACATCAAGAGCAACTTCTGGTGTAAAAGGAATGACTTTGAATGAAGGAGATATGGTAGTTGCGGCCTTGCCTATAAGGAATCCTGAGGACGACCTTGCTGTATTCTCACAGTGTGGTCTTGGTAAAAAGGTTTCATTATCAGAATTTGTAACTCAAAAACGTGGCGGCAAGGGTATTGCATGCTACAAGGTTAGCGAATCTACCGGAGATGTGAGCGCGGCCGCACTTATTTCAGATGAAGATAATCTGTTAATTTGTGGTTTAACTAATTCGATTTGTATACCTGCAACAGAAGTTCCATTATTAGGACGTACATCTGTTGGTAACCAGATATTGAAGAGTAATAAGTTGCTTTCAGTTTCAAAGGTTTAATATAAGAGAGGGAACTATATAGTTCCCTCTTATTGATTTTTTATAAAAAAAAAGTTATAATATAAATGTAAGAGTTAATAAAGAGGTTTAAGAAATATGATGATTAAGAGAATGAATGACTTAATTGAAAAACTTAATTACGCAACTCTGAAATACGACGAAGGAACGCCAATCATGTCTGACAAAGATTGGGATGATTTGTACTTTGAACTGATTTCATTGGAATTAGAGTCGGGAGTCGCTTTGGATAATTCTCCAACTCAGAGAATTCATTATTCGGTTGTTAATGAATTAAAAAAGACAGAACACAATCATAAAATGCTTTCTCTTGAAAAAACCAAAGAAATTAGTGAAATCAACTCATTTGTAATAAATAAAGTATATTTGGCTATGTGTAAGATGGATGGTTTAACTTGCTCTATTCGTTACGTAGATGGAAGACTGGTAAGCGCTGAAACACGTGGAAATGGGTTAATCGGAGAAGATGTTCTTCATAATGCATTAGTAATTCCTTCTATCCCTAATAGAATATCATGTAAGGAAGAATTAATTCTTGATGGAGAGATTATTTGTTCCAACAGTGATTTTGAGATTTTTTCAAAGGATTATAAAAACCCAAGAAACTTTGCGGCAGGAAGTATCCGCCTCTTAGATTCTAAAGAGTGCCAAAAGAGAAGGCTTCAATTTGTTGTATGGGATGTTATCAAAGGGCTAGATGGTGATGATTTAGATATTAAATTTGAAACCATAAAACAGTTTGGTTTTACTGTTGTGCCTTATTTAGTTTGTAAAGGGGAAGTTACCGAAGAGATAATTGAACAAATTAAAGAATTGGCACGAAAATATTCTTATCCGATTGATGGCGCCGTATTTAAGTTCAATAATATTGAATATGGAAGAAGCTTAGGTTCAACCGCTCATCACTTCAAGAATGCTATGGCATTTAAGTTTTATGATGAAACATATCCAACAGAATTGAAATATATCGAATGGACAATGGGTCGAACAGGTGTTCTTACACCAATAGCTGTCTTTAATTCAATAGATATTGATGGTTCAACAGTTGAAAGAGCAAGCCTTCATAATGTCAGTGTAATGCGAGAATTACTTGGCGAGAATGCTCATGTTGGACAGAGAGTTGAAGTTTTTAAAGCTAATATGATTATACCTCAAATCAAAACCGCAGAAAAAGAGTCTCACGGTACATTGTTTGAAATTCCAATAGTATGTCCGATTTGCGGCAGTCCTACTGCACTGAAAACAGACAATGATTCAACTATTCTTGTTTGTACTAATGATATGTGCGAGGGTAAACTCATTAATAGATTAGACCATTTCTGTGGTAAAAAAGGATTGGATATTAAAGGTTTATCAAAAGCAACTTTAGAAAAACTGATTGATTGGGGCTGGGTGAGTGGTATTATTGACCTCTATAACCTTCGTGACCATGGTAAAGAATGGATTTCTAAGCCTGGATTTGGTTTAAAATCAGTTTCAAATATCTTTGATGCCATAGATAAATCTAAAGATTGCACATTAGCTGCTTTTATATCATCTTTAGGCATCCCTCTTGTTGGCTCTTCAGTATCCAAAGAATTGTGTAAGTATTTCAATTCTTGGGATGAATTTAGAGAAGCTGTTAGCTCTAATTTCAAATTTTATAATTTAGATGGTTTTGGAGTAGAAATGCATAATGCAATTACGAAATTTGATTACTCTGTTGCTGATGAATTAGCAAAAAATTATCTAAATATTCAAGAAATCGTGCAAATGGCAACTGATTCCAATAGTGCGAGAGAATTGGATGGCGTGACAGTTGTTATTACGGGTAAATTAACCCATTTCAAAAATAGAAGTGAATTACAAACCGAGATTGAGAAACGTGGCGGTAAAGTTGTTGGTTCTGTAAGTAAGAATACTACTTATTTAATTAACAATGATAACACTTCTACTTCTGCCAAGAATGTATCTGCTAAGAAATTGGGCATACCCGTTCTTACTGAATCAGAGTTTATGGAACAGTTCTTGACAAATTGAAAAAAATTTTGTATAATATGATTATAAAGATTAAGGAAAAAAATTTTTATGAAGAGAAAAGAAAGAAAAAACCTTGCAATCAAAATAGCAGAATGTGAAAAAATTATTGCTACAAGTACAGATAAAAGCCAGATTCAACAAGCGGAAGGTATGATTATGGCTTTGTCCAAGAGAATGACAAGTCTGGAAGATATGATGGCTGTGGATATACTCGTGCAAGAATTGCTTGAGCAAAAAAATTAAAAATTTCTTGACTTTCTGAAAATTTTTTGATATAATGTTTATATAAGCTAAAAAGCTTAAATAAGAAACCAAAAAATTATTTTTTAAAAGGAGACTATTGTTATGGCAATGAAAGAAAACTCAAAGAAAGTATTGAATTATTTAAAGGATATCAACGGTGACCAGGTTACTTCTGCTGACGTTGCAGATGCACTTGGATTAGAAAAGCGTCAGGTAGACGGTATCTTCACTTCTGCTATCCAGAGAAAGGGTCTTGGTGTTCGTACACCTGCAGAGATTGAACTTGAGGATGGTACTCATAAACAGGTTAAGTTCTTATCTCTTACTGAAGCTGGTATGGCTTTCGACCCAGACGCAACTGACGCTGAGTAATAGATTAGAAAAGCAGCTGAGGGGTAGAAACTCTACCCCTCTTTTTTACACTTTATGACTATAATCGGTGTTATTTTTGGTCTTATAATTGGCGCAATTATTGTATATTTGATGTTGCGTCCAAAAATGAAAGTTGCGCATGAACTAGACCAAGAGATAGTACAAAAGAATGAAGCATTAAATAAAGAATATGTTTCATTGACTGCAGAGACTGCGGCCCTCACCGCTCGACGAGACGAAGTAAATGAAAATTTACAACAAATTATTGCCAGTCATCAGCAAAGCGCAAATGCTGTATATGAAGCGCGCATGTCTGAAATGCAAGAAAAGCTTTCAGCTTCTGCTGATAAGTTGAGTGAAGAATACAAAAAAAATGAGGAAGAAGCAAAAGAAGAATATCTTTTGTTATTAGAAGAGAGTGTAAAAGAATTTAATAATTCAATCCGCAAAAAAGTGGAAGAAATAAAAACTCTCGATATAAAATTGACAGAATTGAAGTCAATTACCGATGCCGCAGTTGAGGCTAATAGAAGAAGTCAAGAAATGAAAGAGCAGAAGGATTTTTATCGTTTAATCCTTTCTGATATTGACCTCTTGGAAATAGAGAGGTTACGCGAAGTCGCTCCATTTTTACGAGATAGCGAACCATTAAATAAAGTAATATGGAAGATGTATTATGAAAAGCCGTATACTGATTTAGTGGGGCGTGTGGTTGGTAAAAATGTTAAGACTGGAATTTACAAAATTACTAATTTGACCAATGGCATGTGTTATGTTGGTCAAGCGGTTAATATTGCAGAGCGTTGGCGTCAGCATATCAAGCGAGGCCTGGGCGCAGAAGTTCCAACTCGAAATAAATTATATCCAGCTATGTTCTCTATTGGAGTTGAAAATTTTTCATTTGAAATTATTGAAGAATGCGATAGAAGTAAGCTAAACGAAAGAGAAGATTATTGGCAAGATTATTTTCAAGCCAAAGAATTTGGATATAGTATAAAATAGAGGTGGAATATGAAATTCGAGAATATTAGAGTATTTAATTTTGAGAATGCTTTAAGAGGTATGCGTAACCCAAAAAATTCATGGCATTTGTCTGATAGTAAATACGGCATATGCAAGTTTTCAGATTATCTTGATATAGTTTCAGATTGTGTTTCAAAATACTGGGACGAATATGATATGGGAACTGGTGATGACGATAAAGATTATCCGGCATTTGATGACATGTGTAACGATATGGATAAGAATATCCTTATTTATGCTGACAACGATTTTGTTGAATATGCGGCTATTGGTCCAAAAGATATGCGTTTGGCGCAGAATCTTATCAAAGCTGGACCTGAGCATAGAAAATTTTTGAGGCAGATTTTCGTATCTGTTGATATTACTGCTCCTCTCTATTGGTGGAAAGAATTTGATACTTATAAAGTAGGAACAGTAGCCAATTCTACATCTACAATGCATAAGTTGACAAGTCAGCCAATTACTATTGAATGCTTTGAGACTGATGACCAAGTTAGTCTATATGATGTAGATGCTGAATATGACTTTGATATTCCTAATAGCTGGTGTCAAGGTGATGACAGCGATAATTATCCTCTTGATTTTATCAATTATCTTGAAGATTTAAGAGTGAAATATCTTGAAACTAAAGATAAACGATACTGGAAAGAACTTGTTCGTTGGTTACCAGAGGGTTGGTTACAAACAAGAACAGTGACATTAAATTATGAAAATCTCTTATCTATTTGTTCCAAGAGTCAGAGACGTTTTCATAAGTTAAATGAGTGGTCAGGTATGGACGACAATACAGTTGACAACTTTATAAAAATGGCGCGTGAATTACCATATGCTTCATACTTCATTTTCATTGACGAACAAAAAATTTAATTAAATCAATTAAAGCTGTTGTAAAAACTCTACAAATTGATTTTTTTAATTAAAAATGTTATAATATAAATATAAGATAAAAAGTAATGAAAGTGAGAAAAAAATATGAAACAAGAGTTTATTGATTTTTTGAATGCATTAATGGAAGCTGCGCCGGATGTCGCACAAAGTAAAATGACTGATAATATTAGAGCTTATATTGAGATTCTAATGGACACAAAGAATGACAAGCCGGAGTTAACCGATGGTGGAAAAGTTATTCTTGATTATATGCAGAAGACAGATACACCAATGTTAAAAGCAAGAGATATTGCGGAAGGATTATTCATTTCTTCAAGAGTAGTATCAGGCTCTTTGCGCAAGCTGGTTAATGATGGTTTCTGCGAAAAAGTGGGTCAAAACCCAGTTGTTTATGCTTTAACAGAAAAAGGTAAAAATTATAAAATTGATTAAGTTTGTGGGTCATGTTAATTAAATTTTAATTAACAAAACTCATATTATATGAGGAGGAATTAACATGACTTGTGGTATTTATAAAATAGAAAATTTAATCAATAATAAAATCTATATAGGTCAAAGTATAGAAATAGAAAATAGATTTCAAAAGCATCTCAATGCGAAGGATGATTTTCATATTCATAAAGCATTAAGAAAATATGGTAAGGATAAATTTACTTTTCAAATTATTGAAGAGTGTAGTCCAGAATTATTAGATGAAAGAGAAAAATATTGGATAGAGTATTATAATTCTTTGACACCTAATGGATATAATATGATACCTGGAGGAAGTAATGGCGCAGGGCTTGCAAAAGGAGAATCAGTAGAGCAATATGATTTTAATGGGGAGTTAATTGCTGTTTACCCTAGTGCAAATCAAGCAAGTATTGCTACAGGTATAGACCATTGGAGTATTTGCGCATGCTGTAGAGGAGAATATAAAAGAGCTGGAAATTTTATCTGGAAATATTCTAATAGCATCAAACAAATAGAGCCAATAAGTCAGCGTACAGATTTCACCGTGTTGCAATTAGACAAAAAAAATGATATAATAATATCAGAATTTAAGTCTATAACTGAAGCGTCAAAGGCAACTAATATTGCCAAAGCAACTATATGCAATGTTTGCAATGGTAAAGGAAAAACAGCAGGTGGATTTAAATGGAAATATAAATATGATAAATAATAATTTATTAAAGGAGACTAATTATGAAAAATTCAATGATTAACAAGAGCCATATTGAAGGTGTATTATATCAGCATGATTTGGAATTAAAGGTTACTGGAGAGAACTCTAAGAACCCTGGTACTGAGTTTATCTCAGGTAATATCGAAATCGCAACTGATGATGCAGGTGTAAACATTGTTCCAGTTCATTTCACTTATGTAACTGCTACAACTTCAAAGGGTAAGGCTAATGCATCATTCCAGACTTTGAATGATATTATCACAGGTAAGTTAGGAACTGTTATGAAAGATGGCGCTGATAAGGCCGCTAAACTTCGTATTGATTCTGCTATTGGTCTTAATGAGTTCTATTCAGATAGAAACGGTCAGGAAGAGCTTGTTAGCGTTAAGCGTAATGAGGGTGGATTTATCCATGTTGTTAACGCTTTGAACGAGGATGAGAAAACTCGTAATACTTTTGAGGTAGATATGATTATCACTAATGTTACTCGTATCGAAGCAAATGAAGAGAGACAGACCCCTGAGAAAGTTATCGTAAGAGGTACTACTTTCAACTTCAGAAATGATATCCTTCCTATCGAGTTATCTGTAACAAATCCTAATGCTATGGATTACTTTGAGGGTCTTGGAGCTTCTTCTAAGGAGCCAGTATTCACAAGAGTTAAGGGACGTCAGGTTTCTGAAACTGTTGTAAGAACTATCACAGAGGAATCTGCTTTTGGTGAAGATTCTGTCCGTGAGGTTAAGAGTACCCGCAAGGATTTCGTTATCACATGGGCTATGAAAGAGCCTTACGTATGGGATGATGAGAGCACAATTACTGCGGCTGAGTTGTCTGAATTAGTTGCTAAGAGAGAAACTGATTTAGCTGCTATGAAGGCTCGTAGCGATGAATATAAAGCTTCTAGAAACGGTGGCGCTGCAGCCGCTGCTCCTAAAGCAGGTGGGTTCGATTTCTAATTGAACCCCCTCCCCACGAGGGGTTATTGATTTAAGATTTAGAATAAAATAAACATAGATAATTTTATAAGGAGAATAAAAAATGGGAAATTCATTATTGGATATTAAACCTCATGAGGTAAGTAGAGACCTTCGTGGATATTCTGTTCTGTTTTATGGAACACCTAAGTCTGGTAAGACTACAATCGCTTCAAAGTTCCCTAATGCTCTTTTGTTAGCTTTTGAGAAAGGTTACAACGCAATTCCTGGAGTAAGAGCGAAGGATATTAACTCTTGGAGTGATTTCAAGAAAACTCTTCGTGAGTTAAATGACCCAGAAGTAAAGAAAGTGTTTGAAACAGTTATTATTGATACTGCTGATATCGCTTACTCTTACTGCGAGAAGTATATTTGCGCGCAGGCTTCTGATGCTAAGAACTCATATGATAACATTGCTTCTATTCCTTATGGTAAAGGATATAAGATGGCCATGACAGAGTTTGATGAGTGCATCAGAAAAATTCTTCAGATGAACTATGGTTTAGTTCTTATTTCTCACTCTGAGGATAAGACATTTACCGATGAAAATGGAAATGAGTTTTCACAGATTGTTCCTACTCTTGATAAGAGAGCAAGACTTGTTTGTGAGAGAACTTGTGACATTATCGGTTTCTCAAAGGCTGTAGATACAGAAGAGGGAACTAAGACAAGACTATATATGCGTGGAACAACTCGTTATGTAGCTGGCTCTCGTTTTGCATATACCCCTGATTCAATCGAATTCACATATACAAACTTAGTAAATGCTATTGCAGATGCTATTGATAAGATTGAGCAAGAAGGCGGTTCTGTAACTGATGTAAGAAATCAGTCTTATACAGAAGATGTTGTATATGATTTCCCTGCTATGATGGAAGAGTTCCAGACCATTGTTGGAAAGATGATGGAAAATGGTTCTCCTACAAATGCAGCTAAGATTACTGAAATTGTAGAATCTCATCTTGGCAAAGGAAAGAAAGTTGGAGATTGTACATCTGAACAGGCACCTCAGTTGGATATGATTTTATTCGATTTGAAGCGTCTGTAATTAAATAAAAAAATACAAAGCTAGGGACTTATATCCCTAGCTTGATTTTTTATTAAAAATATATTATAATATATATAGATATGGAAATATAAGAAAATACTATCGGTGCGAGCGCCGGAGCATTAACTTGATTTTTTGTAAAAAATATGGTATAATATATTTATAAGTAATGAAAAGGAGTGTGTATTGCTGTGGCACATTTTGTAACTTGTGTTTATTGTGGAAAGAGATTTGACAGAGATAAAGTCCCATTCCATGCAGTTTCAGCAAGAAGATACGCTCACATCGAATGTTTTAAGATAGAAGAAGCGAAACAGGCAAAGATTGAGAAAGATAAAAAAGCATTGGAAGAATATATTATGAAAATGTTTAATGAAACTTATATCAATGCCAGAGTTCGTAAGCAAATCAATACTTATATTCAAGAATATGATTATACTTATTCTGGGATTTTGAAAGCTTTGACCTACTTCTTTGAAGTGAAAGGCAATAGCATTGAAAAAGCAAATGGTGGTATAGGAATTGTACCATATGTTTATAAAGATGCTTATAACTATTATTATTCTATATGGCTTGCAAACCAAAAGAATGAATATGTTAAGCCTGAAGATTTTGAAATTCCTGTGCGCGAGGTACATATTCCAGTTCCTCAGCGGAAGATACGACAACGCAAGTTGTTTTCATTTTTAGATGAAGAGGTGGAAGATGAGTAGTAAATATGTAGATACAACCGCAATCATGCAAGTTATTGGTTGCGTATATAATACTCCTCAGCTTTTGGATTTTACAGATAAGTATACAATAACAGAGAATGATTTTCCAGATGAATTTCATAGAATTGTATTTGGTTCTATATATAAAATATATGAATTGGGTGCTGAAAGAATTACTTTGGAAAATATATCAGACTTCTTATCTTCAAGACCTAAGAGTGCAGCGAGCTTTAAACAGAATAAAGGGGAAGAGTGGTTGTTAAAGGTCGCAGATGCGGCAATCCCTTCTGCATTTGATTATTATTATAATAGATTAAAAAAGATGTCTTTACTAAGGGCATATGATAATTATGGAATTGATGTTTCATATATTTATGACCCGGATAATATATTAGATGTAAAGAAGAAACAACAACAAGAAGATTATCTTGATAATTCATCATTAGAAGATATAGCTAATAAAGTTGATGCTACCATTGAAGCAATCAGAATGCAATATGTTGATGATGTCCATGGGGAAGCATATCAAGCTGGTGATGGAATTTTCGATTTAATTGATAGATTGAAAGAGTTCCCAGAAGTAGGAGTACCTCTTTATGGACCTCTAATCAATACAGTTACTCGTGGTGCAAGATTAAAGAAATTCTATCTACGTTCAGCGCCTACGGGTGTTGGCAAGTCGAGAACAATGGTTGCTGATGCCTGCTACATCGGATGCAATAGGATTTATGATGAAATCTTTGGATGGATTAAGAATGGAACTGCAGAACCTGTGTTATATATTACCACAGAGCAGGAAAAAGAAGAAATCCAAACAATGATGCTTGCTTTCTTATCAAATGTAAATGAAGACCATATCCTTAATGGTAAGTATGAAGGTGATGAAGAAGACCGTGTGCGCGAGGCCGCAAGGATTCTATCAGAAAGTCCAGTTTACATTGAAGAGATGCCGGATTTCTCCTTAAAAGATATTGAAGATTGTATCAAGAAGAATATCCGTGACCACGATGTAAAATATGTTTTTCACGATTACATTCATACAAGTTTGAAAATCTTGGAAGAGATTACAAAACGCTCTGGTGGTGTAAAACTTCGTGAAGACAATATTCTTTTTATGCTTTCAATTCGTCTTAAAGATTTATGTAATCAATATGGTATCTTTATTATGTCAGCAACTCAGTTGAATGGAGATTACCAAGAGGCGAAAACACCAGACCAGAACTTGCTGAGAGGTGCGAAAGCTATCGCCGATAAGATTGACTATGGTTCAATCTTATTAGGTGTAAAAGAAGAAGATTTGGCTGCGCTGGAGAGTATTCTATCAGCCAATACTTTTGATAAACCAAACCTTAAACTCTCTGTTTATAAGAACAGAAGAGGTAGATATAAGGGAGTAATCTTATGGTGTAAGGGTGACCTGGGAACATGTAGAGTAAAACCTATGTTCTGCACAACATATGATTACGAAATCCTAACAATGGAAGATATAAAAATTATAACTGAGGACGAAGGTGCGTTCTAAAAGAAAAGGAGAATAAGATTATGGCAGAAAAGAAAATCGTAAATAAGAACAGAAAGAATTTCAATAAGAAAAAGGTTCAGGATAAAAATGCGAAGAGATATCTCTTCAAGCCTACGGATGCAATTGGTCCTTTTTATGAATACCAGATGTCAAAGGAATCTGCAAAAGCTATCCTTTCTGATAGAAAAGGAGCAGATGCTAAGAAAGATGCTCGTCAGTATTTGTGCGAATATGTTACTGACCAGTATGGCTTAATGGGAACTTGCGTAAAGGTTAACGCTATCTAATGTTACCTTATGACAAATCAGAAATACGAGAAGCTTTAACTCTCGATAATATTTTTGAATTGTTGCAAGATTGGGGCGGAGACCCGGAATATACAGATTTCGGGATTCTCTCCTCTACCATATGTCATAATAAGCCGGGCGAAGGTAGTAGAAAACTTTATTATTATGAAAATAGTGGTTTATTTAATTGCTACACAGGTTGCGGCGAATCATTTGATATATTCCAGTTGGTTATTAAGGTAGCTGCTATACAAGGTAACCAAGAGTATGATTTGAATGACGCTGTAAGATGGGTAGCTTTTAAATTTGGTTTATCTACTTCGTTTGATGTTGACGATGATAAGAAATCTGCGGATTGGCAATTTCTTGGAAATTATGACCGAATTCAGAATATAGAGTTAAAAGATTATTCCGTATGTCTGAAAGAATATGACGATACAATTCTTAATCGTTTGAATTATAATGTCAAGATAGGTCCATGGTTGCGCGAAGGCATATCTCATGTTGCTATGAAAAATGCGCGAATCGGGTTTTACCCCGGTGGTGACCAGATTACTATTCCGCATTATGACCAGAACGGGAGATTCGTTGGACTGCGAGGCCGCACACTCTGTGCCGATGAAGCTGAAAGATTTGGAAAATATCGTCCGGTTAGAATTAACAAACAATTATATAACCATCCTCTTGGTATGAATTTATATAACTTAAACAACAGTAAAGAGAATATTAGAAAAATGGGTAAAGCCATAGTATTTGAATCAGAAAAGTCTTGTTTATTGTATCAGACTTATTTTGGAATTGATAATGATATTTCAGTTGCTTGTTGTGGAAGTAATATTTCAGCATATCAAATTCAGATGTTAATCGAAGCGGGCGCAAAAGAAATTATTGTTGCTTTCGATAGACAGTTCCAAGAGATAGGAGATGATGAGTTTAAACACTTAACATCGAATTTCAAAAAACTTCATGCGAAGTATAAAACGATGGTTATATTATCCTTTATCTTTGATAAACATATGATTACGAGCTATAAAGCTAGCCCTATAGATGAAGGACCTGATAAATTTTTACAATTATTCAAAGAGAGGGTGTTTCTATGAAGGGTGCAGTTTGGTATAAACATGAAAGACGTGGAATAGAGCAAATAGAGAAGATAAAAGATGATTATAAGAAAATAAATGTTGAAGTTGAAAGAGAATATAGAAGTACAAGAACAAGAGAAATATACTTTTCTAATGGCGATATATGGAGAATGATTCCTGCTACTGAAATGTTAAAAGGAGTTAAAGTAAATGTTTCATATATAGAGAATGAAATAGATTATGATTTTCTCTCATATGTCATTAGACCCTGCACCGTTGCACCCCCTTATCATGCCGAGTGTTACTACTCTTAAGGGGAAAGGTGGTTAATTTATTTGATACAAAAATTAAAATATATAGGTGATGTTCGTATGAAAGGAGGTTGACTTTCATATGAATTTTCAACTTAGAGCACCTCGAATCCCACAATTATCAGTGGTCGAACAGGTGTTTGTAAACAGGGGGTTACCCCAAGAAGAGGTAAATCATTATCTCAATACAACTGAAGCTGATGTAATTGAGCCAAGCACAATAACCAACATGGAAGCTGGCGCAAAAATGTTAGTTTCACATATTGCACAAAATCATAAAGTGATGGTTCAAATTGATAGTGACTGTGATGGTTTCACATCTGCGGCAGTCCTTATCAACTATCTCAACTGCCTATTTCCTGGTTTTGTGCAAAACAATATCTTTTATAGACCTCATGTTAACAAGGCTCATGGTATTATACTTGAGACCGTACCAGAGGATGTAAAGTTAGTGATTGCTCCAGACTCTAGTTCAAATGAGTTTGAAATTCACAAAGCTTTATATGACAGAGGTGTTGATGTATTGGTCATTGACCACCACAACACAACTCACTATTCTGAATATGCTTGTGTAATCAATAATCAGTTATGTGATTATCCTACAAAGTCTTTATCAGGCGTAGGAATGGTTTACAAGTTCTGCTGTTACTTAGATGAATTACTTCAAGTAAATTATGCGGACCAATATTTAGATTTAGTTGCTCTTGGTATTATTGCAGACGTTATGGATTTAAGAGATTTTGAAACAAGATATCTTGTGGATAAAGGCTTAGCTAATATCCGAAATCCTTTCCTACGAGGTATGGTTGCCAAACAGGATTATTCCTTAAAAGGTAAAGTTACCCCGCATGGAGCTTCTTTCTACATTATTCCTGGTTTGAATGCGATTGCCAGGGTTGGAACTTTAGAAGAAAGAACGACGCTATTTGAGGCTATGCTTGAGTTTCGTGCCTATGAACAAGTGCCATCAACCAAAAGAGGGTGCAAGGGACAAATGGAAACGAGAGTTGAGCAAGCTTGCAGAAATTGCACAAATGTTAGAAACAGACAGACTAAAGCAAGAGACGCTAGCTTGGAGATAATTAAACGGTTAATTGAAGAAAACAATCTTTTAGAGAATCAAGTCTTGGCAGTTAAACTTGAGGGTGAAAATGAGTCCAACCGAGATATAACAGGTTTGATTGCAAACCTTGTAATGGGACAATATCAGCATCCAGTGTTAATATTGAACCGTACTGTCCACACTGATGACTCAGGGAACTCTTATGTTACATGGGATGGTTCCGGTAGAAATGCCAATGGAACTGACTTGACGAATTTCCAAGAATTCTTAAATGAAAGTGGTTACTTTGAATTTGCGGAAGGACATGATAATGCTTTTGGTGTATCTATTAGAGATGAAAATTTCGATAGTTTCATGGAATACGCAAACGAGAAGCTAAAAGGAGTTGACTTCACCCCGAAATATAAACCAGATGTAATATATTTTGCAAATATGGTGCATGGTTCAGAAATTCTGAAACTTGCAGATTTGGGGCATATTTGGGGTCAAGGAGTAGAAGAACCTACAGTTGTAATTACTGATGTAAAAGTCGATAAAAGTAATCTTAATTTGTTTGGTTCTACTCTGAAGATAACACTTCCTTCATCAGAAGGAATTAGTTTAGTTAAGTTCAGGTCGTCTAATGAAGAATATGAAAGTTTGTATTCTGAATTAGGTTGTGTGACTATCAATGTCGTTGGAAAATGTTCACGAAATAGTGGATGGGACGACAAACCGCAGATTATTATTGACGATTACGAAATTGTAGGAAGGACAGCCTACTATTTCTAATAATTGGCACAACAGACCTAATAGCAATATTAGGAGGAAACAATTATTATGAAAAAGAAGCTTACTGCCTTAATGGTAATGGGAGCAATGACATTTGCACTTTTAATTATCGCACCAACTACTACTAATACTGAACAGTATAGTGAGGAGATAACATCTGAAGAAGATTCTACTGTTTTTATCTCAACAAGAGAAACTGTTACGGTAGCATCGGCACCAGAAACTGTCGATGTTACCACTTTATTCGAACCAATAGTGGAATTAGAAACTGAAAATAAAGATGAATTAAATAGTTTAATTTTAGAGTGTAATGATTATGTAACTCGATTAAATGTACTTTTGGAAGATAGTAGTTATACAGAAGAAAATGTAATTTTAATTAACAATGAAATTGCAAGAATAGAGGGAGTGATATCTTCATATGAAGATAAATTAGCTATTATTTCCGAACAAGAAAGAATTGCTGCAAGATGGGAAGAGCGAGCTAGCGAATACCCAGTAGCAACTAAGATTTGGCTCTATATGAAAAATGAATTAGGTTGGAATGATTATGTTTGCGCCGGCGTCATGGGTAATCTTATGACCGAAGTTGGCGGGCAGACCTTAAATATTGATTATACTTTATATGGTCATGATTCAAAGACTTATTATGGAATTTGCCAGTGGTCATCAAAGTATTATCCAGAAGTTAAAGGTCAAGATTTAGATTTCCAGTTGAACTATTTGAAAGACACAGTTGAGGGTCAGTTCAATACATATGGTTATCTTTACCAATCTAATATGAAGTATGATGAATTTACTCAGATGACTGGAGACCCAAGAGCAACAGCTTTAGCATTTGCTAAAGTATATGAAAGATGTAATTCTAAATACTATACTGTGAGACAGGATAATGCGGAAACTGCATATGAATATTTTACAGATTAAGATAGTGAATGGGAACATATAATATATGTTCCCATTTTTAATATCATCTGGTTTGGCTGGACCGGAAACAAACGATAAAATCGTCCCACAAAAATAAAAATGCTTTGGGAAATTTTTAAAGCAAACAGGGAAGAAAGGAGAAAAACATATGAAAAAAGATAGTAGTATCAAACGTAAACTTTTACGCGCTTTTAGTCTAATTGGCGCAGTTACTATTTTAATGTGCTTGTTGAATTTTAGCGCATTAACTTTTATTAGAGATTTTAATAAAGAAATTGAAAATGTATTTGAAGAATATTGCGAAACAAATGATGCTTCTCTTGAGCGAGAAATAGAGTATATATTAAACAAAAGTGATACTCGTGTTAATGGAACTCTTGTATTTAATATAGGATTAGTTATATTTTCTACCCTTTCTGTATTAGTGGTTACTGTAAGAATGGATAAGAAAATTGGAAAACCTCTTAGAGATGTTAATGAGAAAATTACTTCTGTTGCTCTTGGAGATTTAACAGCTGATTTTGGAAATGCAGATATAAGTATTCCATCTAAAGACGAAGTAATTGCTATAAGACAACATATGGCGCATACTGAAAAAAATCTTAGCAATATAATTGGTGGCGCAAGAACTATTAGTAAAGATGTAACTGACTCAATGAATGATTTGAATGATGGCGCAGAAATGATATCTAAAGCCGCTAATGATATGGCATGTGCAGCCAATGAAGTTGCCAATGGTGCAGTATCAACAGCAGAAGATACTTCTAAAGCAATGGAAGTTGTAACTGATATTGAAAATAATATTATTAACATCAAGCGTAATACAGAAGACTTATCTAAAACTTCTAATAATATGAATGATGCTAAAAATAATGTATTAACTCTACTTGACAATTTTGTTGAAGTAAATAAAATTATGAATCAAAATATTGAAGAGACTAATACTCAAATAAATATCACAAGTGAAAATGTAAAAGAAATTCAAAAATTCATAGAAGTGATAAAAGATATCGCAAGTCAGACTAATTTACTTAGTTTAAATGCTTCTATTGAAGCTGCTCATAGTGGAGATGCAGGTAAAGGATTTGCAGTAGTGGCTGGGGAGATTAGAAGATTATCAGAGCAATCAGCACAATCTTCTAATGAAATTGAAAATACTTTAAATGGATTAATGTCTAACTATGAATTGATAATCGAAAAAATGCAAAATACAAATGAAAATATCAATTCACAAAAAGAAAAATTAGATGAAACAAGAAGTAATTTTATTATTCTTGAAAAAGATATTAAACTTACTGTAGATAAAATTACGGATATTGAATCAAAAGTCCAACAGCTAGATGAAATGAGACAAACTCTAATTGATATTATTTCAAATCTTGGCGCAGTATCAGAAGAGAATGCGGCAAGTTCAGAACAAACTACCGCTTCAATCCAAGAGTTATCTTCTACTATTACTCAAATGTGTGAGAGTATAAAAAATGTAAAAGATAAGGCTCAAAATCTGTATGCTAGTATTGAAGTATTTAAAATTGAATCGTGATTAAAAAGGGATACACAAATATAATTTTGTGTATCCCTTTTTCTTATTTTTAGAATCCTTTTGTTGTTTTTTCCGAAAAAATATGGTATAATATTCATATAAAAAGGAAATAAATGATTGGAGGATATAATTTTGGTTTTAACAAAGAAACAAGAAGAAGGTTTGAAAATTGCAGTAGAAAGATATAATAATGGAGAACCTTGGACTTGTATAGCTGGCTATGCAGGAACTGGTAAATCAACATTAGTTAAATTTATAGTTGCTGCTTTGAATTTGCGCCCGGATGATGTATGCTACATTACATTCACTGGAAAAGCCGCCCTTGTTTTACGCGACAAAGGTTGCCCTAATGCCATGACCGCACATAGATTATTATATCAATCATTTCCTAAATATGACGGTACTTTTTATCATAAACCACGCAGACCGATTCCACCATATAAACTAATTATTGTTGATGAGATTTCTATGCTACCAGATGAAATTTGGCAGTTATTATTATCACATAATGTTCATATAATTGCTCTTGGAGACCCTGGTCAGCTACCACCAATAGGTACTGACAATGGCGTATTAGAGCATCCACATATTTTCCTTGATGAAATTATGCGTCAAGCTCAAGAGAGTGAAATTATTAAGCTTACTATGGATATTCGTGCAGGTAAACCTCTACAGTTAATGAATGGTAAAGAAGTAAAAATTGTTGATAAAAAAGATGTTGTAGAAGGAATGTATTTATGGGCAGACCAAATTATTGTTGGTAAAAATGAAACAAGAAGATATATAAATGATTTGATGAGACAATATCTCCATGGAGTTACAGATACCACACCAATAGAAGGAGATAAAGTTATTTGTTTGCGCAATGACTGGGACCATCCAAACGAAGCTGGTGATGTAATGGTTAATGGTACTATTGGTACTATTTATGGAATTAAAAAGACAGATAGCTATTGGCTTAAACCTATGATGACTGCCAATTTTATTCCAGACGGCGTTACTGAAACTGACATTGATTTGAATCCATGCGACCCTGTATTTAGAGATGTCAATATGGACTACAAACTTTTAACTACTGGAGAACCAACAGTAAACAAGAATAACTTTAGAAGGTTCCCAAAGGAATGGAGGCCTAGAGAATTCGATTATGGTTACTGTATTACTTGCCATAAAGCACAAGGTTCAGAATATAATAAAGTATTAGTTTTTGAAGAATTTCTTAGAGGCAATGACCATGCGCGCTGGCTATATACGGCCGCAACCAGAGCCAAAGAAAAATTAGTTATTGTGAGGGTTTAGATATGCAGAGAATGAATTATCAAGAATACGAAATAAATCGTAAATACAATATGGATGAATTCGAGCAAGAAGGCGAAAGAAAAGAAGTAGGCTGTTTTATCTATGGATTACCAGATTGTTATAAAATATATAAGACAATGTATAAGAGTAAAATCAAACATAATACTTGGAGTATTATGAAAATTGAAATTTATAA